TTCCAAGCATTATTCACCTTGACAATACAGCAAGAGTGCAGGTAGTTGAGGAAAAATGCTCTTCTCCATTGCGGGCAGTTCTTGAAGAATTTTATGAACTCACTGGTGTTCCTTTTCTAATAAATACGTCTCTTAATGAAAAACATAAGCCCATGCCACAATCAAACTTTCGTATGGAAGAAAAAGAAAAATTGGAGGTAATTGGTGAATTCAAAATCTACTAAAAATGAGCTTGTTGTTGGTGGCTGTAGTATGGTTGCAGATTATGTTAAATACAAAAACGAAATTTCTAAAAATGGTAAAATTCTCCAAAAATCTCTTTTGAATTATGACGAATATTGGGAATGGCCTGTATTTGAACCATGGCCTACTATAGATGTGATCATCGCAAAAAGATTTAAACTAAGCCCAATAAATCTAGCTGTGGCTGGAATATCAAATGAACGTATATTCAAAATAGTTTTTGAATATGTAATCAAAAACTATGATAACATAGATACGGTTATTATATGCTGGAGTGAATTCAATAGAATTGATATACCAACATTCTATAAATTTAATGATAAATATTATAATACAATACATTCTACTAAGTATAACAAACATAATCCAAAGTTGGATAACGCAAATACAAATCCTCTTCTTTTGGATTTGTTCAATTCATTGTTCAAAATTGGTAGTATTTTTCCTGAAAAAGATATAGACGATTTTTATATATGGTCCAAAATTATGATTGATATCTGTAGACTTTATAATATTAAATTATTTCAATGCTCATCATTGGTAACTATATATAACGAAAAAGAAAAAGCAAAAATATTTAACCATTTTATATCACATCCATATTATGACGAAATTTCAGAAAACTTTTATGGTTGGCCAATATGGGTTGAAATGCATGGGACTGCTTTATATAATGATTTTTCTTCTAATATGATAATCGATCCTCATGATATGCATCCCAATGAATTAAGCACTAAAATATCGGCAGAAAAATTGATAACTTATATAAGCGATAAAACACATGAAAAAAATCAACCTAATCACAACCAATCAGACACCAACCAAAATGATTGTGTGGGATCTTGGTCGAAGATGTAATTTCGATTGCTCTTACTGCACCGGCTGGATGCATTCAACAACAGCACCATTCAATAAACTAGAAAGATTCAAGAAAACTGCTAAATTTATTGATGAATACTATTCAATCTATGAGCAGTATCATAAGACCGATTGGAGAGCGGTTATTTCATTCACTGGTGGTGAGCCTGCAATCAATCCTGATTTCTTTCCTTTAGTTGAACACCTTAAAAAGGAATATCCACATTTCTCGCTAAATCTAACTACTAATGGAACATGGTCTAAGAGACGAGGACAATTTCTATTAGATAATATGGATTCCATTACGGTATCATATCACTGTGAAGGCAATGAAAAACAGAGAAATCTTTGTAGAGACAATCTTGTTTGGATGAGAAGTCAAATTAAAAATCCACATAAACTGAAGGTCAATGTGATGATGCATGTTGATCATTGGGATGATTGTATTGATCTAATTGAAACTGTTCTTAAGCCAAACAACATCAAATACATTCCAAGAACCATTGGTGATGATGGTAGACATAGATACGAATGGTTCGAGGACATGGATGGTGAAATGAGAAGAACAAGTCATCAGTATAATGATGTACAGATGGACTATATCAAGAATCATTGGCAGACCAAAAACAAACTCATAGGAGACTCTACAGCGCTTAAACCATCAAAGGATGGTGATGTACGCAAGATGGGTAGAATGTGTTGTGGTGGCCGCTCTATGTGTGTTTCTGATGGCAAAGAAACGAAAGACACGATGTTTATTGAACAATCCAATTTCAAAGGTTGGGGTTGTATGGTCAACTGGTTCTTCCTGCATATCGAGGAAGATAAGGATGTTGCATACCACCATCAAACATGTATGGCCAAAACAACAGACACACCAAAAGTTGAAATTGGTCCTTTATTGAGTCATGTGAATAGTTTTAGTGATTCGAGAGGACCAATATGCAATCTTTCAAAATCAGATGATTATATTACATGGCTAGAAGAAAAGGTTAGAAAAGAAGGCAAACCGCCAACAATGATTTGTCCTAATGATCATTGTGGTTGTGGGGTGTGCGTCCCAAAAGCAGAAAGTAAAGATAAATTTAAAGAAATAGTTAGTAAACATATTTACACATAACATTATTATGATATGTAGATGATCCATCAGGATTTTTATTGAATACACCAGACGTTATGGAGAAACCAGCATTTTGATATGCTTTCTGTGCTGTTACTCTTGGTTTGGACCAAATAAATTCATAACCACCATCAGAATTTATTTCTATTGCACTTCTGAGTAATGTTTCAGCAATACCATTTTTACGGTATTCAGGAAGAACATATAATCCTCTGGATCTACATTCATTACTATTAGTATGGTAGAATGAATTGACTCCAACGATTTTATCATTTTCTATGAAACCATAAAAGGTTGGTATGGAAAATTTGATACTTTCATCGTATACACCATCATATGTATATGGATTTATCTGATTGTGTTCATAATTTCCCCACATATCAGATCGTTGCCAAAATCTCAATATTTCTTTATATTCAATATCAACTATCATTAATACACAGAACTAAATGATATCTTTTTTCTTCTCCACCATTGAAAGCAGTATGATAATCAAAAGCATTGGTCATCCACCATTCACCTTTTGGTAGATGTTTACTTTCATTGTTTATGACCATATGACAGCCAAAATTTGTTTGAAGTGGAAGATGTAGTCTTCTATTACCATCCTGATGCCAGGAAAGACATCTACGAGGATCAAGACACATAATACGTGCTCTGCCAACATTATAGTATTCAGAAACTTCATCCAATACATATTGAAACACGGTTCCTTTGAATCTTTCGCATAATTCAGTGAATTCTGATTCTGTTCGTCCTGTTCCTTTCAGAACACCATTACCATATAAGATATCATCAGGATATTTCGGTGAGGTTTTGATATTGAATGTATCGTGTGGAATGGATTGATATACATCAAATATTTCTGATGGAACAATAAAATCTAATTTTTCAAAGTTTGTTTTCATTTCATGTGCCTATTTGTTTTTAGTGAAATATTTTTGTTTTTTGTTATTTGTTTCATATTCAGTAATAAACGGTTTCATCACTGATATCCAAGCATCGATAGCAATTTTCGGCGTATGTTCAATATTCGTATCATTTGGAGAAACCCAATCATAATCATCAAATATAATAATTCCTCCAGAACGCAAACAATCAAATGATAATACTGCATCTCTTAATACATCATTTGATTTATGCGAACCATCTATATATATCAGATCATAATCATCAACAACATTTCTGAAATATTTTTTTGAAGACATTCTATGATATTCCAGGTTTACAGGATATTCTAGGTCTTTCTGCGCTAAATCTGTATTGTATTTGAATCTTTCAAATATTTTCGTTCTACTTTGAATATAAACACCATCATCTCTAAAGAAATCAAAATCTACAATTTCATCACAATCCCATATATCAACACAGTCTAAATGCTCAATGCCGTTTTCAATCATAAAAACAGCAGATTGTCCTTCAAATGAACCTATTTCAAGCGCATTTTTTGGTTGAAATTCATCAAATATTTGCTGCCAATATAATTTTGAATCAAGAAACCAAAATTTAGTGAAGTCATACATCATTTCGCAAAAACCTTTTTGTTATAAATATATATTGATAATATATAATATTTATGGATGGGTTGATATGGATAATGATAATTACGAAAAATGGTTTAGAGGCGGTTGGAGACCAGCTGTAGCATGGTTATATTTCTTCTGTGTTCTGTTTGATTTCATTCTGGCACCAATAGGATATTCTGGAGCACAAGTATTTGCTGGAGTTGCTATAGAACAATGGGAGCCAATCACATTAAAAGGTGGTGGTTTATTCCATATATCAATGTTAACAATCGTTGGTGTCACTGCATATGGCAGAACAAAAGAAAAACTCAAAAAAATATCAGGTAATATTACTTTGCCTGAAGTAACAGGAGATTAATTATGCTCACACTACTTGCTGGTGCATTGCCAGCCGTATTAGGTCTTTTAGCATCAGCAATACCGCAATTGGTCGGATGGCTGGAAAAGGGGCAACAGTTTAAACATGAAATCGAACTCACGAAACTTCGAATGGAAGCAATGGCTCAAGGACTTGATGGCCAAATTTTTCTTGAAACTGTTAAAGCCTCTGCGGAAGAGGGGAAATCTGTACGAGAGCATGATCTTAATATTCCTAGTAATAAGTATATTGACATCTTACGCGCTTCTGTCAGACCTCTTATAACATATAGTTTTTTCATTGCATTTGTTGGATTGAAAATCACATTAGCAGTTATTATGCTTTGGCAAGGTACAGATCCAGCAGAAATACTTAATGTTGTATGGGATAATTACACAAATGCAATCTTTGGTTGTATTGTTGGTTTTTGGTTTGGTTCTAGATCCATGTTGCATATGGCTGGTAAAGTCAAAGCATAAATATTTTTTAATATGAACATCATATAAAAATTAGAAGGGAAATAAAATGCTATATGGTTTTCTTGGAATGGTTCTTGGCCTGTATCTAGCGTGGTATATATACCCAGAACCACCAGCTTGGGTAACTAGACTTAAAGATAGAATTGGTGAAAAACTCAAGAAAGATGACGTTGTTGATGAAAAAGAAGACAACAAAGAATAGTGATTAAGGGGCGATTAATCGCCCCTTTTTTTATGCATCATTAAAATTTCTATACAATCATCAATATTATCATTTAGGTGTTCTATTTTTCTCTCAAGTTCTAAAATTTTTTCATCTCTATCATCTATTATACTTTCAAACCAATCACGCGGTAAGGATGATCTATTACCATTCGCAATTAGCTGACGATAATAATCCCAAGATTGCATGACTTTTTCGCGAGATGATACATCGTAAGTAGAATTCAATAGTTTTTTCAATTTGATATTTTTTTCATGAGAACTATTTACGGTTTTTACTATTAAAGCAGCATCTTCTGGTTCTGTAATATCATTACCAAAGAAAAAATTCCCATCATTATCACAAAATTGAAATATCCAACAACCATTATTATTAACTAATTTCCAAGATAACGGATATTTGATCACAATATCTGGTTCATGCATACATTCATGCATACGTTTTTCTAGATTTTCTTTTTGTTGTTCTACATTTATCATAATTAACCCCAAAGACTACACAGATACCATTGTGGAGTACCTGTAATACCATGTTTCTCACACCAAGCAATCAATTTATCTATTTTTTCTTGTGGAACCTTAAAAGAATCCACATCAATTCCTTTAGGATAACCCCGCCATGCAACAGTTTTTGTTTCTGGAACTGATATAATATACATAGGATATTCAAGAGCACAATGAATAGTCATACAAGCATCTTCTGTTTCATTGTTCATTTCATACCCATCATCTGATAGATGAGAAATGTCAGTACCCTCATCTATCATAATCCCAAATGTTAGAATTGCGTCTGTAGACACACCCATTTTATAACTCCTTTTAATTAGAATACATCATTAAAAACTTAGTTTTAATTTCGAAGTCCAACCTTCTTCTTTATGATTTTTCTTTTTTTCACCAAATTTTGCAGTGAATTGTAGTTTAGGTTCTCGAAACATTGGTGTTCTCCAACATTCGACAATATCAGCAGTTTCTCCAATTGTCAACTTACTCTTACGAGCTTTACAATTATGCTGCATTTTATTCAGCCAAACTTGCTTCGCAGTTAATGGTTTTGGCGAAGGCGTAAAAACATAACCTATACCCATTATTACTCCATAAATAACACAACCAATAGCAAACACTACTGCCAGAAATTGTTCAGAATCATTATCCATAATAATCTCCATAATATAAAAGTTGATATGATATTAATTTTATAAACCCCATGATTTATATTCAACGCAATCTTCTGGAGACACCTTTATTTTTCCTGTTCCTTCACAAGAACTACATTTTGGCGATCCATTATTATCATATCTTCCATTTCCATTACAAGCAATACATTTAATATTCTTCCATCCTTTAACATACTTATTGTAATATTTTTTTCGTTCTTCTTTTCTTTCAAGATAAGTCATTATATCACCATTTGTTATAGTAACCCCACTATATTAGCTAAATATAGCGCCCTGTACTCAGGACTGAATGGTGCGCATCTTGGAGAGGCGTTCGGGGTATTGTTGATATATTATACACACAAAAAATCAAATTGTAAAGTAGTATAAATACATAAAATACAATAGTGAGGTGAGAAATGGCAGAGCCCAACAGTCGTCAAGAATTAATAGACACATGTAAAAGAAGACTCGGTGAACCACTAATAAAAATAAACATGACAGAAGAACAGGCTGATGATCGTGTAGACCAAGCATTGAAGTATTACTACGAATTCCACTTCAATGGTGCTGAAAGAACTTACTACAAGCATGTAGTTACTGCAAATAACAAATCAGATGCTATATATGACTGTACTGTTGTTGCTGGTGGTACTGGATACTCCAATTCTGATGTGATCACTTTCACACCAGATGTTCAAGGTAGTGGTGCAGAAGCAACTATAACCACTGATGCTAATGGTACTATATTGACATGTATTCTTGATGATAATGGTGATGGCTATGGAACACCACCAACTGTTGGTATAACGACTAGTGGTGGTTCTGGTGCCAGCATTACGTGCGAATTGGGTGGCTTCATTCCAATGCCAGAAAATATCATTGGTGCTGTTAAAATATTTCCAATCGGAAATTCTGAAAGTTCGACAAACAACATATTCTCCATCAAATACCAAATTGCATTAAATGATTTATATACACTTACTGCGAACTCGATCGTTCCGTTTTTCTCTGCTTTCCAACATATTAGATTATTAGAAGAAATTTTGATTGGTAGAATGCCTATTAGATATAATAGACATAAAAATAGAGCATATATTGATATGGATTGGGATAAAACTGTTCTTGGTACTTATATCATTATCGAAGCATTTGAAATTGTTGATCCAGATGTATGGACAGATGCATGGAAAGATCACTGGTTACTTAGATATGTAACAGCATTGTTTAAATTACAATGGGGTAATAATCTAAAATTATACACTGGTACGATGCTTCCTGGCAATATTCAATTGAATGGTCAAACCATATATGATGAAGCAATGTTAGAAATACAACAGCTAGAAGATGAAATGATTCTGTCATATTCAATTCCAGATTCTTTCATAATAGGATAGAAAACACATGGTTCGTAAAACAACTAATCCACATTTTCAATTATATGAACCAACACCATGGCAAAGTGTTCATGACGAATTGGTTGCGCAATCAATAGAAATCCATGGTGTCGATATGTATTATTTGCCAAGAAGAAGATCAGAGGCATTTGATGAAATATATTATGAAGACGCACAATCTTCATTTGATACTGCATATCAAATACCAATATACATAAAATCCTCTGAAAATTATCTTGGTGGTGACGCTATCATGTCTCAATTCGGTATTGAGGTTAGATTGCAATTAATACTCACGGTTGCAAAAATACATTTCAATAATAACATTGTGGAAAATGAAGAAGATATTTATCGACCTCGTGAAGGCGATCTTATTCATATACCAGTGTTTGACCACAACACATATGAAATAAAATATGTTGATGATCACCCAAATTTCCATCAACATGGTCATCAGCCAATGTATGATCTAACAGTCGAAGTTTGGGAATATGGTAATGAAGATTTGGATACAGGTATTCCTGAAATTGATTGTCTTGCTGATAAAACATCAATCAATGCGTATGATTGGTCTATTCTCACAGAAGATGGTCTAACCCTTCTGGCAGAAAATGGTGATATTATCACTAGAGAAGAATTTAGAGAAGGTCAAGAAGATTTGGGTATTATAGATTCAAACGATGAAATAGAAACAGAAAGTGATGTGATAATCGATTTCTCAGAATCGAATCCATATGGCGAAAATGAGTGGGGAGCTAATTAATGTCATTATACGGTAATAGTCCCTATTATTTAGGTTCATTAAAAAATTATGTCGTGTATTTTGGCAGAATATTTAATGATATAAGAATAACAAGAAATAATGAAGATGGCGAACAAGATACTCTTGTTCGTGTCCCATTAAGTTATTCTGGACGCGACAAAAATTTATTACGAGTTGATATCAAAGATGGTTCTCCTGAAATGGAGAACTGCCCACCAGGATTTTTAGTTTTTCCGCATATGGGTTTCGAAATGACTGGAATGGAATATGATTCGGACCGAAATCAAGGAATACATAACAAAATTGTTCGTAAGAACGATGATGATTTAGATACAGTAAAAAGAGTATTTTCACCAGCACCATATAATTTATCATTTTCTTTATATGTGATGTCAAAGAACATAGAAGATGGTAATAAAATCATAGAACAAATTGTACCGTTTTTCAAGCCTCATTTTACATCTTCTGTAAAAATTTCTAATGATCCTAATATAGACATTACTATGGATATACCAGTAAATCTAGATTCCATCACATTCGAAGATAAATTTAGAGGGGAATTGACAGAAAGACGAAATGTTTTTTGGACATTAAATTTTACGATGTCTGCATATTTCTATGGTCCTCAAACCACAAAACCAATCATCAAATCTTCGGATATGAATTTTTATGTTGGTAATACATCAACTACAAATACAGCTGTGATGTCAGTAACCGTAACTCCTGGATTGGATGCAAATGGTAATCCAACATCAAATAGTGCTGTAACCATACCATCTGCAAACATTGCTATAGATTCTGACTTTGGATACATAGAATCTTGGAGCGACGAAACAGATACTTAAAGGATAAATAATGAATAACGATATAGCTGAACATTTTGATCTTGAACCTATCGAACCAAAAGAAATTGTTGTCCCAAACAAAATCAATAATGTTTCTGATACAAACGAACAATATGAAGAAGCACATAAAAATATAAAAACAATTGCTGATATAGGCGAATCTATGCTTATGGAATTATCTGTTCTTTTCTCTCATACAGAAGATCCGAAAATAATGGAAGCTTTCACCAAACTTATGAAAGAAGTTGTATCAGCAAATGAAAAATTAGTCGAACTAAAAGGCAAAAAACTTGAAGTTGAAAAGGCAGAAGGTATTGCACCAATAGCAGAAAAACCTGATGTTGTCAATAACAATCTTTTTGTTGGTTCTACAGCAGAAATGTTGCAAAAAATAAAAGATTTGGAATAAATGACCAAAAAAGCATTAAAATTTGATGATGAAATAGGAGATTTAGAAGGTTTTCGTGGTTCCAAATTATTAAAAAAAGCTGGAACTGATATCGTATGGACTATTGAACTATGGTCAGAATTTCAAAAATGTAAAAATGATCCTATATACTTCGCTGAAAATTATATGAAAGTTGTTCATGTCGATAGAGGCATTGAAACAATTCATTTATATGAATATCAAAAAGAAATTATACGAAGTGTTTGGAAAGAATCAAGAACAATCGCAGAATGTGCCAGACAAAGCGGCAAAACTACGGCATTGACTGTTATAATTCTTTGGTATGTTATTTTTCATCAACACAAAGTTGTTGCTATTCTTGCTAACCGTGGCGAAACAGCACAAGAAATTCTTAACAGAATTCAAATCGCATATGAAAATTTACCACATTGGTTACAACAAGGTGTTGTTGAATGGAACAAACAGAAAATTGTTCTTGAAAACAAATCTGTAATATTTTCTAACTCAACATCAAAAAACGCTATTCGTGGCTATTCTGTAAATCTTCTTTTTGTTGATGAAGTTGCTGCTGTTGATAATTGGGATGATTTTTGGGGTTCGGTTTCTCCAGTTGTTTCTTCTGGTAAAACAACAAAAATTGTTCTTGTATCAACTGTTAATGGCCTAAATCATTTTTACAAATTTACTAGTTTAGCAAGATCAGGAAAAAGTGAATACAATCTAATTTCTGTGACATGGCGTGATGTTCCGGGAAGAGATGAAGCTTGGAAACAAACAACGCTTTCGGATCTTAACTTCGATGAAGAAAAATTCAGACAAGAATTTGAAAACGAATATATGGGTTCTTCAGGAACTCTTATAAGCGGCACTAAACTAAAAGCTCTTGTTGAAGGTATTATACTACCATCACAAAGCCAAGCTGGCGTCAAGATGTATGAATCATATATTAAAGAAAATGAATATGTAATTATCGTTGATGTTAGTCGAGGTAAGGGACTTGATTATTCAGCATTTCATGTAATTAATATAACAAAAATGCCTTACAAACAAGTAATGTCTTTCCGAGATAATTTTGTCACTCCAGTAGAATTAGCACAGATTGTTCATCGATTCAGCATCATGTATGGAAATGCTCATGTTCTTGTAGAAACTAATGATATTGGTCAACAAGTTGGTGATCTTTTGTATTATGATTTCGAATGCGAAAATCTTTTATTTACAGATAACCAAGGCGCAAAAGGCAAGGTCATCACCACTGGTATGAAAACAAGTACCGATAAAGGTGTTCGTACAACAAAAACAGTTAAAAATGTTGGTTGTTCTATTTTAAAACTTCTTATTGAACAAGACCAACTAATCATTCAAGATCAAGACACGATTAATGAACTAACCACATTTTCCAGAAAAGCACATTCATATGAAGCCGAATCCGGTCATCACGATGATTTGGTTATGTGTCTACACAGAAGAAACATAATAGAAACAGAAGACGGACCAAAAACAATAAAATGGATAGTAGATAATAAATATAAAGGGAAAGTCTTATCATATAATAAAAATGGTGTTGCTGAATGGAATTCAGTAACTAACCATATATCAAGAACAAATAAAACCAAAAAATGGATTAGTATTGGCGAGAGTCTATCAGGAAGAAAAAGATTATATTGCACCACAGACCACAAATGTGCATATATTCCAGATATAATGAAACCATCAATAGAATATATAGAAGCAGAAAAATGTGATAATAAATATCTCGTAAAAATTCCCAACAATAATGAAAAAGGGTTTCAAAAAAGAAATCCTTTATTCAATGATGATCAATTATCATCTATGATAGGGATGCTTCTAGGAGATGCATCAATAAGCAAAAATTATCAGTTTAGCACTACACACTGTAAAGAACATTATGAATACACAAAATATATTCATGAAATTTTTGGTGGAACCATATACAAAAACAAAGAAAAACAAAGAAAAACAAAAACAACACAACCATACACAAATCAAATACCATCAAATGGGCAAATACATCATTTGAGAGATATTATGTATATAGATGGCATTAAAAAAGTTGATAATATATTAAAATACATAACACCAATATCACTAGCTTTTTGGTATATGGATGATGGATCAAGGCATAATAAAAATGAAATTGGCGGAAGATCTTCCGCCATCTTATGCACAGATTCATTTACTGTAGATGAACATCACAAAATTATTGACATGTTTAAAACCAAATTTGGTTTAGATTGTTATATACAATACTCGAACAACAAACCAAGAATAAAATTTAACGTCAATGAAAGCGAAAAATTTTGGGAATTGATTGCACCTTATATACATCCAATAATGGGATATAAAATACCCCATCGTTTTCATAAAAAACAAAAAAAATTAAATAACACATATCTACAATATTGTGGCAGCAAATCATATACATACAATTTACCAATAAAGGGATATGAGAGTAAACTATACGATATAACTGTTGAAAATAATCATAATTTTGTTGCAAACGAAACCCTTGTTCATAATTGCTTAGTTTTGTTTGCGTGGTTAACCGAACAACAATATTTTAAAATGTTAACGGACATACACACTCTAATGAAAATCAGAGAAAGAACAGAAGCAGAAATGGAAGATAATTTGGTTCCATTTGGTGTTGTTGATTATGGTAATACTGATGATCTGTTGAGTCTTGATTTAGAATTACATAAACACGACGATTATTGGATGTTGGCTGATTAGAAAGTGCCATTTTGATAAATATATATGAAATTTATAATCAATAACCATTCCAATAAGGAGTTAAATAAATGGCTACTTCTCTGATTTCTCCCGGTGTAGAAGTAAGGGAGCATAATCTAACAACAATTGCTCCAAATGTTTCTACTACTGAAGGTGTTATTTCTGGTGTTTTTCGTTGGGGTCCAATGGATACACGTATACTTGTCGATTCTGAAGTTAATTTAGTACAAAGATTCGGAAAACCTACAAATCTCAATCCAGAAACTTTTTTTGTTGGTGCTTCATTTTTAGCATATGGCAATCAATTGTATACGACACGTGTCGGCAACACTGCCGGTGTCTCACCAATAGTTTCTGCAAACGTAACAAATGCTGTTGCGAACGTAATTCTGGCGACTGGTAACACAGATTCGCTGGAGGTTGGTATGTTTGTCATCAATTCTTCTGGTGGTGGTCTTGTTAATGGCGCAACGATTTCATCCATCATCAACACAACAGCCTTTGCTATTGATACGGCTGGTGAAGCTATCGCTAATACTGTAGCAGATTCTATTCAATTTGTTTCTAATACAGCATTTTCTGCTATTGCGAATACAGGTTCTGTAGCAAATCTTGAATATTCAACAATCAAAAATAGTGATGATTGGGATTTAAAAGATGGTACGATAGATACTGATGTTTCATGGATTGCAAAATATCCTGGCGAAATTGGCGACTCTCTTCGTGTTTCTGTTTGTGGTAATTCAGATGGCTTTTCAAGTACTTTGAATCTAGCTTCTTATAGTACACTAACATATCTATCCGTCAATACAAATTCTAATACAGCCAATGTTAATTTCATTGATTCTAATGTTGCTGCATCTGCAAATGCTCTTTCGTTTCGCGCATTAATTAATGATACTGATTTGATCAGAGTTGGTAATACGACTATAGGAGAACAATTCCTTAAAGTTATTTCTCTTTCAAACACTGTTTCTTATGGTACTGTTGCAAATACATATGCTTTGACGACTACTGTTAGTAACACTACGATTGTTTCGAATAACACTACTGGTCTTGCTGTTGGTATGGAAATAACAGCCGGTAACAATTCATTAACTGGATTGCAAATAACTTCGGTTACTAACTCAACAGCATTTGTTGTTGATAGCGCGCCGTCCGTTGCAGTTACTGCTGATACTCATACAATTACACCAAGAGCAACCTTCAAAATTAATTTTGAAGATAGATATAGTCTTTCTAATGACTATGAATTCCGTTCATCGAATGCTTCGACTCGTGATGTTTCTCGTTTTTGGGAATTTCATAACTTTATTGATCTGGCACCATCACAATCCAGTTATCAAACAGCTTTTGGTAATTCATCTATAAATAACGATGAAATTCATGTTGTTGTTACTGATAATGATGGTAAATTTACTGGTGTTCCTGGAACGGTTCTTGAAGCATATGATAGTCTTTCTCTGGCAACAGACGCAAAAACAATAGATGGTTCTGGCAATCATTGGAAAGATATAATCAATCAAAATTCGCAATATGTTTGGATTGCGAATGATTTAGCGGGCGCAACATCAAATACAGCATCAAATCTTACAGATTCTACGCTTGATGTTTTGGTCCAAGATCTCAATTACGGTAATGATGGTAAAGATGAATCAAATATCGAAATTGGTCTTCTTACAAGCGGTTATGATAAGTATAGATCTCCAGAAGATGTTGCTGATATTGCTCTTGTTATGCAAGGCAAAGCCCGTGGCTTCACTTTAGCTAATTATCTAACAGATAATATTTGTGGTATCAGAAAAGATTGTATTGCTCTCATTTCGCCTCAAAAAGAAGATGTTGTCAACAACACTGGTAATGAAAAAGACGCCATTATTGCATTCAGAAATAATCTTCGTTCAACATCATATGGTGTTCATGATTCTGGATACAAATATATGTATGATCGTTACAACGATATATATCGTTGGGTTCCGTTGAATGGTGATACTGCTGGTTTATGTGTCCGTACAGATAGAACAAATGGACCACACTACTCACCAGCTGGTCTTAATCGTGGTCAAATCAGAAACATCGTTAAATTGGCTTGGAATCCAAGACAGGCTGACCGTGATGAACTATACAAAAATGGTATCAATCCAGTTGTTACTTTTCCTGGACAAGGTGCTGTGTTGTATGGCGATAAGACTATGCTTTCTAAACCTTCAGCATTTGATAGAATTAACGTTCGTAGAATGTTTATTTTCATTGAAAAAAGAATTTCTAGGGCAGCTAAATATTCATTGTTCGAATTCAATGATGAATTTACAAGGTTGCAATTCAAGAGTCTTGTCATACCAGTATTAAGAGATATGCAAGGTGCTAGAGGCATTACAGATTTCCTTGTAATTGCTGATGAAACAAACAATCCTGGTTCTGTTGTTGATGCTAATGAATTTGTTGGTGATATGTATATTAAACCAGCCAGAAGCATTAACTTTATCAGATTGAATTTCGTGGCTGTTGGTACAGATGTAGCATTCTCCGAAGTAGTTGGATCTTTCTAAAAATATATAAACAATTAAAGGTTGGGGAAATTTCCCCAACCTAATAGATAAAAAAGAACATTATAAATACTAGGTATAGGTAAAAGATTTCATAATAAGGAGAAAAATAGAAATGTCGTTTAATATCGAGGGATTTAAAGCCAATGGTTTGCCTGAAGGCGGATCACGGCCATCACTGTTTGAAGTGATTATTCCGGGATGGCCTGGTTCCGATGTTCAAGCAGAACAAGAATTTAGATTCAAATGCCGTGCTGCAAATATTCCACCTTCACAAATTGGGGCTGTTGATGTTCCATATTTTGGGCGGCGTATTAAATTGGCGGGTGATAGAGTTTATGCAGATTGGTCAATTACTCTAAATCATGATGAAGATCAAAATACACGCGAAGCGCTTGAACGGTGGCATGAAGGTATTAATGCGCATATTGAAAATGTCATGACTGGTGGTGTTTCTCCACAACCAAATTCGTATAAACGTGATGCTATTGTTAATCATTATTCAAAAAGTGGTGCTTTAATCAAATCATATACATTCAAAGGCATTTTTCCAATCACTATCACTCAGATGGGCTTGGATTGGGATGCTATCAATCAATATATGACTTTTGATATCGATTTTTCTATCGATTATTGGCTGCCAAACCTCGATACAGGTAATGCTACCACATCAACAGTAGATCTTCGCCAGCTTGGTGCATAATTTAATAATAGGGAATTATTTTCCCTATTTGGAGGATAATATATAGTGCGAATTTTCGGATATGAGATAACAAGAGCAGAAGAACAAAAGACCAATGAAAGACCAACATTTTCAGAACCAATCAAACAAGATGGTGCTGTTAATATTGCTGCTGGTAGTACCATCGGTAGTTATGTTGATCTTGAAGGAACAATCAAAACAGAAGCAGAACTAGTTTCTCGTTATCGTCAAATGATGATTCAACCAGAAATCGAAAAAGCAATTAATGAAATTGTTAATGAAGCTGTTGTTAAACAAGAAGGACAGCCAACATTAGAATTGATTCTACAAGATTCTGGTTTTAGCAAAGATGTTAAAAAGAAAATAATAGAAGAATTTGAATATATTTTGGACCTTTTGAATTTCGAAGATGAAGGCTATGATATGTTTAAACGATGGTTTGTTGATGGTAGATCATATCATCAAGCAATAATCGATCGCAAAAATCCAAATGAAGGTATTCATGAATTACGTTATATAGATCCAAGAAAAATACGTAAAATAAGAGAAGTTGCAAGAAAAAAAGATCCTATCACTCAAGTTATTATGACTCTAACAAAGTCAGAATATTATTTATATAATGAAAAAGGTTTTAATACTGGTGGGGCAAAAACCGATTATTCTAATCATGGTATTAAAATAGCAAAAGATAGTATAATCCATTCTGTTTCTGGTCTTATGGATCAAAATAATACTATGTGTTTATCATATTTACATCCTGCAATCAAACCCCTAAATCAATTACGTGCTCTAGAAGACGCAACGCTGATTTACCATCTCTCAAGAGCACCGGAGAGAAGAGTATTTAAAGTTGATGTTGGTAATCTGCCAAAGGCAAGAGCAGAACAACATGTAAATGATATGATGACTAAATATAAGAACAGAATTTCTTACAATTCAACTACTGGTGAAACGGCGGATCAACGCCAATTTATGCACATGAATGAAGATTTTTGGCTACCAACACGTGAGGGTGGTCGCGGTACAGAAATTGATGTTTTAGGTGCTGGTACAGCTCTTCCTGATTTAATTCAATCTGTAGAATACTTCCAAGATAGATTATATAGGGCATTAAGTGTTCCTCTTACAAGAATGAAACCAGATGCTGTATATAATCTTGGTAGAGCTACCGAAATTACAAGAGATGAAGTAAATTTTTCCAAATTTATTGATAGACTTCGCAATAAATTTATTTCCCTTATAGTCAATTCTCTGGAAAGACAATTAATTCTAAAAAATATAACTACACCAGAAGATTGGGAAGCAAATATTAAGAAAAATATCAAATTCAAATGGGCAAGAGATAATCATTTCACAGAATTAAAAGATCAAGAGATAATGAATGAGCGTTTATTGAGGGTTCGCGATGCAGAAGATTATGCTGGTAAATATTTTTCTCACGAATGGCTTAGAAGAACAATACTTCGCCAAACAGATGACGAGATGAAAGAACAAGATAAACTAATCAAATCAGAACAAGATAATCTACAATATATGCCTCCTGAAGAAGATCAAAACGACTCAGAACCACCACAAATTCCAGATCCAATAATAGATCCACCAGAAAAATAGGAGATACCAATGTCAGAAGCAGCAAAAAAGATTATTGAGGCTGTTATCAATAAAAAACCATTAGAAATTAAAGAACATGTTAATACTGTTCTTCGCGAAAAGGCAACCAAAATAGTTAATGATTCAGAAATTTATTTTGAAGAAGATACTGAAATAGAAGACGAGCTAACAGAAGAAGAAACTCTTGAATTAGAAAAATTCTTCGAAGAATTTAAAGCTGAATATGGTCATCTTTCTGAAGAAGAGCAAGAAAAAATCCTTGTTGGTATTGAAGAAGATCTTCAAAAAGAAATAGAAGAAGAATTCAATGAGGATGAGGATGTTGAATAATGGCTAAACATTTAAGAGAAATTACAGAAGTTTATCAACCAAAACCAGAAGATGAAAAACGATTTGTTGCCAAACATGGTCGTGATGATTCTACTGGTAGATATCCTTTATTCAAAAATATGTATTCAAAAGAAGAATACGATAAACTTTTCAGAGGTAGTAAACCAACCATTGATCGTGAAAAAGAACGTCATGGTTACAATATCGGCAATGATGAAAAGCATTACGAATAGGGAAACACATGACATATAGAATTGTAAGAAACACAAGACAAAATGTATTAATACTAGCAACCGCATCAAACACAGCAATAGTTGTTTCTGGCAATAATACAGATTCGGCGTTTGGTCTACCAAGTGAAACAGCAAATATTGCTGGCGTTCACATTAAACAAATTTGGTCAAGTTCCGATTCTGGTGCTGGTTCTAGTGCCTGGACAGTAGCGCGTGGCGCTAATACCGTATGGCAAATGGAATCTACTGCATGGCATGACTTTGCTGGTAATGGGTGCACTATAACGTTAGATCAAGATGCGACTCTATCATTAACCAAAACAGGAACTATCGGAACTATCATGTTAGAACTACAGAAAATTTATTTGAATGGTTCTGAAGTTGGTTCCTCGGATTATTAAGGAAAATCAATGAAATTTTTCGTCACTACAGTGATTGAAAAAAGAAATGATTATGAAATAGCTGGTGATGTTTTCTATATTGACGAAAATATTGTTAAGGTTGCTGGAATTGAACATTATCTTCATTATGGTGATATTGTTTGTCATGGCAACCTTAATTATTATATAAACGATAATGATGTTTCTATAAAAGAACATGATAATACGTTTTATGATTTTTGGGATTTAGAAAACGGACTAATGCCAGATGATGGCAAACGCTATTTCGTAGTTGTTAATGAAAATACATCTTTTTCAGATGAGATGAAATCATATCTCGCGCTGAATGGAAAAATTGTATCTAGAAACGAAATTGGTTTAACATTATATCCATTATCAGGACCAAAAATATATCAAGAATCTAAAAATAAAGCAATTATTCATGATGGTTTCATAGATATAAGTCATGAAAGCAATAAATTATTTTATGACGCAGTGAGAGCTTTAAATGAATCTAGAAAAAATGAAATCATAGAAGATGAAACTTTTGTTGATCTTCTTAGTGAAAAAGCATCACAACTTATAGATAAACCGCTAGACGGAAAAGACGGTAAAAATGGAATTGATGGAAAAGACGGTAAAGATGGAATTGACGGAAAAGATGGAAAAGCAGGTGCGCAAGGCAATCCTGGACAAGTGGGAAAAAGTGCTAAGCCAGGACTTCCTGGAAAAACCGGACTTCAAGGTAAGAAAGGTGAGCCCGGTAATACTGGAGCAAGGGGTCGTGATGGAAAAGACGGTAAAGATGGGATTGACGGAAAAGACGGTTTAATAGGCGAACAAGGACCAAAGGGTGATACTGGTGAACGGGGCGAAAAAGGTGAAGCCGGAATAATTCTTACAGAAGAACAAAATACAGTCATTGCAGAAAATTTAAGAAAAGAATTTGAACAATTTCGTAAAATAGACGGTCTTTATAAACAAAGACTTAATACACAACTAGGATCTCTTGGTGGTGGTGGTTCTGACAGTCTCATGGAAAATCGAGATGTCCAATATGTCGATCGATCTAATTTAAGTAATGGGCAATTTCTTGTATATGATACTTCTGCTGATAAATTCGTATTAACAGATATTGATGGTTTGTATGGTGGCGCTAATAGCGACTCAACATATCCAATATATATTCAAAATACAGCTCCAGTCACAACAGCAGATAAATATATGTGGATACAAACAGAAATAAACGGAAACTCAAACTCATTTTCATTTTGGTTTGATGATGGGTGTTAAGGAGAGACAATAGATGTCAATTATAGAAGACGGAACAGGCAACGGTAAATCCGCAAAAGTAAGCTCGGCTAATAGACTTTATACTGATTCTGTTTCTGATAGTACTTTTGGTAATGCTGGTGTATTAGGACGTGCTGCAAACGGCGGTACTGGTTTAATGAATGTGACCACAGCTGATACTGGTTTACTTATGTTTATCAAAAATACTAGCGAAACTCTTAGTTATCGAGTAACCAGAATAAATCAAAATTGGAATGGTGGTAGCACTACTTTCAACAAACCTTTGACCATAATCTATTACAAAGATTCAACTGCGCCTGACACTAATATAACACAATCTGCATTTCTTAACACAAATGTATCAAATTCGTTTGAGCCACCAATAACTAACCTGGTGTGGGATGGTGTTGGAACAGGAATGACGGGACATACTGGATTGGTCTCTGCTGGCGTTACTATCATTGGAATGGGCACAACTGTATCTGAAACTGACGGGGCGTTTATTCTTGGTCCTGGAGATACGTCGGCGTTGTCTGTAATTGCGGTTGAAGATGGAACTCTATTCATATCATTACAAGGATTTTTCGAGGATCTTACATAATGGGTCTGAAAAACGCATTTGCTGACATAGCAACAGAAGAAACATTAGAAGATATAAAATTACATCAGATAACTCTTCAAAAGGAGTTGCTTGAAGAAATTTTAACACAATTAAAAATAATGAATCTTCATCTTTCTTCGATGACAGATGAAGAATTAACCAAAGAAGATTTAGATCAGGAAATGTAAATGAAAATAGAATCAGGTGTAGGTAATGGTAAATGGGCTAGAGTAGATAAAAAGAATAGACTTCAAGTATCTACTGAATCTGCTTCCTATCAACACATTATTAGTAAAGAAGATGGGCAAAGTTATCAAGTTTCAAGTCTTACAACATTAGCTAATGGTACTGTTGTTGGTTTATTCTTAAAAAATACATCTTCCTCAAGAAACTTAATAGTCACCTATATTAGACATCAAATCATCGATCCAGCTGGTGGCACAGCATTACCTAATGCATCTTGTTATTTCACGCTTAATGTAAATGGCGAATATACATCTGGTGGTAATGTTATTACACCTACCAATGTTCGTGTTGGTTCTGGTAATGAAGCTGAAGTAGAGTCATATAATGGCAATCCGACCATTGTTGCTGGTACTGAAATCGACCGTTGGTTTACCAAAGATGAGGCTGATATGAACACATATAACAAAGAAGGTTCATTAATTATTATGCCTGGACAGACTGTATATACTGCATATACCGGGGATCATACATCTGGCAGTCTTTATACAAGAATCTCATTTATGATGGATGAAATAGATAATGATTAAGACAACGATTTCTGGTGGTTTCAACGAAGGATACGCGGCGGTTGTTAAAAAACAGCTCACTACAGCAAATCGTAAAAGTCCTAGAGGTCTTGTAACATATAATACTCCTTACTACAATGAGCGCGCAAGATTTGCATTTGCTACCGATGCTTCTGGATCGGTGAATCTAAACATCAACGGTTCTACTACAGGTGGTACACCAGACAGAATACATGATGGTATTGATAGCGTTTTATGGACCGGAAGTAATTTTTCTGGCAGTAATTTTACATTTAATTCGACTACTCAAGCGCAATCCGGTACACAATCAATAAATGCTACTAGCACTGTACATAACGATGAAGCAGAACTTTTACGCGGATCAGCAATAAATCACAGTGATTATACTGCATTAACTGGTTGGATTTACATCGAATCTTGGCCTTCAAGTGGAACAAAAGATGTTAGATTTAAATTTAAACTTGCTGGAGTAGATGTCAGTAATGTTATGAATCTACAAGATTATGTAAATATTGGTAATCAGAACGTTTGGCAAACATTTACAATTCCACTTAATGTTTTTAGTTTATCCGGCACTCAAATAGATTCTCTTCATATAACAACTATTGATATTGGTGGAGGCCAAGCGCCAAATTATCATCTAGACGAATTAGTGCTTACAAGTAGCGCGGCTGCTGGAAACCCAGAAACATTTACGATTAAGCCCGTTGAAGATGAAATTATGTATTTGTATGGTGTTGAATTTGATTTTGCGTTTCCTTACGCGCCAATAGCTACAGTTTCTGGCGCAACAGAAAACTTTACTACACCAAAATTATCATTTGATCAATTTTGCCATTTATCTCAATTGGTTAATGGTGTGACTATACGTTTAATACAAAACAATATAACAACGTTCTCAGGAAATATCAAGAGCAATTATCATCTATTAAGTCTACCGAATACAAAACTAACATCATTTATGGCTGATGAAACAAATACATTCATTAAAGCCGAAACTGATTTTTCTGGTGTTTTGGAATTGGATGCACGTACAAATGATAGAATTGAATTTACTATTAATGATAATCTTTCGGCATTACTAGCATTTCAAATATCAGTTAAAGCAACAACAGTTAAAGAAGCTCTTTAGTTATTGGTAAAAATAGAAAACATATAAATACATAGAATTAATAGTAATATCGGAGATACTGATGAAACTCATCGCAGAAGTAACGCAAAATGTAGAGGTTTTGAATGAAGTCACCAAAAGTGGCGATAAAGCGATGTATATTACTGGTCCTTTTATGGAATACGGAATCAAAAATAAAAATGGGCGAGTATATTCTGAATCTGTTATGCGCAATGCAGTTGATAAATATGTTACTGAAAAAGTCAATAAAAACTGTGCTTATGGTGAATTGAACCATCCCGATGGTCCTCATATCGATCTAAACAACGTGTGTATCTTGATTAACAATCTAGATATTCAAAAAGGTGGTCAAGTTATTGGTAAAGCTAGGATTGCTGAAACTGATGCAGGCCGCACTGTAAAAGGACTAATCGAATCCGGTGCAAATCTTGGTGTTTCGTCAAGAGGTCTTGGTTCACTTAAAGAGAATAACGGAACACTAGAAGTACAAGACGATTTTCGTTTAGTTACAGCATCAGATGTTGTAGCCGATCCATCAGCACATTCTGCTTTTGTTAAAGGCATTTTCGAAGGTGTAGATTGGATTTTCAACGAAAATACTGGTGAATGGGCTGAAGCTAAATTAAAAGTGCTTAAAAAGAAAAATATACGACAAATTGCTGAAGCACAATCATATGTTTTCGATGAATTTCTAAAATCTCTATAAAAATAAAAAGATATCTAAGGAGAAATGTCTAATGGCTGATAAACTAAAACAAGGGGATTTGGTTGAATATGAAGGTAAAGACCATCTTGTTGTTGGTTTCGATGAAATCAATGATAATAACCCTATTCTTGAAAATGAAGAAGGCGTAAAAATTACGGTTGATATGTCTCTAATCAAACTTGAAGAAGATGAAGTTGTTGAAAAAGAAGTTTCTTGTGAAAAAACTGACAAGACTGTTGATGAAAAAACAGAAATTGAAGGTGATGAGCAACTAGATGAACTTACCAAAGCTGGCGAAACCATTAAAGGTAAAGCAAATTACAATACGTCTCAAATGACAGCAAGCGTTATACAAGCTATGTCAAAAATGAGCGGTGGTGATGCTATCGAATTTTTCAATAAGACGATGGCGCTGTATGGCAAGGGTAAAGATCATGGTGTTGGTAATCCAGCATCAAAAAATAAAGATTCTGTTGCTACACACAATCCAAATCCAGACTCAGGTACTCCTGGCCAGATGGCAGGTAAAGTAAAATCTATGGCTAAAGAAGATCTAGAAAAAATTCTTGGCGATGAAAAAAATCTTACAGAAGAATTTAAAGAAAATGCTTCTGTTTTATTCGAAGCAACAGTTAATCTTAGAATTGCTTTGGTTAAAGAAGAACTAGAAGCTGAGTATAAAACAAAACTTGAAGAAGAGATGACTGAACTCACAAAAACTCTAGAAGAAAAAATTGACGTTTATCTGTCACGCACAACGGATGAATGGTTAAAAGAAAATGAAGTTTCTATCGAAAGCACTTTGCGTAATGAAATGGTAGAGAAATTCATGGTTGAACAGTTCAATTTGTTCAAAAAATATAACTTCAATTTACCAGAAGAAAGCGTTGATGTTGTTGAAGCTATGGCTTCTGAGAACGAAGATCTTAAAAACAAGCTCAACGAACAAATCAATGACAACATCGAACTTTGTGAAGCTGTTGATAAATACGCTGCTGCTGAAATTTTCAATGAAGTTTCTGAAGGATTAGCATTAACACAAATCGAAAAATTCAAGACTCTTGCAGAAGATATTGATTTTGATGGTGATGAAGAAGCATATAAAGCCAAACTTGATGTTGTTAAAGAACAACTTTTTAACAAAAAAACAAAACCAGCATCAAAACTTAATGAAGAAGTTGAACTAGATGAACCGGCGAAAGAGGACGGACCAGTATCTGATGATCCTGCAATTGATTCGTTTGCTCGGGCAATCTCAAGAACTATAAAAAGATAAATACTACAATAAACAATAATAAGCAATTCAGGGAGATTGAAACCAATGCTTAGCAATCAAGACTTAAACAATAAATGGAAACCAATTCTGGAACACTCTGATCTCGATCCGATCCAGGATATCCATCGTAGGAATGTTACTGCTGCGATTCTCGATAATACACAAGCTGCATTAAGAGAAGCTGGTAATTACACTCCACAAAATCTACTTTCGGAATCGCCAATTCCTCCCAATAACATGGGTGCATCGTCTTCGACTCCTGGTGATGGCGCAATTGACATTTTCGATCCTGTTCTTATCTCACTCGTTAGACGCGCTATGCCTAACCTTATGGCATATGACGTTGCTGGTGTCCAGCCTATGTCTGGTCCAACTGGTTTGATTTTTGCTCTTCGTGCACGTTATTCTAATAACGCTGGCGATGAAACTTTCTATCAAGAAGTAAATACATCCTTCTCGTCTGTTGTTGGTAATGCCAATACCTTTGGCGATAAGCATGTTGGTACTCTTCCTGGTAATAACACTGTTACTGCTAACCTTGCTGAAACTGGATTGTACAACTTCGGTGATGCAATGTCAACAGCTCAATCAGAAGCACTTGGTACTGATTCCAATACTGCATTCCCAGATATGGCAATCAGCATTGAACAAGTTTCAGTTACTGCTAAAGCCCGTGCTCTAAAAGCTGCTTACACCATGGAATTGGCTCAAGATCTTAAAGCTGTTCATGGCCTTGATGCTGAAAGCGAACTTGCTAACATTCTTTCTGCTGAAATTCTTGCAGAAATTAATCGTGAAGTTGTTCGTACAATTTACATCACTGCTAAACAGGGTGCAACAGACAATACTACGACTACAGATGGTATTTTCGATCTTAACACCGACTCTAATGGTCGTTGGATGGTAGAAAAGTTCAAAGGTATGATTTATCATATTGAACGTGAAGCCAATAAAATCGCAAAAGACACCAGGCGTGGTAAGGGCAATATCTTGATCTGTTCTTCTGATGTAGCTTCGGCTCTCCAGATGGCTGGCATCTTGGACTATGCTCCTGCAATGAATACATCTGGCCTTCAGGTTGATGACACTGGTAATACATTCGCTGGTACTATCCACGGACGTATGAAGGTTTATATCGATCCGTATGCTACTGGTGGTAACTTCATGGTCGTTGGTTATAAGGGTTCTGGCCCATTTGATGCTGGTCTCTTCTATTGCCCATATGTTCCGCTCCAGATGGTGCGTGCTGTTGGTCAAGATGACTTCCATCCACGTATCGGGTTTAAAACTCGTTATGGTATGGTAGCCAATCCATTCGCCGAAGGCGCAACAGCAGGTGCTGGTGCTTTGACTAAGGATAGTAATGTTTACTATCGCAGAATTATAGTATCTAACTTAATGTAAATCATATACTTTTCTCTTGATATATAGTAGTGAGGGGCATATTGTTCTTCACTACTATTCAAGGAGAAAAAATATTGTTTTATATACATTAAAAAATACTAATAACGGAGTCAGAGAAACATGACCGAAAAACAAACTACTATAGATGCCTATGCCGAGTGGATATCCAAAAACATCGAAACAGATGGTATTTATGGTGGCAAGATTTCTGGTGTATCTGAAAAACAAAAAACCAAAACAGACGAAACTTTAGATGAAGAAAAGGAACTTAGCGAAGAAATGAAAGTTTGTGAAAAATGCGACGGTAAATATTCTTCTTCTAAATACGATTCGTGTCCAAAATGCGAAACAACAAAAGAAAATACGGAATACGATAAAGACTATGATGGGAAACCAGATAAAATATCTGACCGAAAGAAAATGCTGAAATCAGTTAAAAGCATTAAAATGAAGTTAAAAAATAAATAATAAAAATAATAAAATTAACTACATACTTGGGGGGCTTCGGCTCCCCATTTTTTTAGGTTTTTATTTTTTTATAAATAATAGAAACAATATTAATAAGGAGACATATTATATGGCTGTACAATATCTAGAAAGTGTTCGAAATGCTCAATTAGATTCAATTGAAACAACAATTTCAACTGCCCCTACACTCACAATCTGGTCTGGTGCTCAACCAGCAACATGCGCAACTGCAAATTCTGGTACTTTGCTTGTATCAATGACACTTCCAACTGATTGGATGGCTGCTGCTTCTGGTGGTTCAAAAGCAAAAGCAGGAACATGGGAAGACACTTCAGCTGATGCTACAGGAACTGCTGGTCATTTTCGAATTCACCAAACAACCACTTGTTTTATTCAAGGGTCTGTTACTGCTACTGCTGGTGGTGGCGACATCGAACTAGATAACACAAGCATAGCATCTGGACAACAAGTTACGATTTCCACATTTGTAATTTCTGCTGGCAATGCATAAGAGGACCCACTTTAACAAAAAGAAAAGTATAAATAATGGCTGTTGTTCTAGAAAGTAAAACTCACGCTAATTTCGACAATGCGGCAACCGGGACAATTGCGTATCCGACAAGTATTGCATCTGGCGATTTTTTACTTTTACTATGGTCGTGTGATGGTACACGTGGTATTGCTACGCCAAGTGCTTTCACAAGTGGTTCAAATCTTTCTGGTGGTGGTGGATCATTTAGATCTGGATTCCATTTCAAAGTCGCCGATGGAACAGAAACCGGAAATTTAACAATTGATACTGTTAGCGGAAACGAAAGAGCCCATTTTACATTAATACGCATTTCTGGTGCTGCAATATTACCGAATCAAGTAGAAACTACTACTGGCAATAGTGCAGCACCAACATTTGCTAGTATAACGCCATCGGTTGATGATTGTATAATCATACAATTTCTTGCCCGCGAAAATGGACAGGCAGGTGCTGCAATTGCGAGCGCTTGGACGAGTCCGCTAACTGAGTACTACGATAACGATAGTGGTCCTCCTGGAACAGGTACTGGATCATCTGCATCTGCTGCTGCAACATTGACACAAACTACTGCTGCAACTCGATCTGGAGATAGTGTTACATCAACACAAACTGCGGAATGGAGAACGTTTTCATTCGCTATTGCACCATCAGCAGATGCTTTATCAGAAACAATAACAGTAACTGGTATTGATCAAGTTGATGAATTACAAGATAGCACAACAATAGTAACTGGCTCATTTACTCCAAATAATAATTCATTGCTTGTTGCTATTGTTCTCCAAGCCGGAACAAATGATGATCCTACATCAGTAGCAGGAGGCTCATTGACTTGGACAAAGCGAGCTGAAGCCGATAATGATTTAAATGATTGGTATGGTAAAGCATGGATTTATACAGCTCCTGTAGTTACTGGCGCTAGTATGACTGTTACAGCAACAATGGGTTCAGAACCTGAACGAGGATTTAATTTATTGGTCGCTGAAATACAGGGACATGATGTTGATGATCCGATTATAGATACGCTTGAATTTTGGGAAAATGCAGCTAGAAATAATATACCCAATGATTATACAGACGATTTTGTAGAAACACCAACAACGAATGATATGTTATTAGCTGTTGGTTTTTGTGAATTTGATACTGCTACCAATTCTAATGTAACTGGTGGTTACAATTGGACAGAAATTTATTCAAAATCTGCTAGATCATTGGGCGCGAACGATAATCAAGAATATATATTGCAATATCGAACAAACACTACTGATACTACTGTCAATTTTTTCGATATCAGTAGTCCTAATGATTTTGCTACAGGTATGGCAGCTATTATGATTCGGGCGGGGGCGTCTGGTTCATTAATTGTTCCCAATAGACAATTTATGCATATGATAAGACGATAAAGGAAAACACATGAGTAATGGTAGAATTTATTCAGTTCAATTCGATGGAATAGCAGAATCAGCTGTAAACGATGTTTTTGAAATCACTGCTGCTTCTGACAGAATGGTGGAAATACTGAGTTTCCACATAAGCCAAGTAACGGTTACCGGCGATGCATCCGAAGAATTGTTGCTGGTGCAATATAAATCAGGTCAAACAACGTCAGGATCGGGTGGAACTTCAGTAACACCTGTACCACGTCTACTCGATGATGTTGCTGCTGGCACCTCATGTGAGGCCACTAACACCACACAAGCAAGTACTGGTACGATCGTGACGCATTGGAGCACATATTGGAATGTCAGAATGCCTCTTGATCTATGGCTACCACCAGAACAAACATTTTGGCTGCGACCTTCACAAAGAGGCACATTTTCGATCGACACTGCTCCAGCTGGAGCGACCACATTCAGCGCGGTTTGCACATTTAGAGAAATCGGATAATTTAAATGTCACGGGGAGTTTTTCGTCACCAATATAGACGATTACAACCAACTCAAAAACCTTATGTAATATTATCTAAATCATTAGATAATGTAATAACTGGTTCTGGGTCTATCACTAATGATGATGATAATATTACATCTGTTGGTGATGTGCCTATTGTTGGTGTTAGCGCATTTACCAATGATAGTGATACAATATCTTCTGCTGGTGTAGTAGTAATAACTGGTACATCATCCACTTCACAAGATGAAGATACAGTATCTTCTGTTGGCACTATACCAATAACTGGTTCTGGATCTACCACTAATGATAGTGACACAGTATCTTCTACAGGTATAGTACCAATAACTGGCACATCATCTACTACACAAGATAATGATAATATAACATCTATTGGAGATGTTTTAATAACTGGTTCTGGATCTACTACACAAGATGACGACAACATAACATCTATTGGAGATGTTTTAATAACTGGCACATCATCTACTACACAAGATGACGACAACATAACATCTATGGGTGGTAGTAGCACTTTTGGCGACGGGGCGTTCACTAATGATAGTGATACAATATCTTCTACTGGTGTAGTAGTAATAACTGGTTCTGGATCTATTACTAATGATAATGATACAGTGTCTTCTATGGGTGGTAGTAGCAGTTTTGGTATTGGTGTATTAATAAATGATGATGATGTTATTTCTTCTACTGGTAATATTTCTGTTGTTGGCACATCATCTACTACACAAGATAATGACGCAGTGTCTTCTACTGGTACTATACCAGTTATTGGCACATCATCTACTACACAAGATAATGATAATATAACATCTACTGGCATAGTAGTAATAACTGGTTCTGGATCTATTACTAATGATAATGATACAGTGTCTTCTATGGGTGGTAGTAGCAGTTTTGGTATTGGTGTATTAATAAATGATGATGATGTTATTTCTTCTGCTGGTGTAGTAGTAATAACTGGTTCTGGATCTATCACTAATGATGATGACACAGTATCTTCTACTGGAGATGTTTTAATTGTTGGATCATCTTCTAATATACAAGATGATGATAATGTTTCTTCTACAGGTATAGTACCAATAACTGGTACATCATCCAATTCACAAGATAATGATAATATAACATCTACTGGCATAGTAGTAATAACTGGTTCTGGATCTATCACTAATGATGATGACACTGTAGTGTCATCGGGCTATCAAGGTTTTCTTGGCAATGGCTCTTACATTCAAGATAATAATGTTATATCTAGTAATGGGATATCAATACAAATTGATTTTTATAAAAATACACGAAAATTAAATTCGTCATTAATTAGACCACAAGCAAACAAAGCTATAATAAAAAACGCAAGAACAAGCAAATCAAAAATAACAAAAATAGCAAACAAAGCTATAATAAAAAACGCAAGAACAAGCAAATCAAAAATAAAGGTTAATGTATAATGACTGTTAGGAATATAACTATAGAAAAATCAGCAAATCTTCAAATTGATATAGCTGTAGCAAATACAAATGGCGGTGTAATTGATTTAACGCTTTATTCTGCAAACACTTGTTATAAAAAACATGTTGGTTCGGCCAATGTTGGTACAATAACAACAACAGGATACGCAAATGGTATTCTTAGACTCGAATTAACTGGTATAGAAACAGCAAATATTGATGTTGGTAGATATGTATATGAAACATACGTGACTCATACATCATCAAATAATACTTCACGGGTTCAAGAAGGAATCATAACAGTGAATGGGGGTGTGTGTTGATAACATTCAAACAATTTCTTCATGAAGCACATGATGCTAAAAATTTTCCAAAGGTCGATCGGGACTGGAAAGTTTATTCATCTTTACCAAAAGAAAAACTAGCCAAAGTAGCAAAAAAATATAAATTACCTAGAGTAGGAACTAAAGGCAAAATACTAAGAACAATTCTTTCTAAATTGAATGGTAATAGCGAGGTTCGTGGTTACTATAACAAAGTAACTCATGTGGATTTCACAAAAATTAAAGCTCGAAATAAAGCAAAATCTTCTTTGGATAAAGGAACTTCATATTCAAAAGATTTAAAAGAATTGGCATTATTAGATAAAGTTTCTAAAAAAACAAAACCAATAATGAAAAAAATTGGTAGAATAACTGGTATATCACAAAATAATTTTGCAGATACTATCAATAAACATATTGGCAGAACATTAAATTCCAGACAACATCATTTACAACGTGTTGCTACATCTCTTATACATAAACAACACCACGTTAAACATCTTCATGGTAATGAATACCATCCTTCATTAATGAAGGCAAGCAAAAAATTACATAAAGGAAATGTAGAAGGTGCTCATAAAGAATTGAAAGATGGTTTGGGTGTTGATGATGAGCATTTAACTAAAGATAATATAAATAGAGCAACATTTCACGCAAAACACGTTGATCATTATAATAAGAGATTATTAACATTAAAGAAAAGAGCCAATCAAGGTGGTGTTAAAATATGACAGTTTTAGGAACAGTATTAGATACTAACCCAGATAGCATAAATTTACTATCTCCACTTGTATATAAATTTCAAATTAGAAGAACACCTAATTTAAATTTCTTTGTCCAGAACGTAAATCTTCCTGGTATTCATCTTCCTAATGTAAACCAACCAAACCCACTTGTTGGTATACCTCATGGTGGTGATCATATAGAATATGATGAATTAATGGTTAACTTTAAAGTTGATGAACAGATGGCAAATTGGCTTGAGATACATAATTGGATACGTGCAATGGGGTTTCCAAAAAATTCTGAAGAACATGCCTCTCTAACAGAAGCTATAGATATAGATGAAGGTTTGACTAGCGATATTCAGCTTATTATTTGTGATAGTCAAAGAAATCCAAATATTGCTGTTACATTCGAAGATTCTTTTCCAATAAGCTTGGCTTCATTAATTTTCGACACCACAATAACAGGAGAGAGCTACTTAACAGCAGCTGTAACCTTTAGATACGTTAAATATGAAATAGAATTAATTACATAAGGATTATTATGAATACAAATGATGTTATATGTTCTTGGGTGGAAGATTCACCAATAAATTCTCTTGATCTTGGGCAATCTGCAATGGATATACATAAACTTCATGCCAAGTATATAAATATGTGGAGTAATGCAAAAAGAGATTTATTTAATGCAAGAGCAAAATTAAAACAATTAAAATTCGACAAGAAAGAATTTTTACTAAACCCAACAAAAAAACAAATGGATCTTGGTTGGGAAATACCCGACCGTAAAGTAATAAAAACAGAAATTAATGATTACTTATTGGGTGATCCACATATACAAAAAATGGAAGCATTAGTAGCAGAATGTGAAAATTCTTATGAAATGCTACAAGATATTTTAAAACAAATTACTAATAGGAATTGGCTCATACAATCAGCAATACGTGATAGAGCCTTTTTAAATGGAGATTAAAATGGAATCGAAATACATTCAACAAGCAGAATTTATGATTTCTCGTGGTTACGTCGATCAAAAAAATACTGTAAACCAAATTGCAGAAAAACTAAGAGCAATCGATCTACAAAATATTAAACCAAAAAATGATGTAATGACAGCAGAATCTGTTTATGGGAAAGAACATGCACCATTAATCAAAAAAAAGACAGAATTAATGGCAGACGAACAAAAAAGTATGATTTCTCCTGGGGAGCGCGAAGCAGCGTTTATTAAAAATAAACAGTGAGTAAGCTTTATATAACTACTCAATCAGAAACATATTTACATGTAGTCGCTGACGACACTGGAGTTGAAAGAGAACTATCTGATAAATTTGAATTCTTTTATCCAGGATACCAATACACACCATCATTTAAAAAGGGTTTTTGGTCTGGTAAAATAAAAATGTATAATATGAGAACAAAACTCATATATAGAGGATTACTACCCAGAATTCTAAAATTCGCCAAAGAAAACAAATATAAGGTGAGTTTAGATAAAAATGCATATCAACCAAATGCAGTAACTATAGAAGAATTACAAAAATTCATTAAAACATTAAATTTGCCTCTTGATATTATACCAAGAGATTATCAACTTAAAACCATTCTTGAGTGTATCAATAAGAAAAGATTGACGGTTTTATCTGCAACATCAAGTGGAAAATCGTTGATAATCTATATTGTTGCTAAATTTTTGAAACAAAAAACACTGATCATCGTACCAACAAAAACACTGGTACATCAGATGATTGGAGATTTTAAAGATTATAATTGTACAGATGACATACATAGTATATACTCAGGAAAAGATAAAACTACAAATTTATTGTTATCTGTTACCACATGGCAGAGTCTTGTAAGAATGCCAAAAGAATGGTTCGATCAATTTAATTGTGTGATAGTAGATGAGACTCATCAGGCAAAAGCAGCATCAATAACAAAGATTCTAGAAAAATTAGATGAATGTGAATATAGATTTGGCACTACAGGAACGCTTGATGGTGAAAAGACACATAGATTTATAATTGAAGGTCTTCTTGGATCTGTATATAGAATTGTTACAGCAAAACAATTAATGGAAGATGGAATACTTGCTGATCTTACCATACATGCAAAAATACTCAGACATCCAAATGATATTAAAAATATCAGTAAACATTGGGATTACAAAAAAGAAATAGATTATCTGATTTCTTGTCAAGAACGAAATCAATATATAGTTGATTTAGTATTAAGCAAAAAAGGAAATAATCTCGTAGTTTTCAATTTTGTTGAGAAACATGGTGATATATTACATAAAATGTTTCAAGAACAAACTGATAGACCTATATACTATATACATGGTGGTATAGATGCAACTATTAGAGATGATATGAGAATGCTAATAGAAAAAGAATCTGATGCTATCATCATAGCTGGTCTTAAAGCATTTGCTACAGGAACAAACATAAAACGTCTGGATAACATATATTTTGCTCATCCATCTAAATCAAGGATAACAACCTTACAAGCTATTGGTCGTGTTCTTAGAACCGCTAAGAATAAAATATCAGCTTGTTTATATGATATAGCAGATGATCTTAAGCCTAAAAATAAGGGAAGAATGAATTTTACTATGAGACATTTTATTGAACGTCTCAAGATATATAAATCAGAAAGATTTCATTACGATCTAGATGAAGTAGAATTGGAGAACTATATTGAAAGATCAAAAAAAGATTGATCCTATTAATGATAATAATTTAAAACATATTAAATTGAGTTGTGGAGATGACTTATTTGGATATGTGTTACCAACAAAAGAAGATGGTATTGATGTTTTAAAACCTATGCATATTATAGATGTGTCAGATGAAATGCATACTGGATCTATCTTATCTAGATTTATGCCATTCTGTAATGATGAAGATAATAAAATATTTTTATCTTCTTTTCATATTCTTGCTATTACTTCTATTTCAGAAGAAGTAATTAATTTTTATAAGCTATCATCACATCTATGTGATTCTCAACAAGAACAATATTTTAAGAATCTTTCATCTTCTAATGATAAATTATCTAAAGCAATCTCTTTAGATATGAATCAAGATAATTTGATTAATAGTCCTTATAGTACATCTTATCAGTAATATAATAGCCTCCACCATAAGGTATCAATTAGTCAGTGTACCTATATATAATCTATATATCAAAGGGGGAGTATAGGGTATCTAAAGATATAGAAAGGCTGCTTGCTGCTGACTGCGTTAGCAGATTATACAAAGGAAAAAATGTTTGTCAAGTCTTTTTTTCACTTTTTTACAATTATTTTCACTTGACAACAAAAAAATACCATGTATAGTGTCCTATTACTCAATTTTGGAGATAAGATACATGTTTTTATTGGAATTTACTGAAAATGATGGTGAACCATTTATAGATATGGTGTCTGAACACTGTCCACCAATTGGATCAAAAATCTACATGAGAGACCATAAAGACAGCTCATTTGAACCATTCATGGCCACTGTCATTGATACTATATGGTGTTTTGATGTAGGTGTAGAACCTAGAATAGATTATGGATATCCACCAACACCAGTATCAGTCTATATAGAACGTTTTCATAAGGAAATTTGATATGCGTGTGAAAGTAAACACATTGCCTGGTTTAGTTGAAGAACCATTTCATGTCACTGCATCACGTAATGCAGATGGATCATATACATGTACTATTGAAGAAACTGGTTTAGAAATAGGAACAATTCATCGTGATGGTAAATATTGGCGAGATAATAATTTATTCATTAGACACAAAACATTGCGAGATGCTATGAAAGTTATTGGAGTTTGATTAAGGATTATATATGGCGATAAACTACGTAGACAATAACAAAATGTATGCTGTAATATGCGAATATTTAGATGCGTGTAATGTGGCCGAAGAAAAAGGCGAAGAAATACCAAGAATTCCAGAATATTTAGGAAAGTGTTTTATTGATATTGCTAATGGTTATGCCAAAAAACCAAGATTTTGTATGTATGCTTTTGTTGAAGACATGAAAGCTGATGCTATAATTAATTGTGTAAAATACATAAGAACATTCAAACCAGAAAAAACAAAAAATCCATTTTCTTATTTTACGGCAGCAGCACATAATGCATTTCTTCAAAGAGTTGAAACTGAAAGAGACAGTCTTTGTGCGAGATATTATACATATCAAAATTTACAAATTGAAGAACAGATGAATGGTGAACATGGTGTGTGTCCAGAAGAGCTTAATGAAATAAGTAATGATTTCATTAAGAATCATGAAAAAATGAAACAAGAACGTAAAGAACGGGCCAAGGCAAAAATGGCTGAAAAGAAAGCCAATGAATTAAGCAAATTTTATGATGGAGATGAATAATGAAATATTATAAGACGAATAGTGTTAATAAAACAATAATCAGTTTAGTTGATATTCATTCAATTTTTGGTGGTGATAATCAACATACATTGCGTGTTGGATATTGTTTCGGGGCGCATAATATACATCTTACATATAATTCCATTAAAGATAGAGATAACGACCTAGATTTAATTTATCAACAACTCAAAAAACAATAATATAATACGGAGATTTTATATTATGAAGGTTGCAGTAATAGCTGATACTCATTTCGGTGCAAGAAATGATAATAGAATAATTCAAGAACACCAATTTAAGTTTTTCGAGAAAGTGTTCTTTCCTGTAATAGATAAACTTAATATAAAACACCTTTTACATCTAGGTGATTTGTTCGATAAAAGACAATCTATAGATATTTTAACTCTTAAAAATGTAAGAGAAAATTTTCTTGAACCTTTAAGAGATCGTTCTGTCATGATGGATGTGATCTGTGGCAATCACGATACTTATTACAAAACAACAAATGATGTGAATACACTTGAAGAAGTATTAAATGATTATGGTGTATCTGTAATAACCCAACCACAAATAAGACAATTAGGTAAATTTGGTGTATTATATATTCCATGGATATCTACAAATAATGTAGAAAATACTATGCATGTTATAAAACAATCAAACGCAAAATATGTTTTTGGTCATTTAGAACTACAAGGATTTGAACACCATTTAGGCCATATGGCAACAAAAGGTCTTGATAAATCTATTTTTAAGAAATTTGATGGTGTTTGGTCTGGTCATTATCACCAAAGATCATCCCAAGGAAATATAGAATATTTGGGTGCTCCATATGAAATGACGTGGAGTGATGCGGGATGTTTAAGGGGATTTGGTATTTTTGATACTACTTCTGGCGTAATGACACACATAAAAAATCCATTGACATTATTTGAGAAAATATCATACTCTGATGAGAATGATGATTTTGAATGCAACAAGTCTTTTAAGGATAAATTTGTTAGAATAAAAGTTCTGCATAAAAAGGATGTTGCTAAATTTGATCGTTTCCGTGATGATGTAGAAAAACAAAATCCAGCAGATTTGATTATAGATGACATATCATTGGAAATTAATGATATTGAATTAAATCTTGATGCTGAAAATCAAGATACTATTTCTATACTGAAGACAGAAGTGGATTTATTAGATATAGAAAATAAACAAAAAATTCATGATATTATTATTGATCTTTATGTTGAAGCATCTGATATGAAGGTATAATATGAAAAAAATTAACGGCAAATGTAGATTATGTAAAGACAAAAAAAGAATTTCTTTGAAAGTTCCTACAATGGAAACTTTTGATGGTATTGAATTTGAAATAAAAAAACCAGTTCAATATGATTGTCCTGAGTGTATATCTAAACTGACATATGAACCAACACATATTGTTGTGAATAATTATGAAGAAGTAGAGTTTAACTTCGCGCATACAATAACTGATGCAAACTTTGTTGTTAGTAACAACGATTTTCTTCAATATATTGAAGAAAAATTTGCGTATGAACTTGGAAAAAGTCTTGTACCTTATGCGAAATATAGAGGGGAATATGATATATCATATGATCAATATACAGTATACTGTAGTATTAAAACTAAAAAGTTTACTGATACAAGCAGCTTAAATGAATTTAAAAATAATTTTAAAATAGGTGTTTAATGATATTTTTCAAAAAAATAGAATTTAAGAATTTTTTAAGTACGGGCAACAATCCAATATCAATAACATTGAATGAATATAATGCTACTATCGTATCAGGAAACAATGGTACAGGAAAATCCATCATGATGGATGCTCTTTGTTTTGTTTTATATAATAAATCATACCGTAAAATCAAAAAACCACAGCTAGTCAATTCTGTTAATAAAAAAGATTGTTTGGTTACTATTGATTTTACTGTTGGTACAATAAACTATAAAATCAAACGTGGCATCAAACCAGCAATTTTTGAAATATATAAAAATGATGTTCTTGTTGATCAAGATGCAGCAAATAGAGATTATCAAAAACATCTTGAAAATGATGTTCTGAAGATGAATTATAAAACATTCTGTCAAATAGTTCTTCTTGGTACTGCTAATTGGACGCCATTTATGAAGCTAACGCCAGCAGACCGGCGCGCTGTTATTGAAGATCTTCTTGACATTGAAATTTTTTCAACAATGAATGGTCTTAGAAAAGAGATGTACAGGAAGAATCAGCAAGAAATTGCTGACATAGAAACAAAAAATGCTATGCTTCAGCAGGCTATCGATATAAACGAAGAAAATGTTAAAAAAGCTAATGATAATAACGATAAAGCAATCGAACGGTTAGAAAATGCTTTAGACAAAGAAAACGATAAACTAATAATTTCTTTGAATGCTCTCAAAATAGAAGAAGCCACACTTGATAATGTGGTTAAATCTTTAAGCAAACTTGAAGGCGTGTTAAACACTTATCACAAAACCATTGATGTCAGAAAAAAACTCGTTGAAGACATTGAAGATATTGGCAAAGAAATTTCTTTTTATGAAATTACAAAATCATGCGCATCATGTGGACAGAATATAGATGAAGATTTTGCTAATAGAAAAATTAAAGAGTTGGAATTACTGATCGATCAACAAGACAAAATAGTTCTTGAATGTAGCGATAAGATTGATAAATTACAAAAATATGTAGACGCATCAGAAAAATTAGATAATGCTCGCGATAAATGTTTGAATAATATTGATGATATCGTAGATGTTAAAAAAGTATCTGAAAATGGCATTAAAGCATTATCAGATAGAATTTCTGAATTAAAACAACCAATCAAATATGATGATATTACTGAAAAAACTAAAGAGCTAAAAGTAAATAAAAAGAAACTGGACGAACTTTCAATAAATAAAGAAAATTTATCTATTGTTGAAACTCTTTTAAAAGATGACGGAATTAAGGCGAAAATCGTAAAAGAATATGTTCCTCTGATTAATCAAATGGTTAACAAATATCTTTCTGATATGGGTATGTTTGTTAAATTTACTTTAGATGAACAATTCAATGAAACTATCAAGGCCCAGCATAAAGAGTCGTATAGCTATGAATCGTTCTCCCAAGGCGAACAGATGCGTATTAATCTCGCATTTCTGTTTACTTGGCGGGAAATTGCAAGACAGCGTAACAGCACATCTTGCAATTTCCTACTCCTTGATGAAGTCATGGACAGTTCTATGGATGTTTCTGGTGTAGATGAATTTTTAGATCTAATTTTTATGTTGACAACCGATAATAACATCTATATTATATCTCATAATAGCCATATGCCAGATAGGTTTGATCGGGCACTCATGGTAGAGAAGAAAAACAATTTTACTAGGATAAATCATGTCTAAGCATCAAAAAGGAATATATACCAATAATAATGGTATGAAAGTACAAATACCATATGGTGATATAGATGGCAGCAAGTTCTATATTATAGATTAAGAACAAAATTTTTTACATGATGTCTTGGGAACAATCCAAGCGTGGTGGTCATCACATTTTTAGGGTAAAAAATGAAAAAAATATTGGCATAGAAATCGTAACATGACTTTTTTTTCTAACTCTTTGAGTGGCTTGGAAATGATGAGTCCACATCTAAGTATGCCATGGCAAAGATATCGTATTGATTATGTTTCTAAAACTTGGTGGCAGGTACAGGGAAGAAAGCATTTTGCAAAACAAAGCAAAGTTATTAGAGATTCATGGAAAGTAGGAAACTATGGCCATAATCATTATGATAATAAACCATTTAGAATTATTGAAAGGCGTTAATGACTGATAATGAAGAAGCGCAACCAAATCTTGCGCGTGAGTTAGTACCAAACATAGACCCTATCTTATCTGAAGTGATGCCGAAATTTGATTTTTTAGCACCTTCTATAGATCCAACAGAACTTGCGCATATTCTTGCTCAATCATGTCTTAAACATGATGGTTTAGGTTTGTCTTCCAATCAGATTGGTCTAAGACAACGAGCATTTATAATTAAAGCAAATCCAATGATTTGTATGATAAATCCAAATATTGTTTCTTCATCTGATGGTATGACAACAGATGAAGAAGGTTGTCTTTCATATCCAAATCTTCTTCTAAAGAAGAAAAGATATAATGTGATTCGTGTTAGATACGCAACACCTAATGGCGATATACAAACAGAAAAATTTGAACGATTAACCGCAAGAATAATACAACATGAAATGGACCATCTTAATGGTATTTTGTTCACTGATGGTGTTTCAAGAATTAAATTGGAAATGGCAATGAAGAAAAAACTTAAATTGGAAAAATTATATGGAAAATAATGAAATTGATGTTTTTAAATATTGTGAAGATGAAATACTTGTAGAATTAAAACAATATCTTGTTTCTACATATGGTGAGCATTATGTGTCAACAGATTCTAAATTAGAATGTTTTGATGCATGGATTGCTCTTGGTGAATCTGGACCAACATTTCGAAATACTGCTATGAAATATTTATGGAGATATGGTAAGAAAAACGGAAAGAATAAAAAAGATCTTATGAAAGCTATGCAATATGTGATGATGTTGTTGTATGTTGAACATTATAAGGATGAACAAAATGAAAATCAGTGAATTCATCAAAAAGCTTGAAGAAGTAATGGAGCGAGACGGCGACTTGGATGTAGTATTTGAAGATCATTATGATTATGTAACAGATCCAAACGATCTTGAAAAAGCAGAAAACTACGATACTTATTGGCAGTTAAAAGAAACTGCAAAATTTGTTAATCATGTTCGACCACCAACATCAGATTACGACAGAATAAAAAAAGAATGTCACTTTGCTGAACATGATAATTATGATCTCATGTTACGAGACATGAATAAAAAATATGGAAAAGATAAAACGGTTGGTGATATTTACATTTCGTACATACCCAACGGCACGTTTTATCTATCACTTTAAGGAACAAAATGAAAATTTATTTTATAGATAGAAATCAAGATATTATTAATGCATTAATGGATGAATATCAAAGTTCGCCAACAACTGGTATGCCGTGGGCTTTTGATGCACAAATGCATGTTGGTGATATACTTGAAAACAATGTTGATTCATTCGTTTCTCCTGCTAATTCTATTGGTAATATGGATGGTGGAATTGATCGTTATTATAGCGAAACCTTTGGTTGGGATCTTAGTGAAAGATTGAAAGAAAAAATTAATAATAGAAATTTTTATGGCGAGCTGTTGGTCGGTGAAGCACTTGTGGTAGAGACAAACAATGAAAACTTTCCATTCATGATTTCTGCACCAACAATGAGAACACCAAGAATTCTTGGTGATGCTGGATCTGAAAATGTTTTTCTTGCTACAAGAGCTGCTATGACAGCTGCATATGAATATGGTTTTAATAGTATAGCAATTCCTGGTATGGGTACTGGTGTTGGTGGTGTTCCTGTTAAAGGCGCAGCTTTTTCTATGCTGTGTGGATGTCAAGCAGCAACATTAAAATTTAATAATACATAAAAATTGTTTGAATATAAAATAATGGAGACTAAAATATATGGGCTTTGAACTTAATGTTAATATTGAAGAATTAGCGAAATCAAGAAAATTATTTATTGCTACTCCTATGTACGGTGGAATGAATGCAGGAATGTATACTAGATCGATGATTGAATTGGTCAATATGCTTACAAGAATGGGTATTCCTCATGTTCCGTATTTTTTGTTTAATGAAAGTTTGATCACAAGAGCTAGAAATTACTGCTGTGACGTTTTCATGAGATCAGATTGTACACATATGATTTTTATTGATAGTGATATTGGTTTCAATCCAAATGATGTGATTGCATTGCTTGCTATGCAAGATGATGATAGTGAATATGATATTATTGGTGGTCCTTATCCTAAGAAATGTATCTCTTGGGAAAAAATTAAGACTGCCGTTGATAAAGGGTTTGCTGATGAAGATCCAAATCAATTAGAAAATTTTGTTGGTGATTTTGTTTTTAATCCAAAATCTGGCTCGGAAAGAATTGCTATTGGTGAACCAGCTGAAGTTTTAGAAATTGGTACTGGTTTCATGATGGTGCGAAGAAAAACACTTGAAATCATGAACGAAAAAATGCCACATTTGCTGTATAGACCAGATCATATTCGTACAGCCGATTTTGATGGGTCTCGGGAAATCATGATGTATTTCCAAGCAGAAATAGATTCTCCTACTGCTGATCAGCAACTAATGCCTTTGATGAAACAAATTGCAGAAGGATCTGTTGATGATCCAGAACAAGAAATGCAAGAGGCTTTAGTAGCATATGAAGATATGAGAAATAAATCTTCTAAACGATATTTGTCCGAAGATTATTGGTTTTGCGCTCATAGCCAAACACAAATAGAAACGCCAGAAGGAACACGAACAATAAAAAATATTGTTGATACAAAATATTCTGGACCAGTATTATCAGTTGATGCTGATGGAAATTGTGTTTGGAGAAATGTTATTAATTGGTGGTCGAAACCAAACGGAAAAAGAGGTAGGCCAGAAACCAAAAAAACATGGGTAACTTTTGATACTGATTGTGATAATAACACAAAAAGTAAACCAAAAGTAACATCAGATCATAGAGTATCATATTTTGATGATTTGTTTAATCCGCAAATCAAATATATTGAAGCGAAAAATATGACTAATAAATTTTCTATTCGTAAACCACAACGAACCGAAAATCCTTTGTATTCTACAGATCAAATTTCTATGTTGGTTGGTACTCTTCTTGGGGATTCTTCTATAGGAAAACAAGGGCAACTTACATGCCAACATTCTGATACACAAAAAGATTATATTGAATTAAAAGCCAAGATTTTTGGTGGTAAATTTAGTGGTCCTGTAAAACAGAATGGATTTGGTGAAGGTAAATTCAAATATGTTATGCACGCTCCCATTAACGCACATACACGAAAATTCCGTGAATTGATGTATCGTGATGGTATTAAGCGCATTGACAAAATTATTGATATGATTGATGAGAAATCTTTAGCTTTTTGGTATATGGATGATGGTTGTTTACATCCTGACGGCGCTGTATATCTTGCAACTAATGGATTTACATTTGAAGAAAATGATCTTATCAAACAAAAAATGAAAGAACGTTTTGATCTTGATGTGTCTGTTGATACTAAACGGGTTAAATATGATGGGGTTGTTCGTGAGTATCCATCACTTCGTATGAAGAACAAATCATCTAAAAAGTTTTTTGATTTGATTGCTCGTTATATTCCATCATTTATGAAATATAAATTACCAACAACACACCACAATCTCAATGATGTGTTTGATTATAGTTCGGTAAAATTTCTTGATTTTGCTGCTTCTTATGTGAATAAGGTTCGTGAATTACCAAAACTTTCTAGTAGATTATATGATATTGAAGTGGAAGATACACACAATTTCTTTGCATCTGGAACTTTAGTTCATAACTGTCAGAAGGTCCAGGAAATTGGTCTTAAGACGTGGCTATGCCCATGGATGAAAATGAACCATGTAGGAACTTATGTGTTTGGTGGGTCTCTTGCTGATTTGGCAAATTTGGGTGTTTCCGCTACGGCCTGTGCTGAAACTATTAAGGCAAATAGAGAAAAGGCAAAGAAAGTATAATCTATGAGCAGACTAAGTGAATTAGTTGAGCTGTAAGTGTAGTGTCGCTATAGAAGAAGCACATCTTATTTTGAACAAAATATCAATATGAAAGTTATTAAATGATTATATCAAAAGAAACAATAGCAGTATTACAAAATTTTCAGACTATTAATCCGTCTATTATTTTACGCGAAGGTAACGTAATTGCAACACAAACCCCTAGCGATACAATTCATGCTAGGGCAACAATTGAGGATGAATTTCCAAGAACAATTCCAATTTATGATCTGAATAAATTTCTTGGTATTCTTGCACTAACAAAAGAAGATAGTGATATCGAATTTAGTGAACGGTATATGACTATCACTCAAGGAAAATCGACTGTTAGATACGCATATACTTCTGAAAGCCAAATCGTATCACCACCAATCGATAAAACTATAAATATTAGTAATCCTGATGTTACATTCGAACTAACACAAGAAGTGTGGTCAAGACTTTCTAACGCAATGCGTGTTATGGGATTTTCTGAATTTGCCTTTGTTGGTGAGGATGGAATACTTAGTATCCAAGCTCTTAGCACTAAAAACGATTCATCTGATACGTATTCAACAGATATTGGCGAAACAGATAAAACATTTTCTTGTGTAATAGAAGCAACAAATATGAGAATTATCCCTGGTAATTATTCTGTATCTGTGCTAAGTAAAGGATTATCACATTTTAAAGGAGATATCGCAGAATATTGGATTGGTATTTCCACAAGATCAACATTTGGAGAAGAATAAATGAATAGTTTTTATGTAACAAATGAAATTAATGCTGTTGACTATAAAATTGCTGCTGAATCGAATAATTATTATCATTATAAGGAATATGCAAAATCATACAATAAAATGAAGGATTCGATTAATTATTGGTATAATGCATATCTTACAGCGCAAAATAAATTGATAGAAGCTGAAAGAAAAATCGAAGAATTAGAAAAACAAATAGATTCAAAAGAAGAAACTTTTATTGTGGATGGTGCTGAATATACAGTAACAAGAATTGTTTGTAATGGTAATTCTTACAATTTGATTAAAGGACCAAATTTAGAAATGATGACAACATCATTGGTTGACGAACATATTATAAGAAAGTATACTGCTTATACTGCTAAGTCTACAGATGAAATAGGTGTTGCTCTAGAGAAAATGAAAGAATTTTAATTATGGATACTATTATTTTTGATTTTGATGGTACGCTTTGTGATATTTCTCATCGCCTGCATCATATTAAAGGACCACAAAAGAATTGGGATGCGTTTTATGCTGATTGTGATAAAGATGTTCCGAAACCACATATTATTGCGATGTTGAATGCTTCCTTAGAACAAGGTTATAATGTTGAGATTTGGACAGGAAGAACTGAAGCTGTTTTAGAAAAATCACATAAATGGTTATATAAAAATGGTGTTCCTGGATTTCGAAAAGAAAGCTTATGTATGCGCCCTCCTGGAAATTATACGCCAGACCATATTCTTAAAAAAGAATGGTTGGATGAATTTATGAGTTATAATGCATATGCTCCATTATGTGTGTTTGAAGATAGACAACGTGTTATCGATATGTGGAAAGACAATAATGTTTTGTGTTTTCCAGTAGATCCATGGAAAGAGGAATAAAGTTATGAAAGAAGAATATAATAAAATTGTCCTAGATTATCTATCAGAGAAAATTATTTTTAATAATATATATGGGTTCTTGGGCGGAAAAGGTTTTAAAGTAGTTTTCGAATCTATGTCAATAGAAGAAAAAATGTTTCTTTTATGTTCTATTAGCTCAGGTGATAATGATAATTTTTGGAAAAAACTTGGATACGATACTTCTAGTAAAGAATATCACGATATTATTCAACATGAATGCGATATCATCAATATCTCTGGGCGATCAAATTTATGGGACCATATTAATGCATTGATAGAATATTATGATTCTATGAATTTGATCGGGCGATCCAATCAGAGCACAATCAAGGAATATCAGTTAAAATATGATCTATTATTTGATAGAAGAGAAATTTTCTTTCTTAATAGACATTTAAGTATTCATAAATCCAAAACAGAAGAAAATCACAACATACAACCTACACCTATGTGTATTATTGATTTTTATGGGTTTATTTCGGATCATATTCATCATAATATATTGCGCTACACTATTAAAAATCACTGTAGTGAAAATGCAATCGCAGCCACCAACCAGGAAATTCCTACTATTATCGATGATATCGAAGAAGGAAATATTGAAGAAGCACTGAATGGTATTGTTCAAGAATTTGAACTCGCCCTGAAAGAAGTTGAAGATTGGTGTGCAGAAAACGATGGAATGAAATCAGCTCAAGATGAGTTTACTGCTTATACTGGACAAGGTTTTTATGATGTTGGTGATTTAGATCAAGACCTTTTTACTGCGATTAATGCTGTTAAAACAATTAACTGATAGGAAATGTTATGAAAGAAGAATATAAAGAAATTGTATTGAAATATCTAGAACGACAAATGTTGTGGACATCAAGACATGTGTGCGTAAATACGTCTAATTTTGATCAAGTATTTTCGTTACTTGATCTAGAAGAACAAATGTTTCTTCTATGTTCTATTTCTTGGCAAGAACATGAGAATTTTTGGAAAATTCTTAGTATAGATATTAGACATAAAAATTTTGATGAAGTAATTAGAAATCATTGTCAAGAAATTAGAAGCAGTATTGACATCTGTGATCATAAAGACTCATTACTAGAATTCTCTTATAATCGGCATGGAAAATATAGCAATAAAAACGTCATTGAATTTTATGTTTGTGATAATGATATGAATATTGGTAGACAAGAAAAATTTCGTTTAAATGCTATATTGAGTGATCATAGATACGATGAATCAGCAGTATTCTCTAAACCTACATGTTCTGATATTATAGATTTTTATGGTTTTATTTATGATAAAATTGATTATGATATGTTGAATTCCGTAATAGATGAATATTATATGAATCAAAAAAATGATAATTCTGTTGCTACGCAAAATCTTAGTGCTGATCTATTACGAATAGATCAACTCGAAAAAGAACTGGATAACGTTATTCAAGAAAAAGAATCTATTGAAAAACAATTAGATTCCTTTGCGTTAATGTATAAAGAATTAGTTGCAGGGATGTCGGTAAATCGCCGACTAGTTGCAGAAAGCAGTAAAGAAACTTTGAATAGCGATGTTGTTTATTATGATGAAGCACCAACTGGTGGTCCATGTGGTGCGGGTTCTTTAGACGTTTTTACTGCAATTAATGCTATTAAACCAACCAATTGATAGGAAATACTATGAAAGAAGAATATAAAGAAATTATTTTGGATTGCCTTAAGAAAAAACTTAATGATTCTTTTGGTGATTGCGATAAATATGAAACATCGATTTATTATATGCATGATACTCTTTCGATCGGAGAACAAATGTTTCTTATGACGGAAGTTGATTATTATGATAATGTAAAATTTTGGTCTGATGTCCGTGGGAATGAGTATTGTGATTATGATGATTATTCAGTTAGATTAGAATTGACTAAACATTTAGATAATTATACAGATGCGTGTGATTATGCTAATGATCTTTCATATCATATTAAACATAATGACCTAATAAAATGTTCATCTAATTATATTATTAGTAGTTTTTTGGCAACAAAAACAGATGAATATATACCATTACATGTGCAATTGCGTCTTCTTCAGTATGTGAATTGTGAATTGGATGGTTATAATGAAATGAGATATGAAAATTCTCCATTGTGGTTTATTTTATCTGATATGACAGGAATTTATTTCAACAATGAAATGATTAATTATATAAATGAAAAATATGATGTTAATTCAAATATTACATCCTCTGAAGAAGACGTTACTGATTTAACTTTTATTAGTGGTATTAGCTTTGATTTTTCCAAATTAAGACCATCTGGTCCTTCGTTAAGAGATAATTCGAATTCAGATGATCTAGAACTAGTTTCTGATGATCTTGAATCGTCTATGAATTCATTTAAAGGGATTTGTTAGTGAAATATATCAAAAAACCTATTGTGGTTGAAGCTCATCCATGGTATGTTAATGGTGATCATCCAAATGATGGTAATCCATTCACAGAAGGTGATGTTGTTCGTTATTTCAGACATCCAGACATAGCCGGAAGTAGGCTATGTCAAAAATGTGAATTTAGTATGCATCACCATGGATGGATTGACAATAACACAGAAGATGGATATACTGTATGTCCTGGTGATTATATTGTGATGAAACAAGATGATTCATATGAAGTATATTCACAAAAGAATTTTCACAATCAATTCGAAAAATATGAGAAAGAAAATGAAACAATATCATAAAATTATTAACGTTTGGAATCGTGATCCAAACGATAAACACAGAACTCTTATTGAAAATTCGTGGGCAACTGAAGATTTTGCATATCTTGCTAATAATGAATGGACATGCACAGAAAAGGTAGATGGAACCAATATTAGAGTAATTATTGATAATGACGGTTCTGTTGAATTTCGTGGTAAAACCGATAATGCACAAATTCCTCCGATGTTAGTGAAAGCATTAGAAGAAAAATTTCCAAAAGAAATTACCGAAAAAATTCGAGATACTTTTGGATTTGGTGTTACTCTTTATGGTGAAGGATATGGGGCAAAAATTCAGAAAGGTGGTGGAAACTATCGTTCTGATCAAGGATTTGTTTTGTTTGATATTAATGTTGATGGTATTTGGTTGCGCCGCCACGCCATTCTTGATATTGCTCATTCATTTAATATTGGTTTTGTTCCAATTATAAAAAGTTGTACTCTTCATGAAGCAATTGAAATTGCTCGTAAAGGATTTGATTCGCGGTGGGGTGATTTTCCAGCAGAAGGTTTGATTTGTAAACCTTCTGTTGAGATGAATAATCGTCTTGGACAGCGAATTATCACAAAAATCAAAACAAAGGATTTTAAATGTTAATTGCCATAGATTATGACGACACATTTACAAGAGATCCTGATGGTTGGTTAGAATTTATGATCATGATGAAACTGCGTGGACATAAATTTGTTGGATGTACCATGCGTTATGAAAAAGAAATGTTTGATGTACATCAAACATACAAAGATACATGTGATTTTGTGGTTCCAACAGGACGGAAAGCTAAACGTCGATTTTTAGCAAATATGGATATTCATCCACATGTGTGGATAGATGATATACCAGATTTTATTGTGATGGATGCGAAATAATGACCAAAAAAATCATACGAGAAACGATGAATCTAGAAAGCTTTTTTGAAAGTCCTGAAGCTAAAGAAAACGGTGTTCTTTTTGATGATATCATCAATGATATCATTGATGATTTTGAGCATAATTTGTCTTTACGAATAATTGAAGATGATTCTTATGGTGTTTGTTCATACTATATCATGTATAATCGCCTAGAAACAGATCATGAATATGCATTTCGCCTAAAGCGCGAAAAGAAGAATGATGAAAAGGCTAAAGAACTTACTGCATTTTTTGAATCCGAACAAAAAAAGAATGAGTATAATGAATATTTAAGATTGAAAAAAATATATGGAAACGATAGCTAAATTCATCAAAGAAAATTGTGTTTATGTTCCAGAAGAACCTATGTTTGGTAAAGCTCCTGGTACTAGATATAAATCACAATTTTATCTTTCTCCATTGACAACAAATGGTGCTATGATGAATTATGTATTATTGGCTTTCAATAACCTTTTGGAAGAGCATGACATAGACTTGAATACTATTCAATTTGCCGGTCAAGTGTGGTCTGCTCTTCCAATTCTTGGATGTTTATCAATGAGATATCCAGAAATAAATACATTCATTGTTCGTCAAGAACGAAAGAATTATGGCAAGAATAACATATTTGAAGGTGTTCCTGATAGAACAAAAAAAACCATTCTTGTTGATGATTTGTGTAATTCAACAAATTCTTTTGTTAGATGTAAAAGTATATTAGAAAATCATGGCATTCCTGTACATGATAACCTTCTTTGTATTTTGAATAAAAAAAATTATAATGATGTTGATTTTATGTGGGATAAGTATTCTATGCAAAAATCTATGCATATTGTATCAAGAGATGCTGTTATATGATTTCTGATAAGAAAGAAATTATACGTGAATATATTAATGATCATTGTATTTTTCGTGCACACCCAAACATAAAATATTCAGAATCGTTTCCCAGAGGAACGTTTGTTTCTGCAAATCCAACAAATATTTCTGGTAATACATATCTTTTTATGTTGAAAAGATTGATGTATAATCATTTAATGATGGAATATGTATTGGATATTATTCAAAAAATGTTACCAACAGATGATTACCAATTTGCTGGATTAGAAAATGGGTCTGTTCCATTATTAATGGCTTTACAGTCTCGGTTGCCAGAAAAGAATATTTTTAGTATTCGATCAACACGAAAAAGTTATGGTGTTATGCATTATATTAATGGGGTTCCTAATGATACTCCGGTTTTGTTTGTTGATGATTTGGTATCGTCTGGTGCATCAATGTTGAAAGCTATGCGTATATCAGCAGAAGAATTGAACTTAGATATACTTCCAACATCATTATGTATTGTGAATATGCATAATAAAGATATGATACATTCAACAAAATTAAAATCTATTTTTTGTAAAGATGATTTTGATCTTAAATATGATAAAGAAAAGTATTGGTCCCAAAAAGACTTTGAAAGGAATTAATATGAAAGAGATCTTATGGTCGGAGCTACATAGACCAAAAACCGTCAATGATACTATTTTGCCAGAACGTTTTAAAGAAGCCTTCAACAAAATGGTTGCTGATGATGAAATCCCAAATTTGATTTTGTCTGGCTCTCCTGGTGTTGGTAAAACAAGTGTTGCTAAGGCCATGCTTGATGAACTAGGCTGTTCTTCAATGATTATCAATGGATCTTTAGATGGCACTAAAGATGCTCTCCGTAACGAAATAAAGGACTTTGCATCGACCGTATCTATGCAAGGTGGTCGCAAGTACGTTATTCTGGATGAGGCTGATGGTTTGACACATCAAATGCAACCAGCTCTTAAGGCATTTATGGAAGAGTTTTCTGAAAATGCTGGTTTCATTCTTACTTGTAATTTGCCGCATAAAATTATTCCTGCAATCCATTCAAGATGTTCAATGGTTGAGTTTAAATTTTCTCGTGAAGAAAAGCAAGATTTGTTTAAGAAAGCATTGAAACGAATCTTTGATATTTTGAAAATTCAAAATGTTGAATACGATCCAAAAGCTGTTGCTGTGTTATTACAAAAATATAGTCCTGATATTAGAAAAACTATTAATGAGTTGCAAAAATATTCAGCTAATGGTAAAATAGATACAGGAATATTGACGAATGTTGATGACATATCTTTCAAAAAACTAATAGAACAAATGCAAAATAAAAGTTTTGATGGTATGAGAAATTGGATTTCTGAAAATGATATGGATCATTATGATATATACAGCAAACTGTATGATAATGTTCGTACTTATTATACACCAGATAGTTCTGCAATGGCTGTAGTTTTATTAGCAGATTATCAATATAAAGCGTCTTTTGCTATTAATCCTGACATCAATCTTCAAGCAGCTTTACTTGAATTATCATCATTGGAGTGGAAATGACAGGCCCTTTCGATTACATAAAATCCATCAATGAAGGAAAAAAAATACCTCTTGATCCTGATTATTCGCAATATCTTACTAATATGAATTTTGCTATGTTTCCTGATACCATATTTCTTGCAAATGAAATGAATCGAAGAGTTGTTACTGATCAACAACATTATGATTATATGTTGGCTAATACAACTCCAAGAAAAAGATTCGCGAAATGGCCTAAAAAAACTAAAAAGAATAATGATATATCGATAGTTATGCAAAAATATAAATACAACGTTCAACGAGCAAAAGAGATAATTTCTATATTGACAGAAAACCAAATAGAAATGATAAGAAAAGAAATGACTGAGGCATGATGTTATGCCTCAAGGAAGGGGTATAAATGATTGATTCTTTTATTGAAATTGAGTTGAAAGATGATGGTGATTTTTTAAAAATTGCAGAAACTTTAACAAGAATTGGTATTGCTGATAAAGATGACTGTACATTAACACAAATTTGTCATATCTTGCATAAGCGTAAAAAATATTATATAGTACACTATAAAGAAATGTTTTTATTGGATGGTGTATTTACTAATATAGATGAAATTGATTTAGCAAGAAGAAATACAATAGCAAATTTATTAGACGACTGGAATCTTCTTACTATTATAAATCCTGAAGTGATATGCGATCCATATTTTGATAGAAATCAAGTTCATGTAATCCCATTCAGAGATAAAGAAAAATGGAATCTAGAAGCCAATTATATTATAGGGAATAAATGATAATATGAAAAATAATGAAGTTGATATTGAGATCAGTTTTGGTGAAGATAATACCATGACTATAATGAATTATGGTGATGTTGATTTTACTTTACAAATTTCTGATGGGGATAAATTTATCATCAGAACACCACCAAACGATCATACAACTATTTCGCATGATGATCTTGACAAATATAAAATAGAAAATGGAGAAAAAACTTAATTATGTCTGATGTAGTAACTGTGTTGGAAGCACCTTATATAAACGGAAAATTTGTCACACCACCTTTTGATAATAATCCGCCATGGCTTAATATTTTTATGAAGCATGGTCTTTTGTCGGTATGTCCTCTTGAAACAGAAGGCGCTGCTGTATGGGCAGCAAAAACTAACAATGGTATTATGGTTGCAGAACCAGGTGATGTTTTATCCAATGATTTGATGTTTGGTTTGGTTGTTTCAAAACAAAAAAGAAATCGATTGACTTGGGATGAAATAGATCCTAATAAACCAAAACCAAAAAGAAAATACGTTCGTAATAAACCAGCTAGCGAACGCGCCCCAAATAAAAAAACAAAAAAATAATGCCTATCAACAAGTTAAAATCATTGATTGCGTTTATACTGATATGTATGAACACATCAATGATTTTATTATTGGTTTGGATATATATGTTACGTGATATTATGATTGGTGGTGTATGGCTAAATTCTATACTAGTGTTCTGAAAAAAAGTAATAAAATTTATGTACGTGGTTATGAAGACGGTAAAAGATTTTATTTTAAAGACACATTTTCTCCGAAACTATATTTGCCTACAAAAGCAGAAAGCAAATACAAAACGATACATGGCGATCCTGTTCGTGAGAAAATATTCAAATCTCCAAACGAAATGTGGAGCTTTCAAAACCAATATAAAGATGTGGCTGGGTTTGAATATTATGGAATGGAAGATTCTGTAACTCAATACATATATGAAAAATATCCTAAGATTATGGAAGAATACAATCCTTCCATAATAAGAACATGTATTATTGATATTGAAGTCGATACTACAGGTGGATATCCAGATATAGACCTAGCAGATAAAATGCTTACAGCAATAACAATGATATTTCCTGATATTACTATTGCGCTTGGTTATGGTGATTACACACCAACAGATGAAAAAATAAAATACTTCAAATGTAAAAATGAAAAGGATTTAATTAAAAAATTCCTTAAAATATGGGATAGTTCTAGATTTGGTCCAGATGTTGTATCCGGTTGGAATATAGAAACATTTGATATTCCTTATCTCGTTAATAGAATAACAAGAATTTTTGATTATGATGAAGCATGTAGACTATCACCTTGGGGTTATTTGCAAGAAAGAACTCTACATGTTTATGGAAAAGATCAAAAGGTATATTATCCTTCTGGTATAGCTATACTTGATTACATTAACATGTACAAAAAGTTTATTGCTGTAACAAAACCACAAGAAAATTATAAATTAGATCATATTGCTTTCGTTGAACTTGGTGAGAAAAAATTAGATTATTCGACTTATGGTTCTTTGCATAAACTTGCCAAAGAAAATCATCAACTTTTTATGGAGTATAATATAAAAGATTGTGCTCTTGTAGAAAGGCTTGATAAAAAATATAATCTTTTCCGTCTTGCATATAATGTCGCTTATTCTACTGGTGTTAATTTTGCTGATTCTATGGGTACAGTGAAATCGTGGGACGCTGCCATATACAGATATTTAGAAGATAGATGTGTGGTAGTGCCGAAAAAAACAAAAAACAATCCCGATAAAAAACTTGTTGGTGGGTATGTAAAAGATCCAATTAAAGGTTCTTATAAATGGGTTGTTTCTTTTGATTTGACTAGTCTATATCCAAGTTTAATCAGACAATATAATATTGGTCCAGACACCTTTATTGAACAATTACCAGACCATTATACAGCTAATGATATGATTGAAAATAAGCATTCAATACACCATAATTATTTGGATGAAAACAATTACGCTATGACTGCAAATTCTTGCGTATACAGTAAAGATAAAAAATCATTCTTATCTCAGCTAATGGAAGATTTGTTCAATAATAGAGCTTCTACCAAGAAAAATATGAAAGAACTTGAAAGAAATCAAGAATCTGGTGAAAAAAATCTTGGTGATAAAATTTCCGAATTAGACACTTTACAGTATGCTATTAAAGTGCGTTTAAACGCTCTATATGGATCGCTAGGTAATAAACACTTCCGATGGTATGATATCAAACACGCAGAAGCAATTACGATTACTGGACAGCTTACCGTCAAATGGGCAGAGCATTATGTCAACAAATATATGAATAAAATCGCTGGAACTGAAAATATTGATTATATTATTATGATTGATACTGATAGTATATATGTTAATATGGAACCTGTAATTAAATCGTCTGGATTAACTGATACGAACGATCTTGTTAATTATATGGATAATCAATGTGAAAATAAATTCGATCCATTCATCAACACAATATTTGAGAAATTAAAACAAGTTATGCGTGCACCACAAATGGTTATGCATATGAAAAGAGAAGCCATTGCTGATCGTGGAGTATTTGTTGCGAAGAAACGTTATATTATAAATGTTTTAGATAATGAAGGTGTTAGATATACTAAACCAGATTGCAAAATTATTGGTCTGGCAAGCAGAAGATCAGAAACACCTTCTGCTTGTAAAGTAGCTATTGCTGAAGTAGCTAGAATAGCTGTTCAGGGAGATGAAAAAGAAATGCACGAATATATAAAGGAATTTGGCAATAAATTTTCTACTCTTTCATATGATGAAATTTCAAAAAATACTTCTGTTAATGGATTGTATGACTATTCATGTCCAATAGATTTTTATAAAAAAGGAACACCAATTCATGTTCGAGCTGCATTAGTATATAATAGATTGGTTGATGAGCTTGGTATTAAAGATAAATTGGAACCTATTTTTGAAGGTGAAAAAATTAAATGGTGTTATACAAAATTACCAAATCCAGGAAGAGAAGATGTCATTGCTAGTCCTAGCAGTCTTCCAAAAGAGTTTGGAATGGATGAATATATAGATAGACATAGGCAATATGAAAAAACATTTATGAAACCAGTTGTTGATGTATTGAATGTTATGAATTGGACACCAGAACCAGTCAATAAAATGAGTAGTTTTTATGAGTAAGAAAGAAGAAATTAAATACGACACACCAGTTACATGCGCAGTTTGCGTGAAATGCTGGAAAAATAAATATGGTGTTTGTCTATATGGCGGACCATTTTCTGGGTATTATGAAATGCCTGATTATAAAAAGGAAAATAAATGAGTTTATCTGAACGTTTAATTAAGAATTCAACTATCAAACAAACAGCAACTTTAAATGATTCTAAAGTTTATGGTACAAAGGAAATGATACCTACAATCGTTCCAATGATTAATGCTGCATTTTCAGGAAATATTTATGGTGGGTTTGTGCCTGGCATTACCATGATCGCCGGACCATCAAAACATTTTAAATCTGGATTTACTTTATTGTGTATAAAGACTTTCTTAGATGCGCATGAAGATGGTGTGGTTCTATTTTATGATTCTGAATTTGGTACACCACAAAGTTATTTTGATACATTTGGTATTTCTCTTGATCGTGTTGTTCATACGCCTATTATGGATGTTGAAGAACTTAAACACGACATTATGAAACAGCTTAATGAATTAGAAGAAAAAGATAACGTTATGATTGCTATAGATTCTATTGGCAATTTAGCTTCTAAAAAAGAAGTTGATGATGCTCTTGATGGTAAGTCTGTTGCTGATATGACTAGAGCAAAACAATTAAAATCTCTTGGTAGAATCATTACACCACACCTATCAATGAAAAAAATACCATTGATTGCTGTAAATCATACATACAAAACATTAGAAATGTATGCTAAAGATGTTGTTAGTGGTGGTACTGGAATGTATCTGTCAGCTGATACCATATGGATTCTTGGTCGCCAGCAAGATAAAGACGGTAAAGAAATTCAAGGATATCACTTTATTATTAATGTTGAAAAATCAAGATTTGTTAAAGAAAAATCAAAAATTCCTATCAGTATTTCTTGGGAAGGTGGTATTAATCGTTGGTCTGGTATGCTAGAAAATGCTCTTGAGCATGGAAGTGTCATCAAACCAAAAATGGGTTGGTATACAACTATGATTAATGGCGTCCAGGGAGAAAAAAGCTTTCGGGAAAAGGATATTATATCTAATACTAAATTTTGGACAAAAATTTTAGAGGAAACACACCTTGCAGAATTTATTAAACTCAAGTATACTGCTGAAAATGTTGGTGGTATTTTAGGAGATGATGATGAATGATCGTATTAAATCATTACTAACTATTGTTGTGACTATTGGTGCATTATTGTTAGGAATTTTCGTTACATTGTATACTGTCAATGTCTTGGTTGTTGTTCCAAGCGAGAAAGAATTCGAACGAAAATGTAAGATAGCTAATGGTGTAGTTTGGCGGGGTGGTAAATATCAACCAAATAGGTGTGTACCAAAAGAAATGATAATTAAAATACAATGAAAATAAAGGCATATAGAATCGATGAATCATCAAGTAACATGGAAATCCGTAAAGGAAACCGTCAGCGAAATTGGATGGACGATACGATATCTAAGTATGCATATAGATGTTTGCCTCTTACTATTGCTAATTGTACTGGATGGGATCTTTACGCTCCTTGCGATTTTATAGTATCTTGGAATGGTGGAAACCATCAATCTGATATGACTATTAATTACGAAAAAGATGACATGCATTTTTGTGGTTCTGGTTTTGGATGCGGCATTTTAACATTCCATTCTGGTTATATATTTAAAACATCTCCAGAATGGAATATTATGTGCACCGCACCAATTAATGAAGTTATTGACTGGGCAACACCACTTACTGGTATAGTTGAAACTTGGTGGTTAAATTTTACATTCACAATCAATTGGAAACTAAACAAACCAGGAACATACAAACATGATTGTAAAATTCCTGTAGCAAGAATTATTCCAATTCCACATAATCCAATTATTGAAACATCTATGTGTGTTTTATCTGACAATCAAATAATTGATGATGAATATAATGATTGGGTTGATGATAGACAACAATTATTAGATGATATTGATCAATCATTTTCAACACAACAAGATACTGGTAAGGTAAAATTAGATGAGCCAAAAACTCATTGGGAAAAAACTTATTATACTGGAAAGGACAAATCTGGACAAAGAATAAACAACCATATTATAAAAAAAGAATATCCAGATTTTGTGGATCTAGATGAAGAATTATATGAAAAATAGGAGTTTGAATGGAAACAACAATAATTTCTAATTTGGCGAAAAATGAAAAGTATGCCAGAAAAGTTTTGCCGTATTTAGAAGATGAATTGTTTTATGAAAAATCCGAAAAAATACTTTTTAGTATAATTAATGAATATGTAAATAAATACAATTCTCTGCCAACAAATGAAAGTATGTTTATTGATTTAGATAATATGCCTGGGTTGTCTGAAGATGATTTTTCGGACACTAAACAATTAATACGAGATCTTAAAATAGATGAAACTACAGACGATCAATGGCTACTTGATAGATCCGAAGAGTTTGTTCAAGACAGGAGACTTACGAATGCTCTTAGAAAATCTATTAAGGTTTTAGATAAGGACGCGCAGATTACCAGATCAGCGATACCAGGACTCCTACAGGAAGCACTATCAGTATCCTTCGACAGCCAAATCGGTCACGACTATCTCAAAGACTATGCAGAGAGATGGGAATCGTATCACAATCACGCAGCACGTATACCCTTCAATATTGATTATCTCAACATAATTACTGGAGGCGGTTTACCGCTTAAAACATTAAGCTGTATTCTAGCACCTACTGGTGTTGGTAAATCCTTGGTTATGAGTTCGCTTGCTGCTGGAAACCTACTTGATCAACGCAACGTTCTATATATAACTTTAGAGATGGCCGCAATGGAAGGTATAAGCCAACGCATTGATGCTAATATGCTGGATATTCCAATTAAAGAATTGGTTCAAATGCCAGAATCTGAATATAACTCTCGCATGAAAAATCTAAACACAAAAACTAAAGGAAGATTGATAGTCAAAGAATATCCAACAGCAAGTGCTGGTGCTGGACATTTCAGACATTTATTAGAAGAATTGCGTATTAAAAAGAATTTTGTTCCTGAAGTAGTGTATATTGATTATATTAATCTTTGCACATCAACAAGAATAAAAGCAGGAACAAACACAAATTCATATGCATATATAAAATCGATAGCCGAAGAACTGCGTGGTTTAGCTGTGGAAGAAAACATTGCCATGATAACAGCAACTCAAACAAATAGATCTGCTATGAATGCTTCTGATATTGATTTAGACCAAACAGCAGATTCTGTTGGCTTGCCAGCAACAGTTGATTTTATGATTGCTCTTATATCTACAGAAGAACTTGAAGAAATGAATCAAATGATGATCAAACAATTGAAAAATAGACATGGTGATATGAATATAAATAAAAGGTTCGTTGTTGGGGTGAATAAATCTAAAATGAAAATATATGATGCAGATCCAGAAGAACAAGAAAATATTTTAGATGGTCCTGTTATGGATACTACTGAATTCGGTGTACAAGATAATGAAAGAAACAAGCAATTCAAGAGCAATAAATTTAAAGGTTTTAATTAATTTAGGAGTATGAAGAAATGATGGATGAAACAGAACTTGGCGTTGAGATTATTGATTACGATCCTGTATTGAATGATATGTTAATTAGATTATCTATGTTGGATAGAGCTGTATTATTTGTTGAAAAAATGGAAGAAGCGATACTTTTCAATGAAAATGAAGCTTTTTTGTTGATGAATAATATACATAATGAAATTAATGATATCCGTAAGCAAATCAATTCTGTTTTTGTTGAATATTCAAATCAAGTTGGTGTAGATGAGTAAATTCAGTATTCGTAAAAACCCAAAAACGAAAATGTTTGTGTTGACGGTTAAATATCATGATGGTAAACCAAAAAAAATTAATCATTCAACTAATAGAAAATTACTAGAACGCCAAAAGTTGTTATATATAAACTCAAAGGCGTTTGAGGGTGAAATACCTATGTTTATGTTCAACTGATAGGTCTATTATCAAAAAAGTATAAATACCATATACAGCAATAATGTAGGTGGTTTTATGGTAGAAAGAACAGTCAGAAGTAAAGAATGGAGGCGAAAGCACTCCATTGCTATGCATAAAATAGCAACAAAACTTCTGCGACTAAAAAAACTTAAAGCAAAACATTCTGCTAAGAAATCTGTCCTCAAGAAAAGGGCAGAAAAATTAGCATTAGCTTTGATTAGGAAAAAATTCTCTAAAAAAAGCTATAATTCGCTTTCAACTTCCCAGAAGATGGCTCTGGATAGAACGATGAAACGCGTCACAATGACACAAGTCAAAAATATCGCCAAAAAACTATTGCCTATTGTTACAAAACATGAACATGAGCGCGTCAAAAAAATTCGAGAAGAAGTTTCAATTTTTGAAGCTGTTGGTACAGATTTTAAACGTTCTATTAAACAACAAAAAACAGCATCAATATCGAAGCACAGACGTACTAAAAGAGGTTCAGAATCATCAAGTTCAAAGCTTAAAGGTGAATCTCCAGGGTCTCACAGTAGGCTTAAATCCAGAACATTAAGAAAAGCTCTAGAAAAAAGATATGGTGCTAAAGGCGGTGGTAAAACGCGTTTTGCTAAAATAGCACGAATTATGATGATGCGCCTAGCTGATAATAAAACAGCAAAAAAACGTATTGGTGATAAAGTAGATAAAGAGAAAAAAACAGCATCAAATTTCAATAGATCAGATATGTCTAAAACAAGTTTTATTGGTAGACATAAAAACGCTACTGGTGGTGGTTTATATACAAGTTACGAATACGATGCATTAGCAGATATGATCTTAGAAGGAAATATGGCGCGCTTTCACGCGCTATTTTTGCGTGGCCTTGTAGATAAAAGCAAAATTGAGGTGACAAAACGCATTTTTGGTGATTTGGATAGAAATATTAAATTTAGACGTTTCCAAGATGATATTGTCGATATGCTGGAAAAATTGGTCAAATTAATAACCCAAGATGACACAATTTATAATAAAATAACACAAAAAGTTCAAAGAAAACATCATAGAGGTCAATAATGTTTAAGAAATATTTAGAAGAAAAAAAACAATTAAACGATTCTGAAAAAAGAAAATATTTTACTTCAAAAGTAAAATCAATGTGTGAAGAAACAGTTTCTATGGCTGAAATTGTTCGTGTTGTTGAAAATGCATCGACTCGCGGCAAGCGTCCACATATCAAAAAAGCTACAGGGACTAAACCTTCTGGTAGCTCTACATCTGACAGAAATTATCGTGTCTCTGGTGATATGCTTCGTAAAAAATCAAAAGAAAAAGAAGACAAGGCAAAAGAAAAGATTTCTAAAGAAAAAGAAAAAGATGGTGATACAAAAAATGAAAAATAATAAACAATTATCACGCATAGCTAAATTAGTAGCAAAACACAAAAAAGAAATTGCTCCATTACAGGACAAAGACGAACCAGCTATAGCAAGACCAAATACCGAAAATCCTAGCATTATTTCCAATAAAGCAAAAAGAAAATTTAAAGTAATTGATGAAGAAATACCAAAAATAATTAAGGGTAAGGTGAATTCTCCTGATCAAGCAGAATTTGATGCTGATGGAAGACCAATACTTACCAAAAAAAGCAAGAAAAAAGATGGAGATATTTTGATTGATCCAGATGAAAGAGAAATTGGTGATGTCAATGTTGTTGCAACTCAAGAAGATATGCTGGATAAATATAAAGATTTCGTTAAACGTAGCATCAAAAAACCAAAAACAAATAAAAAAGATGTTAATATAAATACTAATAATAACAACAATATAAAGGATTAAAGATATGTCTGGATCGTGGGGAGTTGCTGATGAAAAAACTTCTACTGGTACTTTAGGTGTTGCTGCGAATGGTCTTGTGACTGGTGTAGGTACATCATTTACAACAGAAGCCGCTGTTGGTGATTTTATTGTCACTGATGCTGAATCGCTCCGTATTGTGAGCATTACGAACACGACTTCGTGTCATGTTCAGGCACAAACACTTGATGGTGCTATTGCTACTGCTGCTGCAAATCAATATGGTCTTCAGGAAGCACCACAATACGTTGTGACTTCTGAAGTTGGTGCAAATGCAACACAAACGTTTGGTGTTGATGGTACTGAAGTTGGAATTACTGACGGTATTGCGCATACAGGATGGATTCGAAGAACCACTGGTTCTGGTAATAAATCAGGTCAAGTATACCATGAAGTTCTAGTTGCTTCTAGAATTACTGGAGATGCTGCTGATGACACAGAACTGCCAGATTCTTGATACGAACTTTTTTATAATATTTCTGGGAAAAATCCCAGAAATATTTACAAATATAATGTGAATATTCAGAACAATTTAATCTGAAAGGAAATATTGTGTTGTGGAATAAAGATAAAGAAGCCGTTAAGCATGATAATAATGCTGCTATTAAAAATAAACGCATTAAAAATGCTGAACTCGCTAAACAAAAATTGAAAGTCATCAAAAAAGTTGGTGCTCAGATGGATAAAGATGTTCTTAGAAAAGTTAAGCGTACAGCAACGATGGCTGTTAAACGTAGTCCGAATTTTAGATTAAGAAGAAAAGAGATTAATTAATGCCTAATAATGCGATTAGTATTTCTGATTTAAATGCTTGTACGGCACCAGCATCAACAGATCTGTTGGTGTTAGCATCAAATGTTGCTGGAAATGCAGAAACATTAAATGTTGTTGTTGACGATTTGTTTAATAATTCTTCTGTCAATTCTGCATCTTTTGCGTCTATAGCAATAACATCAAATACTACGCCAGCAAATAACACGGATAATGCCGGAAGACCAGCACATTCTATTTGGTCTGATGGTACATATGTGTATTCTTATGATGGCACAGAAATTAAACGTCTCACATTAACTACATTTTAGGATAACATGATAGAACCAATAAATGAAGATAATTTTCTTCTATATTGTTCAAAGCATTATGATGGTGGTTTCCTAGCAACTTTAGAAGACCTAAAAGATGATTTGAGTAAAATTAAATATATAAAAAAATTAATTACTCGTTACAGAAAAAATGATGTATTGAAAGAAAGACTTATACTTAATCATATTATTGTTCTTAATAATATGTTTGGTGCTACACACACAGCAAGAATATTATATTTTAGATTACAAGAAGATTTTGATGTAATAAAACCATTTTTGATAATGATTGGTATAATGCCAGAAACATTTGAATTTATTGGAAATACAGATTATATAGATACAGACTGTATACAAATGGATCAAAAAGTCGTAACAGCATTGAGGAAGTTATGAAAGAAGAAATTAATGCAATCGCTATGAATGGTCCTGGGATAGATTTGTTCGATCCACTTCTTGGTAAATTTGCTAAAGCAAAAAAAAGAACTAAAAAAGCAAAGGATCTTTTGCTTAGACGAAAGAAGTATCGGAAAAAGGATGCCAAGTGAATTATCTGGCCTAATAGGTAATATTTTGGCACAAATGCCATTAGTAGCGATAATTGCTTACTTGTGGTTTCAGGATAGAAAAGATAAAATAAAACAAATCAAACATTTGATTTCTGAAAATAAAGAGAAGACGGAGATGATGAATCAATTTACACAATCAATGGAAAAACTGTCTTTATCATTAGAATTGATTAAGGATCGTCTAAGATGATGGAATTTTGGAAAAAAAATTTTATTCCTATTGAAATAAATGAAGAAGAACAAACTAATCTTCGCAAACAAAAAGAAGCCTGTGATGCCTCTAGCAAGGCCGCTACAATCGCCTCAAATAGATTCGAGGCGGCCTTGCTAGAATTAGACGAAATTTTAAAGAAAAAGGCTTGCAAAAATGGAAAGATGGTGGCTTGATAATGTTGATTTGATAATAACGTCGAGTGATTTTCTACTTTCATTTTTATTAGTGACAATAGGCAGTACAATTTTATACTACCTATATAAAAAACCTTTTAAAACAGATCTGAAATATATTATGATTGGTATGTTTTTTGAGAGTTTTGGTTGGGCGCTTGATAGAATTTATTCTGGTTTTAATAAAATATACAAAGTATATGGAAACGATACAATGGATGTTTGGTATGTTACAAATACATGGATTTCTTTAGGACCACTTCTTATTGTTGTTGTCGGCTTGGTGTTTATTCTTGGACCAATAGCATCCATGTTTTTCAGTATACGTGATAGAGTTAAAGCATATGTTATTGTGATAGCATTTTCTGCTGCTTTATATTGGTTCGTATATTGGTCATTGAATGATGCTCTTCAAGAACATCTACAAGAAAAAGATTCAAAAACAATCACAAAAATTAAAAAATAATTCTTGACATCATATGATATTATGTGTATGGTGTATTTTATTATTAATTGATTTGGAGCTATGAGATGCCATTGATATGGTCTGAAGAACGTGAACCTAATTATGAGTGTTCTTATACGCATGTGGTGTCAGAAACACCTCTTGGAAAAATTTACATTGAATGTAAGGGTTGGAAAGAAGACGATACTTCATGCTGCAATACTCCGTGGGGTGATTTTATATTGGGTTATAATCTTGAAGATGCTAAAGATAAAGTACAGGAATCTTTAGATAGATTTATAGATGAATTGCTAGTGAATTATTCCAGATGAATGAAACTCAAAAAATGCTATATGATACAGTGATCAATGCTCCAGAATTTCATATAGACAAATACATCAAAAATAAATTGGTGGCATCATCACACAAAATCAACTATACTGGTTTAAAATCAATACTTGATGATTGTGCCAAATATTCATTGGCTAGTGATTTTATGATGTATACATTAAATATTGTATTGTTAAAAATGAAAAATGAACAGGAAATATTATGATTAAAGTTGAACATGACGGTCCAGAATTTGATAACATGCCAGCAGAAAATTGCTGTTTTTGTTGGAAACCTACCAGATATTGGGTTACATCAAAAGATGTTGCTTGTTGTCAAAAATGCGCAAAAAATAATTTTATGATTAATGTGCCAAGCAAAACAGAATGGTGCTCAAACCCAAAAGCTGCACTATAAATGGGTAAGTATAGTAATTTTGAGCGTAAACCAAGAGATTTATATCCAACACCACTAAAAGCGGTAGAGCCTCTTTTCCCGCATTTACCTGATAAATTTACATTTTCAGAGCCTTGTGCAGGAAATGGTGTGTTAATAGATCATATAACATCTATTGGTGGTGAGTGTGTGTATGCAGGTGATATAGTACCACTACGAAATGACATAAGACAATTGTCTTATGAAGACTATATTAAAACACAAATGCTGCACAAAACACCAGATTTGGTGATAACAAATCCTCCATGGACAAGATCGATTTTACACGACATGATAACCAAGTTACCAGCTATTGCTGATACGTGGCTATTGTTTGATTCTGATTGGGTGCATACCAAACAAAGCACTCTATACATGGAAAATTGTGTGAAGATAGTTAGTATTGGTAGAGTTAAATGGTTTGGTGGAACAACTGGTAAAGAAAATGCTTCTTGGCATTTGTTTAGAGAAGGTTATTCGGGACCAACAGAATTTTGTGGGAGAGAACAATGAAAATATTGAAACCAGTATCTGCTAAAATTGAATAAATCACATGTGGCTTGAGAATAAGTATATTTCTTTATTATCCAATCAATTACCAGGATTAGTTAATAAAGGACATGATACCTGGAATTTTAGATGTGTTTTTTGTGGTGATTCTAAAAAATCAGCAGCAAAAGCACGTGGATATATATTAAGGGATGGTCAAGATTTCTATTCTTATTGTCATAATTGTCACACTAATCTTACATTTAGAAAATTTCTTGAACGTTTATCTCCACATCTATATGATCAATATATAGCAGAAAAACTAACCGAAAAACAAGTAGAATATATAAAGGAACCATTAAAATCTGTTGAGTTAGAGACAGATAAGCTACTTAAATGTGCTAGAATATCGTTACTTCCTGATGAACACCCAGCCAAAAAATATTTAATAGAACGATTAATACCAAGAAAATTTTATAGCAAACTGTATTATACAGAAGATTATAATAAGTATGCGAATACATTTATACCAGACAAATATCCATTAGATATCAAAGAACCACGAATAATCATACCAATGATTAATTCATCAAATAAACTTATTGGTTTTCAAGGAAGATCTTTGAAATCTGTTAAAGATAATCTTAGATATATAACATTAATGTTGTCGCCAAATAATCCTAGATTATTTGGACTTGCAAATATAGATTTCAACAAAACAAATTATATTTTTGAAGGACCATTTGATTCGTTATTCATACCCAATTCATTATCTACTTGCGGTGGAGCTATTCATAAAGAAATAAAAAAACACAAATTTCCAAAAGGAAAATCTGTTGTTGTTTATGATAATGAGCCAAGAAATCCAGATATAGTTTCTTTAATGAAAAAAGCAATTGATGCAGGATTTCCTATTGTTGTCTGGCCAAAAAAAATCGATAAATATGGTGATGATATTAATTCAATGGTTGAAACTCTTGTGAAAGACGGAAAAACTGTCAATGAATCTGTAGAATATATAATTGATGTGATGGGAAAAAATACGTATAGTAACGAAGAAGCAATTTTAAAAATTAATATGTGGAGAAAATAGTTATGTCTATCGATTCAATTGCTAAAGATGAATATTATAGATACAATGTTATGCTTGAATATTCTATAGACAAAATATTATCGACGGTTAAAAAATTTCGTGATCTTGATGATGCTGTGAAATATACAAATAAAGAAAATGATGAATTAAAAAAAGAATGGACAGGAGATTTTAAATATTTTTTCATTAGAGATATGACAAACAATGTAGAATCTATGGATGGTGAAAATTGGCAAACTATAAAATAAGGATATCGCTTTGAATAATGTAAAAAGAGTAGGTTATACACAATGGGACGAAGACTATGAGCATAAAAGCGATAATCCAGAAGATATTATTTCTTATTGCGCAAGAGTAAGCAATCCTTCTAATCAAGACAATTACGACACATCAGAAAAATTATTAAAATATTGTGTTCGAAAAAAACACTGGTCTGTTTTCACTATGGTCAACTTTGTGTTTGAAATAAATACACCAAGAGATATTTCAAGACAAATACTAAGACATTCATCCTTAAAACCACAAGAATTTAGTCAACGATATGCAAATATCAGTGAAATGGGTAGATGTATTAGGGAACCAGGCTTTCAAGACGAAAAAAATAGACAAAATTCTATACCATTTGATCTAAAAAATCCACATCATGTTAATATACGAAAAGAGTTTTTATGTGCCCAACAAGAAGTTTGGGATAAAGCCATACACGAATATAATAAAATGATCGAATTTGGCATTGCAAAAGAAGATGCCAGAGTGCTAATGCCAGAAGGTCTTACTATGTCTCGTTTGTTTTTGAATGGCACTGTTCGTGACTGGTTCCATTACTGCCAAGTAAGAATGGATAATGACACACAAAAAGAGCATATAGTCATAGCAAATGAAGTTTGGGAACTTCTTACCGAAAAAATGACATTCCTAAAAACCATAGATGTTGAGATTGTTGATGAAAAATAATACAGAAGATCCTGATATACATACCGCCAAGGCGAAATTACTAATGAAAAATTATTATTCCCATATGTTAGAAAACATAATTGGTGATTATACAGATGTGATGGATTCTAATGATATCACAACAAATAATGCAAAACGAGATGTATTGGAATTTTGCAAAAATTGCATTGACAATGAAATAATTTTCAATCGCATGATTCTTACTAAATGGGAAGACCATGTTAATAATAAAAATACGGAGTAACAATATACATGTACACTGACACTAGACATCTTTTATCTGAAGCCAAATTTTATGAATCATATTCTAGATGGAATGATAATTTAAATAGATACGAAACCTGGAATGATTCTGTTGATCGTGTTATGAATATGCATAAGAAAAAATATGCTTCTGTGATGTCGTCTGAATTGGCTAATTATTTTGAAGATGCTAGTGTTGCGTATAAAAATAAAGCTTTTCTTGGAGCGCAGCGCGCATTACAATTTGGTGGTGATCAACTACTTAAACACGAAATGAAAATGTATAATTGCACAGCAAGTTATGCTGATCGTGCAGAATTTTTTGGTGAAATTTTTTATGTTCTTCTTTGTGGTGCTGGTGCTGGATTTTCTGTACAGAAACAACACATAAAAAAATTACCAAAAATAAAAACTCGTAATAAACAACCAAAAACACATATTGTTGAAGATTCTATTGAGGGGTGGGCAACTGCTGCTGATGTATTAATGTCTTCATATTTTGTTGATGGCGGGAAACATCCAGAATATCAAGGAAGAAGAGTATATTTTGATCTTTCGCAAATTAGACCAAAAAATTCCATAATTTCTGGAGGCTTTAAAGCACCAGGTCCAGATCCACTTCGCAAAGCATTGGATAGAATTGAATATCTTCTACAGGGAATAGCATTAAATCCCAACGATTCTTCTATTAGAGCAATACATGTATATGATATTGTAATGCATATAGCTGATGCTGTGTTGAGTGGTGGTGTTAGACGAAGTGCTTGTATTTGTTTGTTTTCTGCTGATGATAAAGAAATGGCTTATGCAAAAACTGGGAATTGGTTTCCTGATAACCCGCAACGAGCGAGATCAAATAATTCTGCTGTAATTAAACGAGATTCGATAACAAAAGAAGAATTTCATGAATTGATGAAGCCAATTAAAGAATTTGGTGAACCAGGATTTGTTTTTGTTGATGATGAAGATGTGTTAGTGAATCCTTGTGTTGAAATTGGATTATATGCAAAATTTAATGGTAAATCTGGTTGGCAAGGATGTAATTTATGCGAAATTAATGGTGGTTTGTGTGATACCGAACAAAAATTCTATGATGCCTGCTATACAGCAACCATTCTCGCCACAATACAAGCAGGATATACTAATTTTAACTTTATAGATCCTGTTTCTAAAAAGATTTTTGAAAGAGAAGCACTATTAGGGATTTCTATTACTGGTTGGATGAATAATCCAAAAATATTGTTTGATAAAAAAATTCTCAGAAATGGCGCTAAAATTGTAAAAGAAACAAATGAAAAAGTGGCTAAATTGTTAGGTATTAATCCTGCCGCAAGAACCACTTGCGTAAAACCTGCTGGTAATGCTAGTGTATTGTTAGGAACATCATCTGGTATACATGCTGAACATGCGAATATGTATTTTCGAAATATTCAAATTAATAAAAATACTGAAGTTGGTAAATTAATTCGTTCTAAAAATCCACATATGGTGGAAGAATCTGTTTGGTCAGCAGGTAATACTGATTATGTTATATCATTTCCTATTATACCAAAAAAAGGTTCTATGAATAAGGAAGATATTATCGGGGTTAAGCATTTAGAATTAGTTAAAATTGCTCAACAAAATTGGGTAGAACCAGGAACCAACATCGATCTATGTGTCAATAAAACAGTAAGGCATAATGTATCTAATACTATTATTGTTGATGATTGGGACGAAATTGAAGAATTTGTATTTAAAAATAGAAATATATTTGCAGGAATTTCATTTATGTCAATGTCCGGCGATAAAGATTTTAATCAAGCTCCAAACACTAAAGTTATTACAGCAAAAGAAATTTTATCAAAATATGGAACAGGATCTATTTTTGCTTCTGGATTGATCGTCGATTCTCTTAATATTTTTGATAATTTGTGGGCTGCATGTTCTATAGCTATCAAAAACAATGATTTTGTTACTGGAGAAGATCATAATGTTGCTATGAAAAAAGATTGGATGCGTAGGTTTAATAATTTTGCAGATAATTATTTTTCTGGTGATGTTAAAAAAGCTGAATATTGTTTAAAAGATGTTCATTTATTACATAAATGGGAAAAAATTCAACAACATATTGAAAATGTTAATTGGGTAGATGAATTATCAGAAAAAAAATATATTGATATTGATACGACGGGCGCAATCGCCTGTGTAGGAGTTGGTGAAAATGGAGAAGATGCGTGTTTTATTTAAATGGATATGGGAAATAGGAGATGAGATATGACAATAGATGTATATCATAATGAAAATTCTGATGCTGTAATTGTAAAAACAAGCCAACGGGCTCATATTTTACCGTATACTTTATTAGAACAAGTTTTTAATCCAAAAACAAATTCAACAATAAATGAAATATGCGAAGCATTACATATAGAAAAAGATGATATTTCAGACACTATATATAAGATAGGTCTGTTGTATCGACAAAGACCCAAAGAATAATAACAAAAAAGGGTTTAATATATGGAAGAAATACTTATAAATTTATTTGCTGTTTTGAATGAAAGAGTTAATAGCGAAGATATTCGAAAAGGTATATATCTAGATCTGATACCTATCATCAGATGGCATGATGCAGATCTATTGACAACGCTCTCTGTTGAAGATATACTCTTCGCAGAAGCTGTTGAAGAATCTTCTGACGAATCAAGTGAATTTTTTGATGAGTGATTGGTTATATCAAGGAAAACAATTCGATTCTGATCAGATAGGTGATTATGTTGGTTTTGTGTATCTTATTAGCAACACAGATACAAATATGTCATATATTGGTAAAAAACATTTTCAACGAAAAAAAGCATATCAAAAAAACAAAAAAAGACGTACTATGCTTGTTGAATCTGATTGGAAAAATTACTGTGGTTCTAATGACGTTCTTAAAGAACATGCTTCTCGTGGAGACAATATAACAAAAGAAATTCTTTATCTATGTCTTTCAAAGGGGTGGATGAGCGTAATAGAGACTAAAGAAATATTGAATAGAGATGCTTTGATTAAAGACGATTATTATAATAATTGGTGCTCTTTAAAGGTTCATGCAAAACATTTAAAGGGAAAGAATAAGGTAACAATTTCTAATGACTAAACACAGCATGACTACACAAGATTTATGGGATTGGATGTGTGAACTTCGTAATGTAGAAACACCGTGTAAAAGATGCGGTGGAGCTGGTGTTTCTACATACGCCAGTTCATCTACATGGGGTGGTGGTGCTGGTGGCATGACACCAACCAGTGGTGTATGTGATCGTTGTTGGGGTACTGGTGATGAAATCAGAAAAGGCGCGTCTTATCGACTAATCCAACATTGGAAAAACGCATATGAACGTGAACAAAAAAGAAAGACGTGTAATATGAATATAGATAATATAGAACAATATTTAGTTGATAAACACAAAAAAACAGTTTTGGCAAGAATGTCTGGTCCTGTAAGTCTATTTGCAGTCGATAATGAAACAATTGCTGTTGCTGCTTTACAACTAAAATATAAAAGTAATAATGAAATTGATTTGGCGAAAGAAATAGCCGATGAAATGGATCGTACTGAAATGCGATTTATAACCATTTATGAAATAAATACAGAAAAGAATGTATTGAGATATGGGATTATAAAATAAATGTTTAAAGGTGATGAATTATATGAGGTAAGAACACAACCTCTAGAGGGATCTTCCAATAGTCTTTGGTCTTGGGCAAAGAAAGATACTGGTGCATGGCAAGGACCTGTTAACGATTGGAACACTTCTCATTTTGCAAAGTATGTGGAACCAATAGAAACTAAAGGCGTTGTTGTCACTGCTGGTGGTAATATGGGGTTACATACAAGAGTTTATTCTGAACTCTTTGAAAGAGTTTATGTATTTGAACCAGATTATATTAATTTTCATGCTTTGGTAAGAAACAATTTTGCTAAAAATGTGTATTTCTTTAAAGCTGCGGTAGGTAAAGAATCTGGATTTGGTGTGTTGCAAAGCGCTGGTACAGACAATATGGGTATGCATACTGTTGGTGTAGAATTAAACGGACATTTACCTATTATGACTATTGATCAATTAAATCTTCAGAGATGTGATTTGATTCAATTGGATATCGAAGGTGGTGAATCTGCTGCCCTTTTGGGTGCCGAAGAAACGATTAAAAGACATGGTCCGGTTGTAGTTACTGAAGGTAATAGTGCTAGAAAAATATTAAATGATTTTGGTTATCAGCCAGAAGGTAATAGCGTGGCTGATTATATATGGAGAAAAAAATGAAAAAAGAAGAACTAAATAAGGGATGGATTTGCCCATCTTGTAATAAAGTGTTTGCACCAACTATCAAAATGTGCAAAAAGTGTACTGATAATTTGAAAGAACAAAAAAATGATACAAAACAGTTGCTATCTGAAAGCAACTAATATAGGATGAAAATTATGGAAGATTATAGTAAAATTTGGTTAGCAACAGACCATCATTTTGGTCATAATAATATTATCAAATTCGCTGATGAAAATGGCGTTCCATATAGGAATTTCGTTTCTATTGAAGAACATGATAAACATTTAATCGAACAACATAATGATTTTGTTGGTCATGATGACACTGTAATTTTTGGCGGTGATCTTGGTATGGATAAAAAATATCTTGAAAGTATTTTTCTTAAATTAAAAGGAAAGAAAAAATTGATTCTTGGTAATCATGATAATTTTTCAATGACTTTTTATGACAAACATTTTTCTAGAATTCGTGCTTGGTATATGTTTGGAGAAAAAGATGTTCCGCATGTTATTTTTTCTCATTTTCCATTGATGCCTGAATCATTCCATCCAAATAAACCATGGTTAAATGTTCATGGTCATGTTCATTCTAATAGTGTTACGGGACAAAGATCTAAAAATTATCTTAATCTTTGTCCAGAAGAATGGAGTTATGCGCCAACACAAGTTAGTGAATTGTTATTAATTGCAAAAAACAGAAAACAGGCCGGTCTGATTTAGGGGATAATATGGAAAAAAAATTTAAACTTATCACAAGAGAATCTTGTTCGTATTGTGATAATGCAAAAAATATTTTACAACAACAAAATTATGATTATGAAGAACTTTTGATCGGAAAAGATATTGAAAGAGATGCTGTGTTGGAAACATGGCCAACACAAAAAATGCTTCCTATTGTATTGGTGGATGATAGATTAATAGGAGGTTATATTGAATTGGTTGATTATTTACATCCACCTATGATTGATAATTTTGAAGAAGAGATGGAGACTATGGCAAATCAAGAATTTAAAAATTGGTTTTTAAATAAACTAGAAAAATCAAATTGTAGAATTACATATGAAAAATCGAATGGTGATCATTCAGCTATTGATGTGAGTAAAGCACCACAAATCAATGAAAAACTTACTGTTATTGATAATTTTAATGGTAAAAGTGTTAGTATTGGTTGGGAAGATATGGTTTCATATGATTTTGGAGATATGCATTGACAGAAAAGTGGCGTAACGAACAAAATATGAATGCTAATTCTGGATCTGAATTGATGATGAAGGGATTAGAACGTGAACTTGGTGAGGAATTTTTAGAAGATTTTCAAATAATTCTTTCTCGCCCAAGAGAACTAGACGAAACGAAAATTCGTATTTTTTGGGCGCATGATCTGCCAAATGATCCAGAATCTGTAGATTCGCTTAAGAATGGCGGATGGAAAAAATTTCATCGCTTTGTATTTGTTAGTAATTGGCAGGCACAAAGATATATTGAAATGTTTGGTATTCCATGGTCAAAAACAGTTGTGATGAGAAATGCTATTCAGCCAATTGATGTTGATATGGATAAAAAATGGGATGTTGGTAAAGAAAACCAGATTCGACTTATATATCACACAACTCCGCATCGTGGATTAGCCTTATTGGTTCCTATATTTCAAGAATTGTGCAAACACCATGACAACATTCATCTAGATGTGTATTCGTCTTTTAAATTGTATGGTTGGGATGAATCAGATGAGGAATTTTCTGAACTATACAAAATAATTGAAGAACATGAGCATATGACATATCATGGATCTGTTGATAATTCGGTTGTTCGTGACGCATTGACAGAAGCTCATATTTTTGCTTATCCTTGTGTTCATACAGAAACATCGTGCATTGCATTGATTGAAGCAATGAATGCTGGTGTTATGTGCATTCATCCGAATAATGGCGCTCTTTACGAAACATCGTCTAACTGGACATTTATGTATCCATGGCATGAATCTCATCAAGAACACGCAAAAAGTCATTTTGAAATGGTTAATCATGCGATTAATTTGATTCGTGAGAACGATGAAGGTCTTAAAATGAAATTGTCTGGACAGAAAAGCTTTTCTGAAGTCAACTATTCTTGGGATATCAGATCACATGAATGGAGAGCATTTTTAGATTCATGTAGGAATCTTGATAGAAAAATAGAAGATCCAAATAACACTTGGACTTATAAAGTTGGATAATAATGGCGAAAAAAATAAAATCTTTTTCACGTAGTTTAGATAAGCAAATACAAGGGGCAGAACCAGAATTTAATGGTTCTGCTTCAAGAATAGAAATTGCTAAAGCATTCAATTGGTATAATTACTCATACACAATCACAGAAACTAAAAAATGGATACTATTATGGATGCAAAATGATGGCTATTCTGTTGATGATGTGAGTATAGTCAAATCTAGTAATAATAGTAAAATTACTCAGACACAAGCATCTATAGCAAGAATGCTTACAAATGGATTAATTGAGAAAAAGCTTGAATTGAATTTGCGGAATGCTATTAATGAAGCAATAGAAAATCCATACAAAGAAACAATTAAGACAAAACCAACAACAAAAACTATTGAGAATAAATTAATTGCTGATTTGGATGATTTTCTTGATTGTTTTTATAATAACGACTATAAAGAAACGAATGACAATCTAGACGAAATCATTAGTAATCACACCGTCGCTGTAATGAAAGAAGCATCAATTTATTATGAAAAAATAAAACAAGATGTATCAAGTAACGATGATGGATACACGCATATTAATAAAACTAAGAAAAAAAGATATTTATCATTACTTGATAATATGCTTAATAAACTAAATATTGTTACTGTTGTTAAAAAAACGAGGGCACCAACAAAGAAAAAACCAAAAACAGTTATTCAAGGAAAAATAGCTGATAAATTAAAATATTTAGATCATCATGAATTAGGATCTTCTATACAACCAACATCAATATTCGGTGTTAAAGTATTGTGGACTTATAATCCAACAATTCGAAAATTATCAAAATATGTAGCATGTAAAGATGCGTTAAGTATTAAAGGACAAACTATTTTAAATTATGATCCTGAACAATCATTCACTATCACGATTCGAAAACCAGAAGAAACTGTTCCTAAGATTATCGGTGATGGTATAAGAACACTTAATAAATATGTTTCATCATTGAATGTTAAAAGAACTACAGTAATTCAAAGAATTAATGACAAAACTCTTTTATTAAGGACACAAAAATGAATTCGAACAATGTAGTAAAGTTGTTTCCTGAACAACCATCAGCAATAGAATTATTTGAAGGTGATAGCAATCAAGAACCAAATGATGAAGGGTTAGAAGTTAATCTTGAAGAAATTGTTGAAGATATGCAAATAACAACGTATACTAATGTTTGTGCGAATAGAATTGGTGATGAATTGTCAAATCTTGGTATGGACCCACAAGAAGCACCAAAAGATTTTTGTTTTTTAGTTGAAGCTATATTATCATACATATATAAACATCATGATAGAGAACATGCTTTACAAGATATAGCTGAAGATTCTATAGTGATAGAAGATGATGAAACATTAATTTATAATTTCATCGAACCAAGAATTAATCCTATAGAGGAAAATAATGGCGATTCTGATTGATTTAAACCATTTGGCCTTTTCTAGTTATTTTGCTAGTGTTGGTAATCATGGTAATAAAAGTGTTGATGTTGATGCATTTCGTAAAATGTTGTTGAGTAATATCAATATCATTATGCATAAATTCAAACATTATGGTGAGGTTGTTCTTGCGTTCGATTCAAAAACAAATTGGCGTAAAGATGTTTTTGAATATTATAAAGCCCGTAGAAAAATCAACAGAGACAAATCTGATGTTGATTGGTCAAGCATTTATTCTGCTATTGATGTTGTTACAAATGAATTGGTTGATAATTTTCCATATCATTTGATTAGAATTGATGGTGCAGAAGCAGATGATGTTATTGCGGTATTGGCAAAAAATATACAACCATCTGTTATTATTTCAAGTGATAAAGATTTCAAACAATTACAAAAATATGAAGGTATTTGCCAATATGATCATATTAAAGAAACAATGTTGGTAGAAAAAGATCCAGAACAATTTTTGCATGACCATATTTTATGTGGGGATTCTGGTGATGACATACCAAACATCAGAACAAGAGATGATATATTTGTTTCTGAAGGTCGCCAAGAAGTTATGACTAAAAAAAGGAAATTGGAATTGGTTGATATTAGAAATTCACCAAACCATAAATATTATGATAGATGGTTAAGAAATCAATCTTTAATAGATTTTGATTTTATTCCAGAGAATATCGCATCATCAATAATTGATGAACATGCGAAAGGTCCAAAAACAAAAAATCGTAGCAAAGTCCTAAACTATATTATCAAAAATCGTTTAGGAAATTTAATCAACAAAGTAAGTTATTTTTGAGGTATTATGAAACAATTAGCAATGTATGAAATCTTAGCGCAATGCGCTATGTTAGACAGCGAAGAACAACAGATCAATTTTCTTAAAACGCATTGGTCAAAACATTTAGCAGAAACATTGGCTCTTGTGTATGATGAGCGTGTGCATTGGCTTATGCCAAAAGAAACACCACCATATACTCCATATGAACCATCACAGGGAGAAAATGATGCAAAAATGACTTTACATCAGGAAGCATCTCGTGGTAAGTTGTATTACTTTGTTCATGCTGGCAAAGGTCAAAACGTCAACTCACTACAGAGAGAGAACATGTTTATCAATTTGTTAGAAATGGTGCACCCAAAGGATGCAGAATTACTTATTATGTTTAACCGAAAAGAATTGCCGCAAGGTATTACAAGAGAACTTATTGAAAAGGCGTATGGAGTTTACGAGTGATGGGAAAAACTATTCGGGCTAAAAAGTCATGGAGCGATGAAGATTTCAATGACTATAGTGAAAATAGAAAAAATGTTCGTGATAGGAGAAATCAGCGTAAAAATAAAATAGCTGAAAGAGAATCTTATATCACAGAATCAAATCATACGAAAGACTAAATGGCCAATTCGAGAGGATATAAAAATTCCAACATATAAATTTAAAAAAGGCAAGAAAACATGGACAGAATATATGTCCATTTCCGAAAGAACAAAATTTCTTGAGGAAAATCCAGATGTAGAGCAGTTAATTAATGGTTTTCCTGGATTTACGGATTCTGTGCATCTCGGAAGAACAAAAACTGCCGATGGATTTAATGATTTGATGAAACAGATCAAAAAAAATAATATTCATTCGGATATTAAAACACGATAATATGTCCGGCCCCTCTTCACTTCGGTGTACGGGCCGGTCTTTTTTTTAAGATCAACACAACATAGGAGGTAAAACAAACCATATATTATGGTGTTAATTTTCCAATAAAATAAGGAGCCTCTATGTTACAAACAGCCCATCGACAGCTCAGCAAGAAAGCTAAAAGAGCATTACGAAAAGAAGGCGTAACAGTTAATTCTGGTTTAAGACTTAAAAAAATAGAACCATTGACAACAAACCAAGAAATAGCATTTGAATCTTGGTATAATGATAAAGACTTATTTCTTCATGGTTCTGCTGGTACAGGAAAAACATTATTAGCATTTTATTTCGGTTTAAGAGAATTGAAACTTGACAATACAGATAAAGTATTAATTATAAGAAGTGCTGTACCAAGCCGAGATTTGGGATTCCTTCCTGGATCTGAAAAAGAAAAATTAAAACAATACGAGCTTCCTTATTACGGTATTTGTAATGAACTATACGATCGCGGCGATTCTTATGAAATTCTGAAACAAAAAGGTTCGATAGAATTTACATCAACATCTTTTCTTAGGGGGTTGACATTTGATAATTGTGTTGTTATTGTTGATGAAATGCAAAACCTAGCGTGGCATGAACTTAATACTCTAATGTCGCGTATGGGTGAAAACTGTAGAATGATTTTTTGTGGAGACACAAAACAAAGCGATCTAGAAGAATATAAAGGGAAATATGACTTGCTAAAAATGATGAAAGTGATAAACATTATGCCATCATTTAAATCTGTGCAGTTCGTGCCTGATGATGTGGTTCGTTCTGGTAAAGCAAGAGAATATTTAATGGCCTGTGATTCTCTAGGTTATTAACAACAACAGCTGATCTTTATTCTGTTCGAGATTAGAGTAGGTGGGTGTCATTGGCGGTAGAGACTTCGTGACCTACATAACAATCAAAAGGAATAATTATGACAATCAATAACAAAGATAATAACATAAAAATATGAAAAGACCAATAATACCAGAAGATTTAAATGATAAAATTTTTAGACACGTTGTTTATCCAGGACAGTCATCTCTAGATGGTTCACCATGCATGACATATACTGTTTCAGATATTTTAGATGAATATTGGGATCATTGGTCGTTATTGATGCTGGAGCGTTTCAAAACACAAGAAGCAATTGATAAAATCATATATCCACATAGTTTATTAGAAACTTGTATTATGGATTGGTGTGCAGTTAATTGGGCAATAGAAAAGAGTACAGATGTTTAAACATGAACTAGTTCCAGATTTAAAATTAAAACAAATAACATTACCAGAGCGAAGATACTATGAAACAGATGATGGTAGACAATATCAATCTGTAACAACTCTTCTTGGTAAACTCCCAGAAAAGAAAAAAATATTGGAATCTTGGAGAGCTAGAGTTGGTGATAAAGAAGCTGATAGAATAAAAAATATTGCTGGCAAAAGAGGAACAATTATACACGACGCGTTAGAATCATATTTGCATAATGAAGCAGATTATATGAAAGATCTTATGCCTGTTCATAAAGTCATTGTTATGCGTATGGCTAATAAATTAAAAGAACAAATAACAGGAAAAGTATATGGTATTGAATCTGGTTTGTATTCAAACACATTAAAAACTGCTGGTACTGTTGATTTGATAGCTGATTGGAAAGATGAAATCACTGTTTGTGATTTTAAGACATCAAAAAGATTAAAATCAAAAAAACAAATCGTTGATTATTTTTTACAAGCAACAGCATATGCTATAATGTTGCGTGAACGTCATGGAATTATTGCTAAGAATATTTGTATTTTGATGCATGTCGATAATGATGGCGTATACGAATATATCGAAAAAGTATCTCGTTTCGAAAAATCTGCTATGAAAATATTCCCAATATTAGCTGAAAAATAATTATTGACATGTAATGTACTTTTTGATATTGTTGTTTTCATAATAACAGAGGAAACACAACATGTCCACCAATTCATTATTCGCAAAACTTCTGGCAACAGAAAATATCAATATCGTGCATGGCGCTATCAATACAGCCTATTTTGATATGAAAAATAGAACATTAGGACTACCTAATTGGAATGAACCAACAGTATATGATCTTTTGGTTGGTCATGAGGTTGGTCATGCTCTATATACTCCAGCCTATGATGGATGGTTAGATCTAAAAACACATAAAAATACCAGAAACGACGTTCCTATAGGATTCTACAACATTGTAGAAGATATTCGTATTGAGCGCATGATTCAAGAAACATATCCAGGATTGACTTCATCATTTCTTCGTGGATACCGTTTCATGAAAAATAAAGATATGTTTGGTATTGGCAAAAAAGAACATATTACGATAACTGATTATAATTTTATTGATAGATTGAATCTTAAAGCTAAGTTGCGTTCGCTGATTGAAGTTGATTTCAAGAAAGAAGAAATCCCATATATCAATATGGCGCACGCTGCTTCAACTTTTGCTGAAATGAAAAAAGCAGCAGAAGCTATCTTTGATTTTGTTAAAGATCAAATCAAAGAACAAGCATCAACAACCATTGCTATTCCAGCAGAATGTAACGAATCATCGACATCTTTAAAAGATGCTGATGAATATAGCGATTCAGATGATTCTGGTGATTCATCTGGTGACAATGACGATGATGCTTCTGGAGATGCTTCTGGAGATGCTTCTGGAGATGCTAGTGATGCTAGTGATGCTGGAGATGCTAGTGATTCTTCTGGCGATGATTCCGATGATTCCGATGATTCCGATGATGCTGGAGATGGAGATGGAGGTGATGGTGATTCATATGAAGAAATTGAAGGTGGTTTTTTGTCTGATGAATGTTATCCTATTGAACCAGGTACTGAAGGTGGTAGACATGTTGGAGCTGAAGGTGGTGCGAATCCGCTAAAGTATAGTGAAGAAGCTATGACTGTTGATAGTATTACCGACAATGAATATGAGAAAAATAAATCACAATCTTTAATCGAACGAACAAAAAATGGTAGTTTGTTGAGAATTTCATATGGATACAGTAAAAGACAACTTGAAAGTGTTATTGTCCCTTATGAATTGGTAAAAAAAGCCAGAAAAAATACTATTGTTCCCACATTATCTTCTACCAAAAAATTTAAACAAGAAAATAAAGAATGTGTTGCTACCTTAGCCCGTGAGTTTGAAATGAAAAAGGCTGCTTATATGTATGCTAGAGCGACAATATCAAAAACCGGATCTTTAGATATGTCCAAATTACATCAATATAAACATACTGATGATATATTTTTAAAAACAACAAAGTTGGCAGAAGCAAAAAATCATGGTATGGTTATGTGTATAGATTATTCTGGATCTATGGCACCAATAATTAAAAATGTTCTTTCACAAGTTCTTCAATTGTCTATGTTTTGTGATAAAGTAGGTATTCCATATAAAATAATGGGTTTTGGTAATGGTTCTGGTGTTGGTAATTATAGCAGTATGCTAAAGGAAGACACTATTAATCATAGGGGAAGTCATGTGTTTGAACTTCTATCTTCTGATATGAAAAAACCTGTTTTTGATGAAGCATTTTCTTCATTGGTTTTTCAATATAATATTCTTACAGAGAAAACTTCGTATAGTAACCCATTTATTGGATATGAAAGTCTGCAAGGTACACCATTGAACGAAGCGTTAATTGCCTTACATGATGTATGTAAAGAATTTAGAATCAAACATAATGTTCAAAAAATGACTTTAGTTACATTGACTGATGGTGATGGTGCTGGTATACATTATTTTCCCGACCGCCCCGAAAAAATGTTTATTCATGGTAAAAAAATCACAATAAATGGTGGTCCTAAAGATATGTCAAGAAGTTTAGTTGCAAATATCAGAAATCTTGGTTATGCTGACAAAATAGTCAATTTTTTTATTACAAGTCCATATTATGCTGGTACTGGTCATGGTATTGGCGTACCAAAAGATATAGATTATAGAGAAATAACATCATTAAAAAACAAAAATGCCTCAGAATTGAAAAAAAATGGTTGTTTTGTTGCCAAAGATTGTGATGGATATGATCTTAGAATTGTTGTTTCTGGAAAATCTTCGGTAATGACCGGAGAATCAGCTAAAGAATTAAAAATCAAATCAGGAGATTCTAAAAGAAAGATAGAAACAGAATTTAAAAAATTTGCTGGTTCTAATAAAAAAAATAGGATTGTGGCAACAAAATTTTCTGAAATTATAGCTTGACGATGAACAAGTTTGTTATATATTACTAATATTGAAATTATGGAGGTTTATAAATGACTATGAACGAAAATCAACAACGTCTTTTGAAGCTAATCGTTGAAAATGATGAAGGCTCTACATGTGATGTGAGACCAAAAATTATTTTTCAACTTGCTGAAGATAATGATGTTCCTGTTAATGACGCTAGACATCTTCTTCAGAAAATGAATAAGATTGATCATGGTGTTTATAATTACAATGAACTTCTTTCTCCGACACAAGATGTTTTTTCTATGGTTGAAGACGAGACAGAAGAAAATCCTATTGATAAACCCCCAATTATCGCGAATATAAATTCTGACGATGTTTTTGTTCCTTCAGTAATTAAAAGTTATGTTAAATGGGGACATTTCAAAGATATAGTTAAAATTATTCAAAGTCAGCAATTTTATCCATTATTCGTTACTGGATTATCCGGTAATGGCAAAACAATGATGGTTGAACAGGCATGTGCTTCATTGAAACGGCAATATTCGCGAGTCCAAATCACGCCTGAAACGGATGAAGATGATCTCATTGGCGGATTCAGATTGGATAATGGTGATACTGTTTTTTCTGAAGGGCCTGTTATTCGAGCAATGAAAGCTGGAGCGGTTCTTTGTCTTGATGAGATTGATCGTGGATCTAATAGAATTATGTGTCTTCAAGGTGTTCTTGAAGGTAATCCTGTATTGATTAAGAAAACCGGCGAAATCGTATATCCAGCTAAAGGGTTTACTGTAATTGCTACAGCAAATACCAAAGGAAGAGGTTCTGACGATGGTAGGTTCATTGCAGCAAATATTATCGATGAAGCATTTTTGGAAAGATTTAATATCACTATTGAGCAACAATATCCAACAGCATCAGTAGAAAAACGAATTATATTGAAGCATATGAAAATTTATGGTAAAATAGATGAAGATTTTGCCCAAAAATTAGTATCTTGGTCTCAAACAATTAGGAAATCATATGAAGATGACGCTGTTGATGATTTGATTTCTACTCGCCGTTTATGTCATATTGCGCAAACATTTGCTATTTTTGAAGACAGATTGAAATCTATTTCTTTGTGTATCGCTAGATTTGATGATATTTCAAAAGATGCTTTTATGAATCTATACACAAAAATTGATGCTGAAGTTGATGATTTGCAGGATGTTGCTGAAGCTAAAGAAGCGGAAAAAGTCGATATGGATGTAATTACTGGATCATTCACGCCTGATCCTTCTCAGACATATACAGTGGGCGCAAACACAGCTTGGGGAAACCCTATTCTTAAACCTATTGTTGGTCTTAGCAATGCAGATGTTTTTTCTGAATATAAAGAATTTATCGAAAGTGTTGGTGATGTTACAGTTACAGTTAACACATCTTCGTCAGATCCAGATAGTTTGTCATAATAACAATATGGAGCATATAATTATGATTAGAGATATAATAATAGCAATTTTTACTGTACTCTTTTTTGTTGTTATATTAGCTTTTTGGAATCCAGCTACTGCTCATAGCTGGTATCCAAATGAGTGTTGTAATGATGATGATTGTACGCCAGCAACAATAGTGTCGAAAAATTCTAAAGGGTTTACATTAAGATCCAAATTTGGTGACCATTTTATTGAATATGGGTCTAAATTGATTAGACCTTCTCAAGACAATTATAATCATATTTGTGTTATTTCTGATGTTGGCTCTGAGGTTGAAGGCCAACCGATCTGTGTTTTTATTCCTGTTGGATCATAATTATGGGTGGTTTTTTGGGAAAACACGCAATTTATGATATTGAATTTGATATCAATTCATCCATTCTTAAAGGTGGTAATAAATTGATGGGTATGATGGAGCAATGTTGTATTGATGCTGGAGCAACAATATTAAAAAAATACAAAAAGAAATTTGATGGTGGTGGATTTACATTCACTTTAATTTTGGCAGAAAGTCATGCTTCGTGTCATACATGGCCAGAGCATGGAATTGCTACATTGGATATTTTCATGTGTGGCGAATGCGATCCATATGTTACTATGAATTCTTTGGTTTATATGTTACAATGTAGTAAACACAAACCAAAGAAATTTTATCAAACAAAAATAGGAAGAGGATGGGTGGTATGATCACAAAAGAAATACCAAATTTGATGAAATATTATCCTTTTGCAACAGCATATATACTTGGTGCTTATGATCTTGATGTTAAAGACATATTCATGCTTTCATCTATCACTAATATTGAAAAAATATTTGATAATATAGAGTCTTCTATCAAATTTCATCATAAAGATTGGGTGTTGGATGAGGTATATTATAGAGGTTTTGATTTTGCAGAAGCTTTAGAAGATTCTTATGTAGAAGTGAAATTAGAAGAGAATGATATTTATGATGTTTCTTCTGCTGTTGAAAAATACATCATAAAACAAACCAAACATAATATGACTATTGTTATGAGTACGTATAACTTAGGTAAAAAATATATTATATAAGGAAAGCAAAGTTGAAAATTGACTATATATCCGATTTACATATGGAGATTAATGGAAATCTTCGGCTAGAATGGCCAAAAGAAAAGGCTGATATTTTAGTTCTTGTTGGTGATATTATTTGTTATAGGTTTTTTGAACCACACAGAACAGATAGTGAAGCAAGATCTATAAAGAAACGTTTTAATAAATTTGTTAAAGAAGATTGTGCTGATTACAAGCATATTTATTTTGTTCCTGGTAATCATGAGTATTATGGTTTAGATCATGTTGGTGCTGATACTGATTTTAAAAAACGGCTATCCGAAATAGATTCTAGATGTAAATTGCTGCAAAATGACATATCAACTCATGATGATGTTATTATCTTTGGAGCTACATTATGGACTGATATGAAAAATAACGATCCTTTGGTGAAAATGGTTGTTGGTAATGGTATGAATGATTTTAGGCTTATTAGCAATAGTAATACTAATAAAGAATGGACTACAGACGATGCCATTCAAGAACATCATTATAGTATGGATTCGATGAAACACTTTTATCATAATAGAAACGATAAAAAATTTGTTGTTTTTACACACCATGCACCATGTATGTTATCGCACGATGTAAACAGATTTGGTATTAACGATGATATGAAATATGGGTACATCACAGAGCTTAGTGATTGGATAATGGATACCGACATTAAAAATTGGATTCATGGTCATACCCATTTCAATGTTTCTTATATGATCGGAGATTGTCTTGTGAAAGCGTCTATGCACGGTTATCTTGGTTACGATAAACCAAGAAAGCATACGCAACCAGTAGGACAAATAATTGTCTAATTAAAAAAAGAAAGATATAATGAATAAAATTATTGAAAATGCAATATTAACACATTCTGGTGATTATTTTTCTTTTTCAGATCCAGGAGTTAATTATATTCAAATCGAAGATATTGCGCACGCATTATCGATGATTTGTCGATTTAATGGTCACGTAAATAAATTTTATTCTGTGGCAGAACATTGTGTATTAGCTAGTTGGCATGTAGAAAAAGGTTATGAATATGATGCTTTGATGCACGATTCCGCAGAAGCATTTATAGGTGATATTGCAAAACCTTTGAAAATGATGTTGCCTGATTTTAAAAAAATAGAAGCTAGTGTAGAAGAACATTTGTTTCAAATATTTAATGTTTCGATTCCATTACCAAAAGAAGTTAAAGAAATTGATATGATTCTTCTTGCAACAGAACAAAAATTGTTGATGAATAATCAAGATTCTTGGTTTCATACTCATGGCAGAAAACCTCTTGATATTAATACAATTCCTTGTTGGAATCCAGGTAAAGCTAAACATATGTTTTTGAAAAGATATGATGAATTAACTTCTTGACTCTATTCGAATATATGCTATTCTAGGATAGAAGATCAGAAACAGAGGAATATCATGACAGCAAAAACAGCAACTGTATTTTTTAATGAACTAAGAACATCAAATACCATGTTCGGCGCAACAACAATTCGTAAAAACGATAAAAAGGTTGATGGTGAAATTGTTTCTAAAAAAGGCGATGAAATAAAATCAACATATCGTCTTGGTGTTCCTGCAACAATTAAAGAAGCAAACACTAGGATGCCATCAGGACTTCGTAAATATGAAGATGAATTGAATGAAGTCCTTACAGTATATGATATGAATAAAGAAGATAAGGATGGAAATCGTGGTGCTTTTAGGCGTATAGCGATTGATGGTATTATAGAAATTCGTGTTCATGGTTCTAAATTTGAAACTGTGTGGAATGATGAAAATTCTACATGGGATATCGTAGAAAAAAATTAAGAATATAGGATTATTATAATGTTTACAGGCGCTTATTTGGTGTATGGTTCGTCACCACCCCCGCCGCATACTTATATATTTTCAGTATGTGCAATAAAACCAACAGAAACCACACCTGGTACTTATAAAATCGATGCGCCGCCTCTGTTTAGAACATTGAGTGAATATGTTGCACATAATGCAAATTATATAATTATGCCAAACCCAAAAGAATGGGAGAATAAATTTATTGATAGTAATGTTGTCCATTTATATCATAAATGGTGTGTTATATTTTCTATGGGATATATCCCATGCCCGCTTGGTTTTTCTGATATTCCTGCTATAGAAATGACCAAAACAGAACTTCTTGAAAAACATGTATTATTAATGGAAAGAATTGTTGATTTGTCTGATCTAGAATCAGCACCAGTTATGAATGTTTTGGATAAAGCATTTGAGAAATTCCATTCTCACGGTTTTGTTGCGCATCCATTTCAAAATATAACAACGATGGTTGAAATCACAGATATAAAATGTTTTAATGCAAAAAATACAGGAAAGCCTGGTATATTGATTAGTATGATTGATAATAAAGGAAATGTGTTAAAAACATTTCAAAATATAGGCCATCTTGTATCAATTGGTGGTCAATATAAAATTGATGCAGTGGTTTCTAAACACAACACATGGAACACCAAAAGAGAAACTATTATTAAGAACGTTGTTGTTGATGACAAATAGGAGAAAAAATGACAGTAGATGTATTTAAAAGTGTTAGAGATTTTCATGAAGCATTTGATGTAGGAATATCAGATACACCAGAGTTTCCTGATAAAGATATTAGAAAACTTCGAGTGAATCTAATAGAAGAAGAATTTGTTGAGTATATTGAAAGCGAAATAAAAGATGATATCAAAAACATTTCAAAAGAAATGGCTGATATGATTTATATTATTTGTGGTACAGCATTGACTTATGGTATTCCATTGGATAAAGTCTTTGAACGGGTTCATGATTCTAACATGGCAAAAATGGTTAATGGTAAAGTTTTTAGACGTGAAGATGGTAAGGTTATTAAACCATCTGGTTGGGAGCCACCAAAACTAGACGATCTTTTTGAATAGCGCTTTGATGTTTATCCTTTGTCTGTCTTAGCGCTTGCGCGGCCAAGGGCGGTGTTCCTTCCTCCATCGCCCTTGGCTATATAATAGGAAAAAAATGATGACTGCTATCGGACCCAATTTTAGAAGCGCTGCAAGAAAAGTTATGACAGAACTTCAAGAACACGGAATACCAGAATATTTGGCTGCTGTTTATGTGTCTAATATAAGAAGTTCTGCTATTGCTGATTATAAAATGGATGTGGATAAAACACTTAATGTTTTGGCCAGCAAACAATATATACATCCTGATGATATAATTTTAGATGCAGAAAGGGTTTTTGGAGATGAAACAAAAACAATTTGATCATTTAGGTGTTGGTGATATGTTGACGCACGAAACATGTCCATGGTCTAATTTTGTGTGTGTTCATAAAATGTATAATGATGAAGGGTGGTACGTCATCCGTGCGTGCAATTCTGGTGTATTGGAAAATTTTACAGTAACATCACCAAAAGGATGGATTTTAACAAGCAAAGTACAGAAAAGGAAATCTATTGGGGATAAAAATAAAAGAATACAGGCCCTATCAGAATGATTGTATATTAAAATATAAAAATTATAAAGACACTTCTGGACGAATAATTGCACCAACAGCATCAGGAAAAACATATTTGCAGGCAAGAATTTTGTCTCTTAGATTAGATGGATGTTCTGTTCATCTAGTAGTTGCTCCAAGAATTGCTCTATTGAATCAACACATCAAAGAATATAGATATTCTATACCAGAAAAAAAATATATTTCGTATGCGTTTCATTCTGGATCATATGAAGTTGATTATAATCAAGTTCAGTGGTCAGAAAGATCTGGAACAAAACCAGAACAAGTGCAAGAAGAAATAGTAAGAGCAAGAAGACTTGGTATGGATCTTGTTATCTTTTCTACGTATGCTTCTTTTGGTAAATTATCATCTGTTTTTTTCAAAACAGCGATATTTGATGAATCTCAATACTGCATAGCAGAAGATGTTTTTGAAAATTTAAAAAATATAGACAGCGATCAATATCTATATTTTACAGCAACAGAAAAACACACAATTTCTGGAAATGGTAGAGGTCTTAATAATAAAGATGTTTTTGGTGGAATTATTTATAAAATTTTGCCTCAAATATTGATTGATGAAGGATGGATATTAGCACCAAGATTGCATATAATGAAAGCTGATAAAACCACAGAGGGGAGCACTTTAATTGATGAAGTATCGTCTCTTGCAGAAGGACAAATTCAGCAAACATTAGGAATGCCTTTTCGTAAAATTTTGTTTGCATGTAAAGGAACTTCATGTATAAAGAAAATAATTAAAAAAATCAAAGTGTTGAAAAAAAGACATCCTAATTATAGAGTATTCACCATTATGTCTAATGGTGAATTTGGTGCAATGATTGATGGTGTTAAAGTCTCACGTGAAAAATTCTTTGCTGAATTAGACAAAGATGAAGATTCGTTTGTTTTCCATTATGATATTATTAGTGAAGGTATCGATGTTAGTGGATTTACTGGTGTTTGTATTTTGAGATATTTGGATAAAACTAAATTATTACAAACTATCGGTCGCGCTCAAAGAGTATGGGATGGTGATAAAGGAAAGGATATAGATAAAAGAATAAAAAAACACGCTGTTGTTTCTGTTGCCAGAATAAATGGTAATGCTGAAAGTGAAGATTATGTTAGAAATATTGTGATACAAATGAGGCTTGGTGGCTATGATGTCACAAAAGAACTTATTGATTGTACAGATGATCCTGGATTTGGTATTGGTGAAGATTTTGCAATAGATCCATTAACACAATTGAATCGAAGGGGCGAAACAAGTGATGTGTTAGAACATATTTTCCATGATATAGAAAAGGATGAAGAAATGTATACTATTAGATATTTAACTCCAGTAGAATTGATTGCAGCTTTAATATGACGAATATACTTCAACACGATTTTTGTAAAATTTGTTATGATATAGATCTTCTTTTTGGTGGTGTGTATTTAATGTCTCAATTCATGAAAAATTTGCATGAACAAAGTGAAGAATCTCCTGATATGTTCACACCAAATGTTTATCTTGGTATGGGCTTTGAATGTTTTATTGAATCTCTTATTGGTCAGTTTAGAACAGATAAACGCATTACGATTGAAAATTATTCGATTGTAAAACATAATGATCAGGGAGTTGATGGTTTTGGATATGGTTTGGGTGGAGAAATACATACTGTACAATGTAAAGCGCGTATGAACGTGAATGGATGGTTGACAGCAAATGAAGATCATATATCAAATTTTGTTGCTCATTCAAAATGTCATTATAAATCACAACCAAAACACATGACTGTATTTACAACCGCTCAAGGTGTTGTTACTGACACATGTATTAATATGTATGAAGATGAAATTAATGTTATTAACAATGATGGGTTGAGAAGTCTTGTGGATAATAATCAAGAATTCTGGACAGAATTTAGAAATGAAATGAAAATAAGTAAATAATGGTTTCTTTTAGTAGAGAAGATTTGATTAAAGAAATGTATCGTCAGAAGATTTTTAAAAAATCTCTTCCAACACCACCAAAAATAATAGATCAAATAATAACACACATGCAAATAAAACCAAAAGAAAGAATATTGGTTTTACATAGTCCAGATATTGTTGTTGCTTTATTATCTGCTGATATTCCTTCTCGTTTTATTACATTATATGGTAATAATGATCAATGGATGCCATCAATAACCGCAAATCTTGGTGTTCATTATATTCACAATCTAGAAAAAATTGCTTGTCTACAATACGATGTTGTGATAGGAAATACACCATACACTATAGATAATTGGAAAGGTAAAATAGATCGAAGTGTTTTGGAATGGGCAGAAGAATTGGTTTCTCTAAAACCATATCTTAAAGAAAATTCTAGATGGGGATTGATTGGACCATCAAAAGCTCAATTACCTAATGGAGAAATGTATAAACAAAATATATTTGAGCATTATGGTTGGAATTCTGTATATACAGATATTGCTGATTTTAATCATATGATTTGTGACATAGAACCAGCTTTATATTTTGGTGTTTGTGGTCCAGTTGATGATATTGTTGTTTATCATCACGGAGAAAATCATATTTTTAAATATGGTTACATCCCAACAAACGGAATGTTAGACAATACAATCATTACAAATAAATTTTTTTCTATGAATAAAACATTAAAATGTGAAAAAACACCTTGTTCTAATTGGATCGATCCTATATTCTGTAAAAGACTAGTTTCAAGATATTCTATAAATGATAAAAAACGAAAATGTGTTGATTTTGAATTAGGTAAAGTTTATGATAAAAACGGAAAATATAATGATGGTTTATTTTTAGATTCTATGGTATATGATATCGATGAACTGAAAAGGAAGCATAAAATGTGGAGAATATCTAGATTTTGTTGGGATCATGTGTTGTATTATTCTCAATATATTCCACCACATGTAAAATCAAAAATTCCTGACTTGACATCTTTTGATACTGATGCTAAGTTGATCGAACATCTAAAATTGTCTGATAATCAAATACAGACAATAAAAGAATGGAATGTGTAGAGTTTAAATCATGAAACAATTCGTTTAGGAACGTGAAAATGAAAAATTTCGGAGATATGAATAAAGTTGAGGTAATTGATTGTGCTATTAAGCATATAACTACTATTTCAACAGATCCAAAATATAGTTTCAATTGGATTAATATACACAATAATCATTATATTGAAGATAGAGGAACCGTTAGTATGTGTGGAGCGGGTGCTGTAATGGCATTAGAACTCAATCATCCATATGATAAATTTGGTTTGTTCAGTGACTATGACGAACAGATCGCTGATCGGCTAAATTTTATCAGTAGTGAAAGCCAAGCACCGTATGGTGTTCCGCCGCAAACTTGGGAAGAATCTATCGATAATCTCAATATTGTGCGGAGCGAATTGATAAAAACACATAACTACGATTTTGATTAATATACATGTCCTGATGGTCTCAATGGTAAGACGGTACGGCCTGGTGTGTTCGTGAGAGCCAGGGCTTGTGGAACTGATATCTGATAGCTAGGGTTATTGGATGGGTGAAGCAAGGTCTAACGTGCAAATGCGAAAAATGCTCGCTATCCCTATAGAGCAAGGTTCGATTCCCGCGAAGGACTCCAAATACGAGTTTATCCGCATAACGCTAGAAATAGCATTATTAAAAATTTAATCTAATTTAATATTATGGAGAAATGTGATGGACAGTAAACTTAAAGAAAAATGGTTGGATGCTCTTGATAAGAATAAACGCGCCAGGCACGTGATGAAGCGAACTGATGAAAATGGTGATTGTAGTTATTGCTGTTTAGGTGTTTTAAGAAACGTATTAATCGAAGAGAATATGATTGATGCACAAAATACTAGATCGTATTATGATATGCCAGAAGAATCAGAATATTTATCCGAAAATATCATTGATGTATGGCAGAGAAATATATATCTAACAGATAGAGAAGTGAAATTAATCGATTTCGATACTCCTTCTGGAGTCTTCAAGATTGATAAAGAAGATTATAAAACATATCTTAATTCTAAAGGTAATGAGCACGGAGCTGGCGAAAACAAAACAAATCTTGCTTGGATTAATGATTGTATCCAAGAAGGTGATGGATTTGAAACCGTGAAATACTTTATTGAAAAGTATTTCTAAACAATGATTAATTTTAAACCTAGAAAACTAACACTAACAAGGAGAATGGGAATGACACGCGTTAAGAAACCTGGATATATGGGACGTGCGGTAACTGCATGGAGTGTGCTTAATCTAGCATTGCTTGTAGTTCTCTATGTAATGACATATATTCTAAAAGATTATATGGATCACTGGATTGTAATGGCTGTAATTCTTATTGCAACAGTAACAACTGAATGGGCTATTACAGTTCTTACAGTTCTTCCGATCGTGAAAGAGTGGATTGACCAAGAAGAATATGTTAATGACGGTGAAAAGCCATCTTGGGAGAAACCAATTGATAAGTGATCATCTATTTGGTTGCTAATGAAATGTTTAGGAGGAATATTAGATGCGAAATAATTATGATATTTTTGATATAATGTTTATTGTTTTTATACTTTCAGTTGTGCTTATGATTATCTATATTAATTTCTTCGAACCGCCTGGACCAACAGTACAGGAAATCACAGCACAACAGCATTCGCAATGTCAAAAACTGGGTGGCGAAACTGTTCTTGACTATAGATTCGAATTTGATAAATGTATAATTAAAAGAAAGTAATATTATGGAAAAAGAATTTAAAGAAATTACACAAGAAGACAAACAAGAAATTCTTGATGGTTGGAATGATGCGTGGGTTTCTGTTACTGAGAAAGAAATGTATAGCCAAGGTCGTTGGGATTTATATTTTTCTAAAATATACAAACACAAGCCATCAGAAACATTCTGGGAATTTTCTTGGAAAGAAGCTGCAACAGAATGTCAAGAATGTAGCAATTTTATCAATATGGTACGAGTTTATCCGCATAAAGTATTCAGAATCGAATATAAATTAACGCCATAGATACAATTATTAAAAATTTAATCTAATTATGCGCTGGTATTCCAATCGGCAGAGAAATGGGTTAATATAAATTGAGGGTGTGGTGGAACTGGTTTACACAAGGAGCTTAAAACTCCTCGCCCATATGGCTTGCAGGTTCGAATCCTGCCACCCTCACCAATTTATTAAAGAGAAAGATTATTATGAAAATTTATGGTCCTTACAAACGTAAGGATGGAAGAAAACATATTATCAAGATATATCCTAATGGAAAGCGAAGAACTCAATCATATCCTCGTTATTTAATGGAACAGCATCTTGGAAGAGAATTACTAGAATCAGAAGAAGTAGATCATATCGACAATGACCATACAAATAATGATATCTCTAACTTACAACTCCTTACCAAAAAAGAAAATCTCCAGAAAGCGGCAGAACTTAGACTACCTGAGATAGACACTTTCTTTTGCCCAACCTGTGACCAACAGTTCGAAAAAGCAGTATGTATAGTCAGAGGAAATCAAGCAAAACAAAATAAAGCTGGTCCTTTTTGCTCTAGATCTTGCGCAGGTCAGTATAGTACATCGGTACAGTATGCTTAAAATCCCTCCAGTATGGGTTCGAATCCCATCCAGCGTACCAAGGATATATAAAAAAACTGGTAGGTGGTATTGTTATTGAGTTCGATTTTTCTGATTAAGATTCGTTTGTACTAACACGACCATCAAATTTTTTCTTAATTCTACCTTTAAACTGTTCTTTTAATGTTCCGTGATTTTTGGGCCATCTTGCACCAAGAAAACGATTTTTGGATATCTTTGTTACATTAACTGTATCTGATTGATTACCTCCAAGAATATGATAATAATCATCATCTTCTGAAACATAGAAACCAACATGGCCAGCCCAACCAGATTTTTTTCCTCTCCAGAAAACCATTGTTGCCCCATATTGAGGATTGGTCGGAACACCAGCTTTCAACCAATTTCTTGCGCCAAGTGGATTTTTTATTTCTGATTTTATATCATTTGCGCTCCAACAATAATCAACAAATAAGCCACACCAATGAATACTATCTTTGGTATAATAACTTTTAACAAAACCACCAATAGATTTCGCCCATTTAATTATTTTGGGGTTGTTTCCAGATCCACGTACTTCATCTGTTCCCATAAGGGCTTTTGCTGTATGCATCCAAGGCACATCACGAACAACATCAGATTCAACATCAGGCAATTCTTCATCAGAAATAACAGATTTATTTTCTTCGATTCTATTTTTTGTGTTTGTGTATATTGCTTTATAAAGTATTTTTGCTCCACAAACAATAAAATTAAAAACAGCTAATAGACACGTCATCCAATTATGATAATTTCGTGTTTTTGGTATGTAGTCAATTTCTTCTGAAGGTTCTAATTCTTCTTGAATTTCTTCTTCATAATCTGTACCAATTATTTTGATGCAATCTTCTAATTCTGGTTTATATCGTTTGTTTATGATGTTGCTTTTGATTCTATCGCTCAATGTTCTGAGATTTTTTACATAGCAACTACGCTCATTATACAAATTGAATAGTTGTTTTTCTATATCATTCGGAACACCAGAATATGCCGCAGCAGAAACAATTTTATTTGCACCACCATGTTGTACAGAAATAGAAAATAGAGCTTCTTGTATCGCTCGATCATTAATATAAAATCCTAATTTTTCAGCATGATTTTTTACTGGCAAATAATGTGTGGTTGCATAAAATACTTTTTGTGCGTATTCAAATCCTTCTGGATCTGATTTTGCTATCTGTTTGTAGATTTTATTGAAATTTTTTGTTCCTGGCTTGAAATTATTAAATTTCTTAGCATAAGGTTCCCCCCATTTGCTTTCAAGAAATTTCCCCATAGAATATGCTGAACTGAGTTGATGGACTCCATATGATTGTCCACCAGGATCGCCCCAATCGTCACCATTAGATATAAATTCTACACCTCTACCACCAGATTCATATTTTGCTGATATGAAACCAAAATCTTTATGAAATTTCATCGCATTCTCCATTAATATTCTTGCCTATACACCTCATATATTTATCTTGACAGAGATATTAAGCAATGATAATATATGAATGAATTCAAAAAATGAGGAATATTATGTATACAGCACCACAAAAAGATTGCACAGAAGCTTTATCTAGATGTGTGGGTAGACGAAAAAAGAAATTAAATTGTTCATGGAATGATGCATTCACATCACTTATTCGTGAACAAAAATACGAAACAGTCGATGATGAAATTAAAACTTACCTATCCTGCAATTTTGGTATTGACGAACAATCTGCAAATGATATACTTAAAAAATACCAACCAACATCATCTGTTGAGGATAACCACGGCTAGGGTTGAGACAGATATGATTTAGCCGATCATTGCTTCTAATGGCATCAAATATTCTCATGGGTGCTTGTCACACGTATCGCGGCGTGACTGACGGATTGAAAGGGATGTTGGTTGGTATTACTTAATTACAGAAAGGAGTGATGTAATGGCAAGAATGTCAAATCGATATAAGCAACGACGCAAAGAAGATGCTATACGGAAAAAAATTAAAGCTTTGGAAAAAGAATTGAAATTGGTTTCTCGCGTAGCATTTGATCAACCATATACAAATACTATTATGTATAAAGAAACACTTGATAGATATAGAAAAGAAATTTATTATGATGGTTGATTTTTAGTAGACAATATAAGGAAATTAAAATATGATTGAAGAATCGAAATCTCCGACATCACCAGTCGGACGCAAATCTTCTGGGTATATAACACCTTCTAGTAATACTGTGTTGTATGATACAAAAAAAGAGGTGATCAAGAGTCAATTAAATATTGATATTTTACTTGACGAAATCGATCGTTTGCGTGTAGAAAACAAATTAATGCATGAGTTTTTGTTTAGTATGGATTTGATATCCTCATATACGAAAAGCAAAGAATAAACCACGAAACTGCGAAACTAGTAATTAATAAAAAGGATAATATAATGAACTTCGATAAAATGCTTAGTGTTAAAGACAATAAAGATTCTAACCTTCTTGGATGGTCAGAATATTTTGATCTGTGCAAAAAAGATCCGATGACTTATGCGTCGGCATCAGAACGAATGGTTGATGCTATTGGAGAACCAGTGTTGGTTGATACTGCAAAAGATCCTCGACTATCGAGAATTTTTACTAATCGCACTATCCGACAATATCCTGCATTCGAGGATTTTTATGGTATGGAAAACACCATCGAAAATGTTGTTGGTTTTTATCGACATGCTGCGCAAGGCTTGGAAGAGCGAAAGCAAGTTCTTTATCTGCTTGGTCCTGTTGGTGGCGGCAAATCTTCATTGGCGGAACGTCTCAAAGAATTGATGGAAGTTCATCCAATTTATGTTCTTGTAACAGAAGATGGTCGTGTTTCACCAATTTTTGAAAGTCCTCTTGGTCTTGTTCAAGATCCAGCTATGCGCAAAAAAATCTCAGAAGAATATAATATTCCTATGCGATATTTTGGTCAAATCCCTTCACCTTGGGCAGTTAAACGCCTAGAAGAATTTGAAGAATCTGGTGGTGGTACAGCAAACTTTAAAATTATGCGTATGAAACCATCAAAGTTGCAACAGGTGGGTGTGTCTAAAACCGAACCAGGCGATGAAAATAATCAAGATATTTCATCTTTGGTTGGCAAAGTTGATATTCGTATGCTTGAAGCGTTTAGTCAAAGCGATACAGATGCTTATTCGTATTCTGGTGGCCTCAACAGAACCACACAGGGAATGTTGGAATTTGTCGAAATGTTCAAAGCACCGATTAAGATGCTGCATCCATTGCTGACAGCAACACAAGAAGGCAATTATGTTGGTACAGAATCTGGTGCTGCTATGCCTTATGATGGTACTATTCTTGCGCACTCTAATGAAAGTGAATGGAAACAATTTCGTTCAAACAAAAACAATGAAGCCTTTCTTGACAGAATTTGTGTTGTGAAAGTTCCTTATTGTCTTCGTGTTTCTGATGAAATCAAAGTATATGAAAAAATGATTAGTTCTTCTAGTCTTGAAGGATCGCCGTGTGCGCCAATGACTCTAGAAATGCTAGCCCGTTTTTCTGTTCTTTCGCGTCTTATTGAACACGAAAATTCAACCATGTATTCTAAAATGCAAGTATATGATGGTGAAGATCTTAGGGAAAGCGATCCGCGTGCAAAATCAATGCAGGAATATCGTGATATTGCTGGTGTTGATGAAGGCATGAGCGGGCAATCTACTAGATTTGCATATAAGGTTTTGTCAAAAACCTTTAACTTCGATCCAGATGAAGTTGCGGCAGATCCTGTTCATTTGATGAGTGTTTTGGAAGAATCTGTTCGGAAAGAACAGTTTCAAGAAGAAACGGAAGTTAAATTGGTGTCTTTCATTAAACGAGAACTTGCGGAAAAATATTCTGAATTCTTGGGCAATGAAATCCAAAAAGCTTATCTTGAAAGTTATGCTGAGTTTGGACAAAACCTATTCATGCGTTATCTAGATTATGCTGATGCATGGGTACAAAACAATGACTATAAAGATCCAGATACTGGTCTATTGCTTAATAGAGATGCTATTAATGCAGAACTTGAAAAGATCGAAAAAGCTGGTAATATTGGTAATCCAAAGGATTTCCGAAACGATGTTGTTGGTTTCTGTATTCGAGCCAAAGCCAAAACTGGTAAAGATGTTCAATGGACAGAATATGCCACAATGCGTGATGTGATCGAAAAACGTATGTTTGGTCAACTAGAAGATCTTTTGCCGGTTATTTCATTCGGCGCGAAGAAAGATAGCGAAACTGACAAGAAACATAGTGATTATGTCCAACGGATGGTTGATCGTGGTTATACGCCAAAACAAGTTCGTCGATTGAGCGAATGGTTTATGAGGGTCAGAAAATCTAGCAGCTAATACATAATGGGGGCTACGGCCCCCATTTCATCATAAAGTATATTGGAGAATATGATATGTCTGTTATAATTGATCGGCGAAAAAACGCCCGCGCGAAAACACTTAGAAATCGATCTCGCTTTATTGATCTGCACAGAAAACAGATCAAAGATGGTGTAAAGGATATTTTGAAAGATGCTAACATCACTGATGTGGGCACAAAAAAACAAATTAAAGTAAAACCTTTGTCTAAACCATCTTTTAGACATCAAAGAGGTTCTGGTGATGAGAAATATGTTCTTCCTGGAAATGAAGAATATGTGAAGGGTGATAAGCGACGAAAGAAACCACCAGGCGGTGATGAAAAAGGATATTCTGGAGAAGGTGAAGATGATTTCACTTTTGATTTGACAGAAGAAGAATTCATGGATTTTGTGTTTGAGTATCTGGAATTGCCAGATATGGTTAAAAAAACCATGCGTGATGTAAAACAATATGATATGCAACGCGCTGGCTTTAAAATCACTGGAACTCCGAACCAAATGGATTATAAACGATCCATGATTAATTCTATTGGCAGAAGGCTTGCACTAAAACGGCCAAAACAAGAAGATATCGATAAGATTGAAGAAGCTATCGAAAATTGTACTGATAAAAATGAAATTATTAGGCTCGAAGAAGTATTGAAAGCTATGCGGAAACGGAAGGGTTCTATTCCATTTATAGATCCTTTTGATATTAAGTATCGCAATTTCGAAAAGCATCCTCGACCACGAACAAAAGCAGTTATGATGTGTTTGATGGATGTGTCTTTTTCTATGTCAAAACAAGATAAGATGATTGCAAAATCATTTTTTATGTTGTTGAGAATATTTTTGAAAAAGAAATACGATGCTGTTGATATTCGTTTTATTAGTCATCACGAAACAGCAAAAGAAGTTGATGAGCATGAATTCTTTTATAGTCAAGAATCTGGCGGAACGTGCGTATCTAGTGCATATGAAGAAGCAAATAAAATAATCAAAGATGATTATAATTTGAATGATTGGAATGTTTATGTTGCTCAAGCTTCTGATGGAGACAATGCACCATCAGATTATGCGCACATGACAGATGAATTAATTAAATTGCTTGACGTGAGTCAGTATTTCGCTTATATTCAAACTGTTTCGAGCGATAATATGAATAATTTGTATTATGGTTATATGCCATCAGATACTGGTGTATGGAAACATCTAGAAGATATGCGAACCACAGAACCGAAAATCAACATGAAACAAGCTAGTAATATACAGGATGTTTGGACTGTATTTACAGAATTGTTTAAGAAAGGCAAAAATCGTGACACTCTTGTTTGAAGATAACAATTGGACACTTGATAAACTTCGTATTGCAGAAGAAGAATGTGCAGAAATTGCACTTAAAGAATTGAAATTAGATATCTATCGAAATCAAATCGAAGTTATCAATTCTGATCAAATGTTAGAGGCATATACAAGTGTTGGTATGCCTATTATGTATGATCATTGGTCTTTTGGTGAACAATATATCAATGAAGAAAAACAATATAGGGAAGGTAAACGTGGTCTTGCCTATGAGATTGTAATGAACACAGATCCATGCATTTCATTGCTTATGGAAGAAAATTCTATGGCTATGCAGTTACTGGTGATTGCCCACGCGGCCATGGGACACAATCATTTCTTCAAGAACAACTATTTGTTCAAAGAATGGACTGATGCAGAAGGTATTGTTGATTATCTTCTGTTTGCTAAAAACTATATCCAAAAACAAGAAGAAATTCATGGTCCTGAAAATGTTCGTGAATTGCTAGATGCTCTTCACGCTATTCAAACATATGGTGTGGATCGTTATAAACGACCACCACAACTTAATAAAAAACAAGAAAAGGAAAAACAAAAAGAACGATCTGCTTATGTTCAATCACAAGCAAATATTTTGTGGTCAACAATGCCTAATAATACAATTGGTGGCGATTCGATAGATACTTCAAAAAAAGTACCTAGTGAACCACAAGAAAATCTTTTGTATTTTCTTGAAAAACATTCTCCTATTCTAGAAGAATGGCAACGAGAAATTATTAGAATTGTGAGAAAGATTGCGCAATATTTTCATCCTCAACGCCAAACTAAATTGATGAATGAAGGATTTGCGACATCTGTTCATTGGTATATTTTGAATCGTCTTTGGGAACAAGGAAAAATATCTAATGGATATATGCTAGAAATCATCCATTCTCATGCTGGTGTATTGACACAAAGAAAATTTAATGAACAAGGGTTTTCTGGTTACAATCCATATGCTCTAGGATTTTCAATGTTTAAAGATATCAAAGAAAAGGCTGGTGGTGAATGGGTTGATGTGTGGTTGGATGCTGTTGAAAATTATAAGGACGATAGCTTCATCAGACAGTTTCTGTCCGAAGAAGTAGTAAAAGAATATAAAATGATGGAAATTTCTAATAAAGAAAAAGATTCTTATATTGAAGTTTCTGGTATTCAGAACAAAACAGACTTTGATTCTATCCGTGAAAGTTTGGCTGACAATTATTCTCTTGCGGTGATGCAACCAAATATTGAAATCATTAATGCCAACATTACTGGAAATCGATATTTGGAGATGAATCATACATCATATAATGGTTCTAAACTGGATAAAAAAACCATGATCAATACTCTTGCATATATGCATAAACTATGGGGATATCCTACAACTATGCAAACTACATATCCAGATGGATCTAAAGTGGTTGATCATATCCATGACATATAATAATAATCAAAAAGGACATGAAATGGTTTTGTTTGATAATTTACCAAGCCATTTCAGAAAAGAAATTAATTATTCTTCATATAGAGAAAATCCTATAGATTATGTTTATAAATATATTAATAGTGCAAAAGAAAATGATTTGCTTGCACAAAAACTACAGAAATTACTAAACTCTATATAAGGAAACTAACATGAAGAAAATTAAAGAAATTTTGGTAGATGTGAAAACATGGGTTTTTGCTACTGTTACCACATTGATTGCTGCTTTTAGTGGGTGGCTTGATGTCATTAAAGATCTTTTTTAATTGACAACGAATCCGATATAGGCTACATTGCCTATATTGATACCAAATAGCTCAGTTGGTTGTTTGTTTTGTAACTATTGTGCTGTGGATAGCCGAACATGGTGGACGGGCTTGTCTGTTAAACAAGATACGGTAGGTTCGATTCCTACATCCACAGCACAATAGTTACATTTATATTAACATGAACATAGAGGAATTTTATTATGAGAGATAGTGGAGTAGTCATCGCAGTTAATCTTTTTTTCTTGAGTTGTTTTGCAGCGTGGCTTACGCATGTTGTGTGGATTATTAGTATGCTTCTTTTACCAACAATTCCAACTGGACATATTGTTATTGGTGTTCTTGGAGCGTTTATGCCTCCGATTGGTGTTATTCATGGATTCATGATTTGGTTTGGCATCGGCTGGTAAAAAAAATTTAACACAAAGGATATTTTATTATGGCGGACAACACAGAGGTTGCCTCAGAAACAGCAATCAAAATATTAGATCGTATGATGTCAACAGCAGACCAAACAATAAACAAATATGGTCCTGATGTTATGGCAGCAACATTAGATTTAATTCGATATGAAAATATTTTCATATCGTTCTCACAAATTCTTGGATTCGGTATTCTTGTTTGGATTGGATTATATACAAAAAGAATTTCTGAAAAAGAGTATGAAAAAGAATGCGAGGGTCGTGATGTTCGTTATTATTCAGTAGGCCCAACAATTGGGATTTGTCTACCAGCAGCAATATCGTTTTTTTCAGCATTAGTTGCTTTTATTGTATCAACAATATTTTTTACTAATTTATATTTGACTATGTTGGCGATTTATGATCCAAAGCTATATCTTCTTCGTAAAGTCATATATAAGGTGATCGAATAATGAGATGGAATGTTGAATTACGAGGAAAAATAACAAGAGATGTGATTTGGCGTGAAATAAAAGCACCAACTATAGATGAAGCTCGTAAAATTGCACTATGGAAATATGGTGCTGTTCATGAAATAAAAAATATTTCACAAAAGGGTTGATATGATGTATAATGATGATATGTTTTACATGACAATAATCATTGTTGCTTTTTTTGTAATGATGAGTATTAGTGTATTTGGTAATAATTTACAAGAAAAATGTATTGAAGTTCGTGGCGATTGGAATCAATCAACAAAAAGCTGCACTTTCCCTAATAAGACAAAACAATAGGTTTGTTATGCTAAAATTTTATTCTGATTTTTTGCCTCTAATATGGTTTTTTATATTTGGCTTGGTTTTTGTTGTTGCTGGAATGTTTGCACCAACACAGAATTATAAAGAAAAGGGGATATATGAACAGGAATGTATTGACATGAAAGGTAGAGTACATTATAATCATATAATGCGCTTTGATGGATGTACAATTCAAGGAAAATAAATTAAATATTCTGTGAATCCCCGTTAATACGATATAGGCTAACGCGGACACCTATATTTTATTTTCTCACAGAATATTTATATTTTTATTTAGGAAAATAATGATGATAAAAAAATTTATTGTTTGTATTATTTCTCTTTCTATGGTATCATGTACCGCTATTGTGAAAATACATAGAATTGATAAAGTCCAACAATGTAAAGATTTTGGTGGAAAACTCACTAAAGATAAAAAGTTTTGTGTAATCGATATGTATTTTACAAGAATTCCAGTTGATGGAGGTTATTAAGAAATTTCATTTTTGGCGCATTCGCGCTAAATATTAATAGTACATGACTAGCGCAGAGTGCTAGTGATAGAAATACCAATCTGGTAGGATGGACCCCTATTGAATCGTTGTGCGCTCAGGATTACCGACATTGTCCCCCGCATCGGTAAGTGAGAGTAGGGCTACCAGATTGGAAAGATGTCTTGCATCATGGTAGTTCTTGATGCAAGACATTGAATTGCTTGAATGATGTACACCAAAAGAATATGGCAAATGGATAGTGTTTAGCTATCGCCTACCAAACAAGGAATAAACCAGAACGTTGATGTTCAAATGTGTTTGGGTTCTTTTGATGTAGATTATGTTTTTTTTTATTATTGACATATGAGATTGTATCTTGTATAAATAACTAATCGTTGATGACGCATCACGAAGCTTGGCTGGACGTGGGGGCAGTACCCACCAGCTCCACCATAAGAACATTGACTGACGGCGGCGCAACATGGTCCGAATGTCAGTGCCCGACTATATGCCATTCGGAATAGAGCATATACAGTCAATGTTCTTTTGATGGGGCTGAAATAGGTTCGACAGTGGGTGTAGGAAATGTAGAGATGATGGGATGGCCGCCTTATAGACTAGTTAGCCACTTAATGGCTGTTTAAATGCAAACGATAATAGCATTGAGAACTTCGCCCTAGCTGCGTAGCTTCTCTGAGGCTGCTAGGGAGCCTTATCACCCAATCCCTAGCACTAATTAATAAAACGAGTTAATAACTCGTTTTATCCAACTACCGGCTATTATTGGCCAAAATTCCGAGAGGGTTGGGAATAAAATCTCATTGTCTAAATTAGTTAGTTGACAAAACCCTCTTCATGTGTTAGTATATCTACACAATCAATGAGGAGGGTTTTTTAATGTCTATAATTCCAGACCAGAATTTCACTAATAGAGAAAAGGTTAAATTTGCTGATGTTAATAATGCTGATGAACTGTATATTGGTGAAATAGTTGGAAAGATTACTAAAAATGTAATCTGTCTTTATCTCGTGGAATGTGAAGAATACGCAAAGAAACATAAATCTGAATATCATGTTTTTGCAATGCCACATACATGCTTAGAAAGAATTTAAATAGAGGAAACTTAATAGATTATATCGGCGTAGTTCAACGGTAGAACGACTGTTTCCAAACCAGTAGATCGGGGTTCGATTCCTCGCGCCTTTGTCCTTGAAATCACCGATGATTAATATGCCACATTAGTATAACGACTATTACATCGCTTTTGTAATGCGAAAATTGGGGTTTAATTCCTCAATGTGGCTCCAGTATAAGGAATATGCCATGAAAAGAATAAAATTAATTTGTGGTGATGAATTTGATGTATTGACAAAAGCTAGAAAAGTTTACAAATATACGCAAAAATCTGGTGTTTGTAAAAAAGTAAAAAGACGCTATAATCGTAGATTTAGACAAATAGCAAAACAGGAGTATGAAAATGAATGGTCTGTTTGATTTTCTGAATAGGTTTTTAGCAATTTCTGCATTTATTATTCTTACTGTTGTTATTGTTTCTGGAATGTATTTTTTTGGATATTTTAGTTGACAAGATAACCTAATAAGTATATAACTTAATAACAATAAAAAAATATGGAGAAATATTATGTCAATGCAACAACTATTTGAAGATGCTATTGTTCCTGTTATTGAACAAGGTGGTGGTTCTTATGATTTTGATCACTTATCATGTCTTTATCGTGGTCCTAATGGAAGAAAATGCGCGATTGGTCATTTGATTCCAGACGAACTATATAATAAAAGAATGGAAAATAAAAGTATATGTAATTTGTTACATACTAATTTGGATGGTATTGAAGAAATAATTCTGCCCTTATGGCGCAAAAAATATGATTTGGAAATTGATCATAATGAATTTGCAGATACATTGGACCATATTCAAAGACTTCATGACAAAGTGTGTCATGAATATTATTCTCATACTGACAAATGTAATGATGAACAATGGATTGAAGCATTCAAAGAAAGGGTGATTCAATTTTGTAAGGATGAAGGTTTAGATTTTTCATTCTTGAATGAAAAAGAAGATGTTCTATCGACAGTTGTTTCTAAACTATAATTTTAATATGGAAGGTTGATGTTATGCTTAAAACACCAGTAAAAATTAGAATTAAATCTCTTGCTGCTGAAGCTAAACAAGTAAAAAAAGAAGAACACAAAAAACTTGAAAGAGCAAGATATTATAGGAATCTTGGTTCTGATAACGCCAAATCTGGTGTTAGTATGTCAATTCATGAGTATGAGCAGCTACGAAGGCACAGAAAAGAAGTTCTTGCAAAAGAAGCAAGAACTATGTTGATCGCCTATGGTTTTTTGAATGGTAAAGATTATGCAGAAATCGAGCAACCATATGCAGACAAACCAGTTGATCTCCAAAATGTAACTGATATTGTATATTATTGTGGAGATTTTGAAGATACTCCAAGACATGTTGTTGAAGACAATGTATATGCTTGGATTGATGATTAAGTTTACCACCGCGTGATAATGGTAGCGGGTATAAATAGATCCATGCCGCGATGGGTAGACCACTTATGCGGGGTAGTGATTTAGTATAGTCAGAGTTTACACATAATCACAATAAGAAAAAGGTATCGTAGGTGTATCCGTGCCTACAGAATATCCATAGAAATATGGGGTGGCAACCAGAAAAGCTCAACCTAGATCTTTAGATGTTCTAGACCTATTGAACGCTAACTGGATATATAAGCTAACGGTTTATATATTTAAAGTTAAGAGCACAGAGCCACCTAAAGGCTCGTAAGCAGGTGTATAGGGCAAATGAGGTTCGACTCCTCACTGTGGTTTAGGTGTGCTCTTATTAAATGCGAGCCTATCCATGGGATTCGGATTGGTGTGGTGCTAAAAAATGAAGAGCACCGAATAAGTCCAATCGCTCTCTATACTCCAGAGAGTTAAAAATATGATGGAAACAAAGGTGCGAATCCTTTGGCTATTTTAAGTTTTGCAGGTTAGAGAAGCGGTCATATGTTCGAATTCTATACCTACAATCACTTACCGCATGATAATGGTAGCGGGTATAAATATATCCATTACAGGTCTAGCTCCGTGCCTGTTAAATATCCACAGAAATATGGGGTTATTAATGTATGGTAATAGTTCTTGTCATTCATTGGCCAATGAATGATGCATTTTGTTTGTTTAAATGTGATTTATTATCAGATGTTATGCGCTAACGGACCAACAATTTTATATTATGTTATAATAAAGGAAAAAATACGATCATACTGATGATAATATAAGATTATATCTACTAAAACATGAATTGTTTATTCGCAAAGAAAAAAATTAAAGAAAAGATTGAAGAAGAAACATAAGAGGGGTAATTAGTGTACATATATAATGTAACCGTAATAGACGTAATTGATGGTAATACTGTTGAAGTTGACATAGATCTTGGTTTTGGCTTGCATATGAGAAATAAATATGTTAAATTGCATGGTATTGATTGTCCAGAATCAAAAACATTGGATGTTGTTGAGAAACGGTTTGGTATTTTGGCTAAAAAAGAAGTCGAAAAATATATGACTGTTGGTAGCAAACAACAAATGGTTTCTGTATTACCAAAAAACAAAATTTCTGGTAATATATTGGGCGAGTTTCTGGTAAAAGATCCTAACACACCAGAAACTAGATTTAATCTCAATAGACATCTAGTAACAAAACATTTTGCTGTAGCATATGATGGCAGTATTTCAAAAGACAAGCTTATTGAAGAACATCATGAAAATAGAATGAGGTTGATGAAATTTTGAAAACAGAAGAGTATAATGAAGTGAGAGAAACAAAACTCACTCAAATTGGTATAGAGTTAGAAAATATAGTTGAAAAATATGATGTCTCTTATATGGATGCTGTTATAATGTATTCTGATGAACATGATATCGAATTGGAATTATTGGGTGAGGTTGTTAAAGGACACCAAAAAATAACCAATGAAATTCGTATAGAAGCAGAAAATCTTAATTATTTAGAAAAGAGTAATACTTTTAGTATACAAGAAATAGGAAATAAGTGTTAATGGATAGAGAAAAAGAATGGCCTTGGTCTGAATTTGATAAAAAAGAAGAAAATATCAAACCAAAAATAAAAAAACCTATTAAAATTGAAGAACCACCAAAAAAAGATGGATGGTTTAAGAATATTCTCAACAAATTAAATATTGTTAAAGAACCAATTGCTATTGAAATACCATCAACAGAAACCAAAATTATATCTGGTGATGATGTAACTTATGAAGTTCCTATCGAAGCTACAAAAATTGTAGTTCAAATAACGAATGATAGTGGAACTATTAAACAAATATACACCCTAACAAATTACATTTCTATTAAAGGCGGCGACAGAGTAAGAATTCTGGCCACATGATGGAAATATATAATATATCACATATCATTACGATATACGTGATTATAGCATACATAACATTTTTGTTTTTTATGCATAATATGATGAACAATCCAGAAGCTATTGCTTTTGACGATAAATCAAAAACCATTTGGATCTTGGTCGCATTTGTATTGGCTTGTTTGTGGCCAATTGGATTGCCTTTTGTTTTTATTATGTCGATTTATTCGGATTGATAATAATTCACTATAAATAGTGATACCTAATTAACAGATAATAAGACATCTGTTGATGACTGAATTAGTGGATAATAATAGATCTGCTAATATATGAAATAGTAAACGTAGATGAAACAAGGAGACTATATGGTAGATTTTAAAGCCATGAAAGCCAATCGACAAAATAGATTGGAATCACTAAAACAAGAGCTTGCCAATGCAGGCAAGAAAAAGACGTTCCAGAATGAAGATAATGATCCAACATTTTGGAAATTAGAAGTAGATAAAGCAGGGAATGGTTTTGCTGTTATTAGATTTCTTGATAGCGACAAAGAAATTCCTTATGTTACGTATTGGGACCATGGGTTTAAGGGTCCAGGTGGTTATTATATTGAAAAATCACTTACTTCTATTGGGTTGCCAGATCCCGTTGCAGATTTAAATTCTAAATTATGGAAGTCTGGCGACAAAGACACAGCAAGAGCGCAGAAGCGTAGATTGCATCATGTGTCAAATATCTTAGTCATTAAGGATTCTAAAAATCCTGATAATGAAGGTAAAGTCTTCAAATTCAAGTATGGTGTGAAAATCATGGAAAAGCTCAATGAAGCTATGATGCCACCATTTGATGAAGAAGGTCGTTCCCCTGATGATGAAGATTATGATCCAGTGAATGCATTCAATCCATTCTGTATTTGGAATGGTGCTGCACTAAAATTGGCCGCCCGCAAGGTCAAGGATTTCCGTAACTATGACTCTTCGGAATTTCAAAAACAGTCTCCATTGGCCGCCTCGGAAGAGGAAATGGAAGAAATTATGTCTCAGACATACGATCTGGACGAAATTCTAGATCCTTCTAACTTCAAAACAAGAGAAGAGTTAGAAGCAAGACTGAACAAGATTTTGGGTAATGAGGTTGTTCAAAATAGTGCTGATAGGGAAACCAAAGAAGCACCATCAAGAAAAACCAAAGAATCGACAAAAACATCTATTGATGAAGATGAAGATGAAATTGACCTAGATGCATTAATTGGTTCAATTGAATCTGAATAAATAGCAGAAAATTAGAAGAAGGGATTTTTAATCCCTTCTTTTTTATAAAAACATGGTTAATATAAATATTAGGCAATATGGAATTGACCATCATAGCAATTATTGACTAATTATTAAGGAGAATAACATGTCTGAAAGCTTTCCAGAATCTGTGTTTAATCATGATGTAGTGTGGATGTACGATATGCTTAGACGTTTCCATCAGGAAATGGCTAAATCGCAATCTGCACCAGTAAGTGGAATGATTGTGCCTGATCAGCTTCGGTTTGAGTCGTATTTGGCCCAAATGCGTAGTGCTCTTGAATGGGTACAAAATACACCATTACTCGATATGCCAGAAACACACCCACGTCCATATTCTCTCCCGGCATTTCCGGCTGAAATTAATGTCGAAAACGAATCTATTAATGTTATTTTGCGATTAATTAGAGCATCTGCTGTTGAATTGACAAATTCACAATCTAGCAGATTTAGTTCTCGTCTCCAGCCATTCGATCAAGAACGCATTGTTGCTGTGATTGATAAGCTTGATGCCTTCTTGAATAACTATATTCGTAGTCAAGCGGTTCCTTTGGATCTACCAGAGTCTTCGCCCGAAGAAAGTATTGGTACAGACGGTTTAATGGGTGTTTTGGGTACAAATAAATAATTGAACAACCAAAAAACATAAAAAGAAAGGGGGCAATTGCCCCCTTTTTACTTTTCTATATTAAAATTTTTAATATCTCTTGGATCTTCTTTACCATCCATTCTATATTTCCCGTCTTTTGTCCAATGACAAGGTTTATCATCAAGTGTACCAAAAACTGGAAATGCACCATTATATTTGTTTTTTGTTTCGATTATAACTATTTGGTTATCTATAGTCTTTAACATTAAGCAACACCAGCAGCAAAATCCTGCGCCATAACTTTAGCATCTTCTAGTGTTTTTGCTTCCCATTCCCCACGTCCACATTTTACAATAGTATATGGATTTTCTTCATGTATATCAATTTCTTCTAATTCTGAAAGATCCAAATCTGGATCAACGACATCATCTAATGAATTAGCCATTGCTATCATCACTGGTGTGTGTAAAATTCGAATTCCAGATCTATCAGGAAGAATTTGGCATTCATCTCTAGCCTGTTTTTTTCTTTCGGGACTGAGATCCCCCCAAAAATCTTCATGTGCTGTAATAAGATCTTCTGGAGTTGCGCCAACATATGCACAATCACCTTTAACTACAGAAGAACCAACACCAAAACCAAACATTGCTCTATGCGACCAACCATACCATTTTTGTTCTTTTTCACAAAAACCAATTCTACATTGTTTCCCTTCACCAACATCTGCATCCAATCTTGGTCTTGGTACAATTCCTCGATCATTACAAATATATGCAGTATCAACTACATTACCAATTTTATCACCGCCTGGTGTATAACAATAAGTAATTTCTGTTGGTTCTTCTAATTCACTATGCCACCATAGTTCATCATGAATATTATACACGCCTTTAAGTCCAAGACGCTTATTCAAAAGTTTACTTTTCATATTTATATCCTTATAGTCTTTCATTAAGACGTTTTTCTAGAGAATCTAGAAAAGCCCGACGCCAACGTAAAGTTGGTCTTTCATAAAAGTTAACATCATCTTTATTAACGTTAGTGATGCTATCAGTTACATCTTTCAGAATTTCAATAATAGATGTTTGTTTATCAAATTCAGTATTAAATTCTTTTTCTGTCATTTAAAAACCCCTTTAGTTATGTTATTGATAGAAATACCCACCCCAATCATTAGTATAAGGTGTTGGGATCAAATTTTTTCTTCCACATTCAGTATAATTTTGTGTTCCAATAGGCCAATAACAATAAACATGTTGTGGCACTATTTCTGTTCTGTCTTTATTCCACCATTGAAATCCTTCATCATGTGCACTGTACTTAAAATGATTAGATGCATAATCACCTTTCTGTCTTTCATGATTTATAAAATAGTTTATAAGCTCACGATTTCCTTTATGCCACCACAAGGCTTTGACAAAAATAGTTTCATGCTGTTCATTCCAATAAACACAAGCATGATATAAACTTACATCTTTTTCTATGAAAGGTTTTGTCAATTCTGGATTGACCCACCCAAGATTAAGCCAATCTTCATATCTTTTAAGTTGTTTCATTATTCGTCCTCTGATTCAATATAAATTATACGTGATTTTGTATGAATTTGGATGTGATCATTTTCAAAATAATTTTTAGCGAAAGCCCGCGCTTCTTTTTCTGACGAGAATTTACCTTCACTTCTAGATCCATAAACTATTGGAGATCTGACTTCCCATTCTGTTATTTCATCAGCAAAGAATCCAGTAACAGGCAAATCATCATTGGTTTTTGTGTGTTCTTCACGAACAGTCAGTCTTAATGGCGTTTCATTAAAAATAACACGCAGAGGGATATCAGGAACTTCCATTGGAAAAGTCAATAAAATACCTCTCACAGGAACTTGATCTTCACCAACAACAATCTCTAAGTCACCAAAAGAATGAACAACAAGATCGCCATCTTTATATTTAAATTTCTTTGTCATGCTTAACTCTTTCCTTCATCATGGCGTCAGCAATTCTATATGATTCTTCTGCTGCTGTGGTCGTAATATACCATTTTCTAGAATACAAACCAGCCAATGCTTGTGCAGCAAAATAATCGCGTAAAGCCATACCATCATCTTTTTTGTCATATAATTTTTGCATTATATCACATAATCTATTTAATTTATCTTTATTTGTTTTAAGCTTTTCTGAATATAGTTCAAGAGCTTTAACAAAATAATTTGATACCAGCACAAAAGATAAACAAATCGCAAATGTGCAAATTATAATAACCCAAGAAAGGGTTGATAAATTATTAAATATTTCTAACATAATATTCCTTCCATAATATTAACACTGTACAGTCATTGGCCACCACAACCTGTTTGTCCACTTACTGGTTGGTTAATCCATTAAGCTTCATCTTTTATTCTGTTCATCTACATCCCTATGATTAAAAGATCCATCACAATAAGCACATTCTTCCCATTGTCTTGTTCGTAACACATTATAACGTGTTTGTCTGGTGCGATGCCCTAGTTTTTCACAAGCCTTTTCCATCGCAACTCTTTCGGGCATCAGCATTTCCCGCGCGGCTTCTGTTATATCATTAATACGTTTATTGAGATCATTTCGAAATTTTCTAATTTCTTTATGTGTTTTTAACATAAATCCTCTTTCAATATTATTTGTTCTATTCTGGTATGTATGCCCATTCACAATCAAGCAATTCGTCATCACTCAACACATCATCTGAAACATCAGCTAGTAGGGTTTCGGTGTAAAACCAACCAGAAGTGTCTTCATAATCAAACCAATACATGATAGCAGGACAATCCCAATCAGTTGATCTTACCAATATAGATTTTTTCCTTGGAGCTTCTGTGAAGTCTTTGTTCCAATTATTCATTTTATTGTCCTATGAAATTTCATTTCTCCTGATTTCTTCTTCATTATGCGGTTAGATGATTGGTAGTAACCAAAACAACGCGTTCAAAACCATCATGAACTATAATTGAAAAATTAGTATATGTTTTTACCCAACAAACACGAAGATCTTCTGTACCGATATCTGTTAGATTTGGATCATATCTAATTTTAGCAATACGATATGCTTCGGTATAATTTTCATCTATAACAGCTTGAGCTATATCACCATCAAGACACATTCCAGGTATATCGTCACGTGTAGACCATCCAATACCATATCCAGGAGAATATACAATAGCTGTATAACCATTTTTAATTAACTTATTCATTTTTTCCTTCACTTAATTACTTTATTTAATTCTTGTAATGTTCTAATAATGATTAAAGTTTCATCACCTAATTTAGTACCACCTCTTGTCCTAGTCCAATGTTCAATTGCTTCTGGGACTGTGAAATACCTGCAACCAGCAATGATTCTATCAATACCATCTTTATCAGGTACAAGAATAAATTCATATCTATCTGATCTTTTAATTTGTGGAAACGGTTTTGATACTCTTACATCACCAGATACTACAGCATTACCAGATACTAGAGCATTACCATATACTCTAGCATAGCCAAATACTTTAGCATTATCATATACTTTTGCATCCCCATATACTCCAGCATTATCACATACTACAGCATTATCACATACTTTAGCATTACCATATACTACAGCATCATCAAATACTTCAGCATCACCAAATACTTGAGCATTGCCAGCTACTACAGCATTATCATATACTCTAGCATCACCATATACTAGAGCATCACCAGATACTTCAGTATCATCATATACTTGAGCATCACCAAATACTTCAGCATCATCATATACTCTTGTATTACCAAATACTCTAGCATCGCCATATACTCTAGCATCGCCATATACTCTTGCATTACCAAATACTTTAGCATTATCACATACTTTAGCATTAGGTCCAATATAAGCAGTATCTTCTACATATGCAGTATCTGCAACAAGACCACCACCATTGGTATGTTTATGAAATCCTGACATTGTGTGTTCCTTCACTTAATTACTTTATTTAATTCTTGTAATGTTCTAATAATGATTAAAGTCTCATTGCATAAACTAGTTCCATATCTTGTTTTTGTCCAATGTTCAATTGCTTCTTCGATACTAAAATACCTGCAACCAACAATGATTCTATCAATACCATTTTTATCTGGCACAAGAATAAATTCATATCTATCTGATCTTTTAATTTGTGGAAATGGTTTTGATACTCTTGCATCACCATATACTAGAGCATTACCAGATACTACAGCATTATCATATACTTTTGCATCACCATATACTTCAGCATCATCATATACTCTTGCATAACCAAATACTTGAGCATTACCAGATACATGAGCATTACCATATACGCTAGCATCACCAGACACTTTAGCATAACCAGACACTTTAGCATTAGGTCCAATATAAGCAGTATCTGCAACAGTTGCAGTATCTGCAACAAGACCACCACCATTGGAGTGTCTATGAAATCCTGACATATTATTTTCCTTCACTTAATTTCTTTATTTAATTCTTGTAATGTTCTAATAATTTTTAAGGTTTCGGTTCCTAGTTTAGTTCCGTATCTTGTTTTTGTCCAATGTTCAATTGCTTCTGGGACTGTAAAGTATCTGCAACCAGCAATTATTCTATCAATACCATCTTTATCTGGTACAAGAATAAAATCATATCCATCTGATCTTTTAATTTGTGGAAACGGTTTTGATACTTTAACATCACCATATACACTTACATCACCAGATACTTTAACATGACCAGATACTCTAGCATTACCATATACATGAGCATTACCAGATATTACAGCTTTACCAAATACTTTAGCATAACCAAATACTAGAGCATTACCATATACTCTTGCATTACCAAATACTTTAGCATAACCAAATACTTTAGCATCTGGTCCAATAAAAGCAGTATCTTCTACATATGCAGTATCTGCAACAAGACCACCACCATTGATATGTTTATGAAATCCTGACATATTATTTTCCTTTACTTAATTTTTTGACACAAGAATCATGAGAGGCGCTATACCATTCATGTCCCATTTTTTCACATCTCTGACCAAATGTAGCACCACTAGCCAAAATACCAACAAGTAAAATAATAGATAATACCAAAAAAATCACAAATGTTTTATAAATTCTATTCATGACTACTCCAAACATAATCAGAGACAATAAATCCATAAAATTCAAAATCATCACCAACTTCTTTATATTCATTTATTGTTGCAATACCATATGGAATTATTGCAAATTGACATGGCATATCATATAATGACATAAATTCTTTTCCATTAAAATTATCCATAAAAACAAATTCCCCAATCAGATCATAATTATGATCCAACCTAAGATTTGTTACTGTTGCACAACGAGTATCATATTGACTAATTGTTTCGAAATAGATAAACAAATTATTATTAATAATCTTATCATAAACATCAAAACCAAGAAAATGGTTCTTTCGATAGATTAAACCACCAGTTGTGGAAGATGGTTTATTCAACTCAATTTTAAATTTAGTCATATTATTTCTCCATTAATGTGGTTGATTTGAGTAGGAGTCGAACCTACAATAATCTCATTACGTCGCGCTGTTTGAGATACAGTAGGTTTCACCATGAGCGCGGAAACTATTGATTTCGCAATAATCCCATCCATATCGGCTTAGCCCACACTGCTATTTACCAATTTCAGCATCAAATCATATTTAATTATTTTTCCTTAAAATGTGCTTCTACCATATCCAACCATAATAGAGATTGTTGAGATAATTTAGATCCATCTCCACGCCTATGATTAGTCCAATATTTCCTAGCTTCTAAAATATTTTTTACTACACAACCAGCATATATTTTAATACCATCATCATTTTTCTGTGCAATATGCTGATAACCGTCTGTTCGTGTCATAATAGGACCAATATTTGTACGATAATTACCATCCAAATCATTAAATTTTGTTGATTTTAAATCAGCATTATTAAAATTAGCACTACTTAAATAACAGAAGTTAAATACACAATTCCTCAGATCACAATCACTAAAATTAGTTTTGTACATTCCAACATCTATGAATCTACTATCCGAAAAAGAACTACCAGTAAAATCAATAAAATCTAAACACTTATACTTAAATTTACAATTAAAAAAAATACATTTTTGTGAATTCTGATCAAAAATAATATCAGACAAATCTTTATTAACAAATTCAAGCTGTTGACCTTTAGTATTATCATCAAGCCATAGTAGATGTTTTTTGTATTTCTTATCGTATTTCTTCTGAGTAATCTTTTTCATGTTATAATCCTTGGTAACTTCGTAGTAATTTCGTAGTAACTGAGTAATCTTTTTCATGTTATAATCCTTGGTAATTTCGTAGTAACTTCGTAGTAACTTCGTAGTAACTTCGTAGTAACTTCGTATGTGTTGTATTAAACCTAGTGTATATGGATATGCGCGTGTGGTCAAGAAAAAAAAATAAAAAAAAATTACATAGAGACAAGGCTTCTATAGCAGTAGTATAAAAAATAAAAAAAAATTACATAGAGACAAGGCTTCTTCAATAACATCCCTAGCATAGTTGTATATAAAAGGGGGGGTGTCTTTTTTGCAACACTGTTACCTAAATGTTACGTTACCCAAATGCCACAGTTGCTTATATACAACATAGTGTGGTGTGGCAATTAAGCCACACCTTTTTGTATTACCAAATACTCTTGCATGTGTGTGACAATTAAGTCACACGTATTAAGCCCGGAGAATCCGTCTAATTTCGGCCTTAATTTCTTTATTGCTTGGCTCGCGGCCAAGCCTTGCCGCCAGTTTGTTCCAAATTGTTTCGGGGTTATTATTCGTAACCGTGAAATTGACTTGCATTGGATTCATTCCTTATAGTGAGGGTTTAAGACAAAGTGATATATTTCCAATCTATCGCTTTTGATATGTCAGTATCATAGCCAAATATTTCATTTTTGAGGAAATTGAATACTTTATCCTTTTCCCCAATAATATGGTTATAAGTGACTCTTGATGTTTTTTCAGTTCCCCAATATTCATGTGTCACACGAACATAAAAACCAGCTTTTAGTAGCTTTTTAGTAAAGCGCTCGGCAATCGGCGCAAAAATGTCATAGCTTGAAAGGTGGATCGTGGTTTCAATCATCAAAGAAGAAGACATAACAGAAGCTCGCTTGTTTGTGTTTCGTCTAACCATGAATATAAACGAATCTAGCCTAGAGTCAACTACACAACCACTGTTTAAAGGTTTTTATTGAAAAATTATCATCGCCCCACACACAATCAATGAACAGTGTGTAGCGATCCCATAGCTTATCAGGTGCATCTTGGTGCATGTTCCTTTGGCCTGCTATAAATCGCCTTCTGGCGGCTTCTGTATGGGCTGGAATAGTCATATTAAACCTTTAGAATGATGAGAGTGTGGTTGTTTGTTACTAATGCCGATAACCCTAGAGTCCGTTTTTGGCTGATAGATCGCTGGCAGCCTTGCGGAGCGCCATAGCAGTTAATTGACAATCAATCCCTTCCATAATGCCGTTGTCGTCGTGTAATATCAATCTATTGGCTTTGCGTTCATATATTGCGGCCAACTCACGGAGTTTATTCACGGCTTGTAGAGTCATGATGGTTTAACCTTTAGGTTTTGGTGCGCAAGCGAAATTGTGGGCGTGTGTCTTGATATCGCCAACCAGCCATTACCCCGCGCGCATGAAACATATAATAATTGTAGCCAGTATCCTTTATTTTGCTGGCAATCTCACGGCCCACCGCTATTTTGTCGTCTACAAAAACAATTTCAATGGTTGATTCCATCCAATCGCCAGGGTGCATCAAATATATTCCACCCAAATTTGGAGTCTCTGTTTCAAATTGTTCATAATATTGGGCAAAGGTGCAAATACCGTCAATCGCGTCACTGTGTGAATATTTCATTGTTATTCGCCTTTTAACCCTTCCAGCCTTCTGGCGTCATACTCACACGCAATAAAATCCCGCGCGGCAGTCAAAGAAATACAGCCCTGTCTTTTACAATAAATTGTATATGCTTCGAAAACATTATCATACGGGCCAAAAATATGGCCAGCAACGCTATTGTGTGCTGAAACAACAATGTAATGATTCGAATCGGTTGTATCCTTATAGATAATAAAGGATTTAGTATCAGACTGTAAGGCGGTTTTCATAGTCTAAACTTTCGTTGCTTGTTTCGTCTATCCCTGATACTAAAGGAATCTAGGCTAGAGTCAACTAGAATCGACCAGGCGCGGGCGGTAGAGGAGTCCATTCTGTGATATTATCATCACCATATTGCTCGGATACAAGTTTTTTGATCCCTTCCCTATTGACACATCTACCAATAGCCCAAAATCCGGGCGGCTTTCCTGGATGGCCATCGCTATCAATCCACACAAGAATATTCTTATATGAATAAGCCGCTTCTAGTGAGGCGTTAATCATGTCATTATTGTGTTTAATACGGTTAACCGCATGAGTGATATTCCCAGAAGAGCCGCCAATGATGTTATTTCCGTTCGAATCATACAGCAAGAAACCACCGTAGCATTTTTCAGCCCATCCAATAAACTCACCATCACAATATACAACAATGTGCGTATCAAAACGCTTTTTCGGAAGTCTTAGCACTGAATATTCTGAATTTTCTGGTTTTTCTTTAGTCATAATCTCAACACTTTCGCTTGTTTCTGTTTATGCTGGCCGCGATTTACCGACAGCTATAGATTAGGCGATCGCCCCCAATCGTTGTTTCGATATAATCACAACTCAAATCAGCCGCAATCGCGTCATAATCGATATAATTGGCTAAATGTTCTGGAATATCGCCGAATAGACCATTATCAACCAATTCCTCTGCAAGATCGCGCATACTAGAGCAATGATAGATATCAACTTCAAAATCTGATTCAGGATCAACCGAATCAGCATCAAAAGGATAGGAACACTCGCCAACCGCAATAATAAAGATGGTTTTCTCATGATCGGACCATGATACCTCACAGTCAATATATTTTTCGATATTGGCCTGATTAATGCCCCATGCTTCCGACAATTCACAATCAATGGTTTCGCCGTCAATAAAATCAATTTCAAATTCTTCCACCTTGTCGCCATGGCTATTCCGCGCTTTGGACGCCTTTTCTGTGTATTCTTCGAACGTTTCGAAGTAGAATCCAGTGGCAGAAATATCATAAGGATTTGCGAAAAATTTGGACATATCAGAAGCTCTCTGTGTGTGTTTCGTCTGATTTTGATACTAAAGGAATCTAAGGGAGAGTCAAATTATTTCTTAGCCATTCGTGCAGCATTTTGACACACTACGTTATTATATATTTCTGCTACTTTAGTTTCTGCTATCATATTATCTGCATCGCCGCGTAATGCCGCTTCAAGGGCCAGTTTGTAATGCTTTTCCGCAATGTCACTCAATCGCAGATTATTTGATGTTGTGACTATATTTTGCGCTTCGGCAAAATTGTCATAAGTGCCATAGTATAGCGCGGAGTAACATCCCATAATGTAGTAAACTTCGATTTCTGAATTATTATCAACATAAACAATTTCAGAGAATTTGACCGGGTTGGACATATCAGAAGCTCTCTTGTGTGTTTCGTTAAGACTGATACTAAAGAAATTGAATGGAAAGTCAATCCCTAATTTGTTAGCAATGCGCCAGAACCAACGGATCTAGTGTTTTGATGTTTATCAATTCACCCTCGATTCCGCGCTCGATATAAGTACCCGATTTGACCGGCTTGGCCATAATTCGCCATGAATTATCATATTGAGCATTCAAAAATTTGTGCATGGCGTCACTAGATTTGAATGCACGCACCTTAACCCTATACTTAAAACCGTTGCCAGTTTTAACATTTTTCCGAATTGAGAACATTTTATTTCCTTCCGTTAAGGCAGATACTAAGGGAATCTAATGGAGAGTCAAGCTCTATTTTCGTTGTGGCGTACTGCCGCATCTAATGCCTCTGCATATTCGCCATAATAATTATAACAATGGCCAGAATCAAGGCCAAAGACACACCATTCTTTAAACGAATCATCATATTCAACATAAACGGATTCTTTGATGCCACGTGAAGAATGTTCGACTGTAGGTCCAGGTCCAAAATACGCCTTATTAGACACTGTAACATTGCCTAGCCCTCTAACCTTTCTATGCACTCTAGCATTACCGCGAACTATGGCAGTGTTATATATTGGCATTGGATGTTCCTTAATCGAGTTGCGTTAAGACTGATACTAAAGAAATCTAATGGAGAGTCAATCTCTATTCTACCTGAAACGCTATTGTTACAGTGTCGCATGATCCAATACCATAGTCCCACGCGTCATGATATCGCATGAATCCTCTGCCCTTATCATCGACCGGGCAAAGGCATCGAAACATGCCATATTCAGCGGATTCAGCTTGATAAAATGCCTCAATTGCATCTATATCATGCTCTTCGAGACCACTATAATCATCATTGATCAATGCACAAAGCCAATGTGCTGGCAAAACGTATTCAACAATTCTCATCAAACTAGCCTCAATTGAGTTGCGTTAGAGCCAAATATAAAGAGACGCTGGAACGAGTCAAGTCACAAGATTGTGATTAGACAAAAGGACTCAGTTAGTATCTCATTGGTGTAACTATTTTGCCACAAAGGGGTTTGATGCAGAAAAACAACACTATTGTATATATGTCACAGTTGCGTCTATGCAACTGTGTTGTATTATTATCACTGTGTTGCATAATGGTAGCACTGTTGCATTTGTGCGTCTATAGTGATATATAGGACACAGAGACATAATGGACACACTATGTTGCATTTATGTCACAGTTGCGTCTATGTTACAGTGTGATATATAGGCCACAGAGACACAAAAATGTCACAGAGACACAAAAATGTCATAGAGACACGTGGCCTCATATTACGTTTTTTCGATTATTCTACATTCCCCAAAATATCTGATATTTTATCTAATATAAGATTTTAATTTTTCATACTATATTATTCCACTATATGGACATTACTATAATTCTAGTACAATAGTAATATACTATGTAATTGAGTTACAATAGAGCTAAAATCTCAATTTCAAACAAAAATAGTTTGAAACTACAGATTAGTAGGTATATAACCACGCTAGTTACTACACAATAACTTTTCAATAAGATCAATGATAAATTGAGGCTCATTTGATGTAATATCACCACGATTAACTCCCATAACATAACTCAATTTATAGTTACCCGAATTATTAAACATAAGCACCATACTATCATTCCAAGCAAAATAAAATGAGCCATAATTATCTAATTCAAGAATAGGATGTTTTGTTGTATTAATACCATGATCAATCATTTTTAACATTGCATTAAGAGAATTATCATTAATACTAATATTGTTTTTTTGTGCTAATGTTATAATATCTTTAATAGACGTATCAAAATCAATAATCATAATGTCTTTCCTCTGTTTTATTATATTGCAGATTCTGCTTTCACTACTGTTAATTTTTGCAATAATGGCTCGATTGTGGTAATAATGAAATCAAGATCACTTGTTGTAATATCACCATAGCAATCCTTAAAATCAAAGGATAAATTAAATTCTTTATAATCTACTTGATCTACATCAGAAAATACAATAATGATGGAATCATCATCCCAATTTGCAGATAATACACCATCATCATTCCTATTTACTATAAAATCATTCTCTGAATCAAATTTCCGAAGAAGAAATTTTGACAGTGCACTAAGAGACGATTCATTGATAATGTCGCCTTTTTCAAAGATTTTACACATTGTATGACGCCTTCCGAGGTTGCTGATCTGCTATCCCTAGCAACTATGAAATGTTGTGTCAAGTGAAAATAATTGTTGACATCACTCTAGAATCCACTATGATCCAGATATCAGATAACAAAGGGAACATAATATGTCAGAATTTCATAAACACTCCAATGGTGGTGGATTAGTAGAGTCTACTGCAACAGTATCTGATACTGCTTTTATTGGACCTAATGTTATAGTATGTGATAATGCAAGAGTATCTGGTACTGCTCTAGTATGTGATAATGCAAGAGTATCTGATGATGTTCTAGTATTTGGTGATGCAAGAGTATCTGATGATATTAAAGTATATGATAATGCTATAGTATCTGATGATGTTCTAGTATTTGGTGATGCAAGAGTATCTGGTCATGCAAAAGTATTTGGTGATGCTAAAGTAGCTGGCTATGCTATAGTATGATAATGCAAGAGTATCTATTGGACAGAAACGAGATATGGAACTAAATTAGGTGATGAAACACTTGAAATTATTTCTATGCTACAGAAATTAAAGTCAATTATGGATTGACATCCCTCTAGAATCCACTATGATACAAGATATCAGATAACAAAAGGAACATAATATGACAAAATTTCATAGACACTCCAATGGTGGTGGTCTTGTTGCAGATACTGCAAGAGTATCTGATACTGCTTTTATTGGACCTAATGCAAGAGTATTTGGTAATGCTGAAGTATATGGTAATGCTATAGTATTTGGTAATGCTGTAATATCTGGTGATGCTGTAGTATATGGTAATGCTAAAGTGTCTGGTAATGCTAGAGTATACAACAATGCTAAAGTATCTGATGATGCTAGAGTATACAGCAATGCTAAAGTATATGGTAATGCTAGAGTATGTGATAATGCTGTAGTATGTGATAATGCTATAGTATCTGGTGATGCAAGAGTATATGGTGATGCAAGAGTATTTGATAATGCTGTAGTATGTGATAATGCTTCAGTATCTGATGATGCTATAGTATGTGATCATGCAAGAGTATTTGGTGATGCAAAAGTATTTGGTGATGCTCTAGTATCAAAACCATTTCCAAAAATCACCAGATCAGATAGATATGATTTTATTCTTGTGCCAGATAAAGATGGAGTCGATAGAATCATTGCTGGTTGCAGGTATTTTAGTATCGAAGAAGCAATTGAACATTGGACAGAAACAAGAGGTGGAACTAAACTAGGAACCGAAACCTTAAAAATTATTGATATGTTACAAGAATTAAAGTCAATTATTGATTGACAACACCATAGATTGGTGTATGATCCAGATATCAGATAACAAAAGGAACATAATATGTCAGAATTTCATAGACACTCCAATGGTGGTGGATTAGTAGAGTCTACTGCTAGTGTTGCTGATACTGCTTATATTGGACCTAATGCTGTAGTAGCTGGTAATGCTGTAGTAGAGGGCAATGCTATAGTAGATGGCAATGCTAAAGTATTTGATAATGCTAGAGTAACTGGTCATGCTCTAGTATCTGGTAATGCTCAAATATTTGGTAATGCTCAATTATATGGTTATGCTATGGTATATGGTGATGCTAAAGTATTTGATAAGGTTATAGTATCTGGTACTGCAAGAGTATTTGGTGATGCTGAAGTATATGATAATGCTGTAGTATCTGGTGATGCTGTAGTATCTGGTGATGCTCTAGTATCAAAACCGTTTCCAAAAATTACTAGATCAGATGGATATGATTTTATTCTTGTACCAGATAAAGATGGTATTGATGTAATAATTGCTGGTTGCAGATACTTTAGTATCGAAGAAGCAATTGAACATTGGACAGAAACAAGATATGGAACTAAATTAGGTGATGAAACTATGTTGATTATTGAAACATTGCAGAAATTAAAGTCAATTATGGATTGACAACACCATAGATTGCTGTATGATCCAGATATAGAAACAAAGGGAAAATGATATGTCAGGATTTCATAGACATCCAAATGGTGGTGGTCTAGTAGAGTCTACTGCATATGTAGAAGATACTGCTTTTATTGGACCAGATGCTAGAGTAACTGGTGATGCTGAAGTAACTGGTAATGCTCAAGTATTTGGTAATGCAAGAGTATCTGGTAATGCTAAAGTATTTGATAAGGTTATGGTATATGGTCATGCTTTAGTATCTGGTAATGCTATGGTATATGGTCATGCTTTAGTATCTGGTAATGCTATGATATCTGATAATGCTGAAGTATTTGATGATGCTAGAGTATATGGCTATGCTCATGTATTTGGTAATGCTCAAATATTTGGTAATGCTGTAATATTTGGTAATGTAAAAGTAGCTGGTAAAGCTGTAATATCTGGTAATGCAAGAGTATATGGTAATGCTGTAGTATCAAAACCATTTCCACGCATTCCTAGATCAGATGGATATGATTTTATTCTTGTACCTGATAAAGATGGTATTGATAGAATCATTGCTGGATGTAGATATTTCACAGTCCCAGAAGCAATTGAACATTGGACAGAAACGAGATATGGAACCAAATTAGGAAGCGAGACTATGTTGATTATTGAAACATTGCAGAAATTAAAGTCAATTATTGATTGACAACAACATAGAATCCACTATGATCAAGATATCAGATAACAAAGGGAACATACCATGGATTTTGATGCTTTAAGAGAATTAAAATCGGATTTGAATCATATTGTAACAAGATATGATCGTAAACAAGAAAATAAAAAATGTTATAATCATTATGCGCTTGGCATATATATGATTGCGGTTGATAATGCGATTAATGATATTGATAATGGTGCGAAGACAATTGATGCCATTAACAATAGATTCAATGACAGATTGCTTGCATTTATTTTGAAGAATTTAGATATAAAGGATTGACATAATATGTCAGAATTTCATAAACATCCTAATGGTGGTGGATTAGTAGAGTCTACTGCAACAGTATCTGATACTGCTTATATTGGTCCTAATGCTGTAGTAGCTGGTAATGCTGCGGTACTTGGTAATGCTATAGTATCTAATAATGCTATAGTATCTAATAATGCAAGAGTATCTAATAATGCTCAAGTATATGGCGATGCTAAAGTGTCTGGTAATGCTCAAGTATTTGATAATGCTGAAGTATATGGTGATGCTCAAGTATTTGATAAGGTTATGGTATATGGTACTGCTAGAGTATATGATAATGCTGTAGTATCTGGTAAAGCTGTAATATCTGGTGATGCTGTAGTATCTGGTGATGCTGTAGTATCAAAACCGTTTCCAAAAATTACTAGATCAGATGGATATGATTTTATTATTGTACCTGATTTATCTGGTAGTGATAGAATCATTGCTGGCTGTAGATATTTTAGTATCGAAGAAGCAATTGAACATTGGACAGAAACAAGATATGGAACTAAACTAGGCGATGAAACACTTGAAATTATTTCTATGCTACAGAAATTAAAGTCAATTATGGATTGACATACCTCTAGAATCCACTATGATCAAGATATCAGATAACAAAGGAATAACTCAAATGAAAAAATCAGATTTTGTTAGTGGTTTTATTGAGGCCGCACTATGGTCATCTACATATGAACATGATGATTGCGAGGATTGTGTGGAAGGTTGTTGCAATCCCAATTGTGATGATGGCAAACATGAATTGTCACATAAAGCACGAAAAATGTTGACTGAGATTGCAGAAACATTTTTCGATAAGCACAATGCTCTATTCACTAATGATAATCTCATTCGACCATTAGTATGTTCTGTGTCCGAATACGCTGGCCATGATTTTTGGTTAACCAGCCAAGGACATGGTTGCGGGTTTTGGGATGGCGATTGGAATGAACCGGCTTCAACCATACTGACAGAGGCTAGCAAATGTGTAGGAGAAAAGCATTTTTATGTCAATTCTAATGGCGAATTTGATATAGAATAGTTGACATACATATAGAATCTGATATGATCCAGATATAGAAACAAAGGGAACATAATATGTCAGAATTTCATAAACATATCAATGGTGGTGGATTAGTAGAGTCTACTGCAACAGTTGCAGTATCTGCTTATATTGGACCTAATGCTAAAGTATTTGGTAATGCTAAAGTGTTTGGTTATGCTCTAGTATGTGATTATGCTGTAATATCTGGTGATGCTGTAATATCTGGTTATGCTAAAGTATATGATAATGCTGTAATATCTGGTGATGCTGTAGTATGTGATAATGCTAGAGTATCTGGCTATGCTCAAATATTTGGTAATGCTCAAGTATATGGTAATGCTCTAGCATTTGATAAGGTTATGGTATATGGTGATGCAAGAGTATTTGGTAATGCTCAAGTATATGATGATGCTAGAGTATACAGCAATGCTAGAGTATCTGGTGATGCAAGAGTATTTGGTGATGCTGTAGTATTTGATAATGCTCTAGTATTTGATAAGGTTATGGTATATGGTACTGCAAGAGTATATGGTGATGCAAAAGTATATGATAATGCTATAGTAACTGGTAATGCTATAGTAACTGGTAATGCTATAGTATATGGCAATGTTCAAGTATCTGGTGATGCTAGAGTATCAAAACCATTTCCACAAATTAAAAGATCAGATAGATATGATTTCATTCTTGTGCCAGATAAAAATGGTACTGAAATAATAATTGCTGGTTGCAGATACTTTACAGTTCCAGAAGCTATTGAACATTGGACAGAAACAAGAGGTGGAACCAAATTAGGTGATGAGACTATGCTGATTATCGAAACATTGCAGAAATTAAAGTCAATTATTGATTGACATCACTCTAGAATCTGATATAATCAAGATATAGAAACAAAGGGAACGTACAATGTCTAATATGTCATACTGCCGTTGGGAAAATACCTCAAAAGATCTAATGGATTGTGTTGAAGATTTTGGAGAATTTGTTGAAGATGGCGGAACACTTGATGAATATCTTGAAAAGCTATCATCAAGCGAACGGCGCGCATTTAATAAGATCATAAACGAGTGTAATTTGTTTATGTCACTATACGAAGATTCTGAATAAATATCGCCGCGTAACTATTCAAGGGGATGTAATGACTTGTATCTTGAAACCAATGATAAGAGATTTGAAAATACATGCAAAATACAATGGTATTAAGATCAATGAAACATCACTGAAAGGAGCGATTGCCTTTCTTGAGAAGAATGAATTGATTCATGCTCCAACATTATTTGTTTCTGATAATGGCGTTTTGACTTTACAGTGGGATAATAAGCAATTATATTTCACAGTAGAGTTTAAGGATGATCAATTCACATATGATTGTCATGTTTATAATAGCAACATCAAAGGAACCGGAACTACTAGACGACTAGCAGATATCACGAAAATAGTCAAAACAATAAGGATATAATGATGTTAGAGAAACAATATGTTACACATATTGATGAAGTTTCGTATAGGATAAGAGCAAATCCAGATGCGCTGCCGAGCCATACTGCGCAGTATGGCATTGTTCTGGAATATAAGAATGCTGATCAACAGGAATGGAATATCGGAATTTTCATTGAACCAGAAGCTATCAGTGATATCATTGAAGCAATGGTTCTATTAATTGGCGATAAGAAAGAAAACTGATTGACATACCACTAGAATCTGCTATGATTAGATCATCGACAACAAAGGAACATTATTATGAAGCCCATTAGTAAAGTTATCATGCTTTCAGATGAACGTAATGGTATCGCAGCACCGAAAAAAGCAATGGGTTGTATTGATTGGTCGGATATCAATATCGTGAATCTTAAAGAAACACTTACCAAAGATATTCTTATTGTTTCTACGTTTAATATTAATTGCGATGGTGCTGATTCGGAATCGTATTGGGAATCATGGCAGTATATTTGCGAGAATGCCGTTCTGGAATATAAACCAACCGGACAAAGATTCACTGTATATCAGGATGGTGATGTTTGGTTGATTGATCAGACCGCAGTAGTTGGTATTGATCACGAATTGTGGGAATCTGACGATTAAACCGAAAGGAATGATGTGATGTTTGCAGTAATTCAATATGGATATAATATTTGTGGCGTTGGAGAAGATGAAGATTCTGCCTTAGAAATGGCTGCGGAATATTGTGATTTGCCAGATAACATAAAAACAATGCCAATGACAGATGGTGATATTATTATCGTTGGAGCAACCAAAGAATTGTGTGATCATGTTATAAAATGTGGTGGTGATGTGAAATACACTATTAGTGGTGGTGTTGCTGATATTTGTTTGACGCCAGAATAGAATCTGCTATAATCAGAATATAGAAACAGAAAGAAACACAATGTCTTATTGGTCAAATACAGGCAAATATCAAAAAGAATATTTCAATTTTTATGATGAATTGGTTCCCTCTAGAGGAAAAGCAGAATTGCTTGGCGGGGAAATTTTGCGAGCCGTTTCTAAAATTTCATATGATTATTATAACAATGGGAGTTGCAATAATACGTCTGGGGCATGGAATTTTCTTAACGAATTTTTTATGTGTCGTGTTCCTGATAAAGATATGATAGAAGCGCTGAACTGCCTAGATTCTATCAAACATATCGTCAACACTGGCGGATATTCTGATTTGACGGATAACCAAGAAGAAAAATTGAATCGTCTAACTGATCTTGTGGTTGAATTTATTATGAATCATCCTGAAGCAAGATATTGTAATGATAGAGATATGTTTGATCTACAGGATGCAGATGATTGGATTTGAAGTAATTATTGATTGACAACACCATAGATTGTTATATGATAAAGATATAGAAACAAAAGGAACATGATATGTCAGAATTTCATAAACACTCCAATGGTGGTGGATTAGTAGAGTCTACTGCAACAGTATCTGATACTGCTTATATTGGACCTAATGCTAGAGTATCTGGCTATGCTCAAGTATTTGGTAATGCTAGAGTATCTGGTTATGCTAGAGTATTTGGTAATGCTCTAGTATTTGGTAATGCTATAGTATCTGATGATGCTGTAGTATCTGGTACTGCTAGAGTATATGGTGATGCTCAAGTATATGATGATGCTATAGTATGTGATGATGCAAGAGTATATGGTTATGCTGTAATATCTGGTTGTGCTCAAGTATATGGTAATGCTGTAATATCTGGCAATGCTAGAGTATATGGTGATGCAAGAGTATCAAAACCGTTTCCACAAATTAAAAGATCAGATAGCTATGATTTTATTCTTGTACCAGATAAAGATGGTATTGATGTAATAATTGCTGGATGTAGATATTTCACAGTCACAGCAGCAATTGGACATTGGACAGAAACAAGAGGTGGAACCAAATTAGGTGATGAAACCTTAAAAATTATTGATATGTTACAAGAATTAAAGTCAATTATGGATTGACAACACCATAGATTGCTGTATGATACAAGATATCAGATAACAAAGGAATGATACAATGTCAGAATTTCATAACCACTCCAATGGTGGTGGTCTTGTTGCAGATACTGCAAGAGTATCTGATACTGCTTATATTGGTCCATCTGCTAGAGTATTTGATAATGCTGTAGTATGTGATAATGCTAAAGTATATGGTAATGCTGTAGTATTTGATTATGCTAAAGTATTTGATTATGCTAAAGTATATGGTAATGCTAAAGTATATGGTAATGCTGAAGTATTTGGTAATGCTCTAGTATGTGGTAATGCTGTAGTATATGGTAATGCTGTAGTATATGATAATGCTCAAGTATGTGATCATGTAAGAGTATCTGGTCATGCAAGAGTATATGGTAATGCTGTAGTATACAGCAATGCTGCATTATCTGATAATGCTCTAGTATTTGGTAATGCTCAAGTATGTGATCATGCTAGAGTATATGGTAATGCTATAGTATGTGATAATGCAAGAGTATTTGATAATGCAAGAGTATCTGGTAATGCTGTAGTATCTGGTGATGTAAGAGTATCAAAACCATTTCCACAAATTAAAAGATCAGATAGATATGATTTTATTCTTGTGCCAGATAAAAATGGAGTCGATAGAATCATTGCTGGTTGCAGGTATTTCACAGTCCCAGAAGCAATTGGACATTGGACAAAAACAAGATATGGAACTAAATTAGGTGATGAAACACTTGAAATTATTTCTATGCTACAGAAATTAAAGTCAATTATGGATTGACAACACCATAGATTGCTGTATGATACAAGATATCAAACAACAGAGGAATGATGTAATGAACAAAATTGAAGACGCTCCAATCGATACTCCACTTCTTGTGTGGGTAAATGATTTTGGACCTCATAAAAAGCCGTGTGGTTGGATGAGTGGATGTTGTCTTGAAAATGTAAATGGTGATAGGCGATTGGTCGCGAACGGGCTTCTTGGTGATTGGGATATCTCAACATGGCATGAATACCCAGACGATCCAAGCAAAGAAGAAAAAACCAAAAAACCAGTCGATATTCATGTATGGGTTAAGCATATCGAAAATAAAATCAATGAATACAATGAAGAATGTGGTTATAATTGGAAGATTTTTTTGAAGGTATTGAGCGGAAGAAAATACCATAAGATCGTGACTGGGCGCGTGGGTACTGGCGATAGTAGTGTTTATTGCTTTGTTGAAAAGGAAACAGGCGATATCTACAAATCAGCATCATATAAAGCTCCGGCAAAGCATGTCAGAGGCAACATAGCCGATCATGATGGCGGTTGGGGATCATGCCTAAATTCTTATGGTGCTGCCTATTTGAGATAGGTGTTGACAACAACATAGAATCTGCTATGTTCAGAATATAGAAACACAGAGGAACACACAATGGCTAAGAAAACTGATCTTGAATTTATTACAGATGGTTATTATGTTACTCTGTTCGCCAATACAGAAGGCGGTGAATATATTTGGAATGAAATCGCAGAAGCATTCGATGGCTATGCTAGATTTCCTGATCATATGTTTGCAAGCATCAAATACCAAATCAAAAAAGCTGGATATACTATCCGCCAATCACGTAAACCAAGTGAAAATAGCATCAAAAAATTGATGGAAGACTTAGAAAAAAGTAGATTGGTATAATAGAATGAACACCTTAGTTAAAAATATGCGCAAAAAAGTTGAAGAGCTTGAAGACAAAATCATCGAACATCGATTAAAAATTACTGATATCTATAGAGAGATTGAAAACCTAGAAGAATTGATTGACGAACAGGAAGATGTTAATCACAAACGATGGTGGTTATTTTCTGGCGCTACAAAAAACAATCCTAATAATTATGTTTTTATTGATAGCTATGAAACTTATGATGAACTCATTCAAGCCAAAAAAACCATTGATTGTTGTTGGTTTGACGTGTATGATAATGAAAAGTTTTCGATGGATAGAATTTAATAACCAAAGGAATATATTATGTCAGTACAAAAACTATTTGAAGATGCCATTATTCCTGTTATTGAACAAGGAGGACCGTCATATTTTAGGGTATTTATCAATTCATGCAGATACCGTGGTCCTAATGGAAGAAAATGTGCTATCGGTCATTTGATTCCAGACGAACTATATAATGAAAAAATTGAAGACAAAAGGGCATTTATGCTGCCTGCTAATATTAAAAATTATATCATATTAAAATATGATTTGGAAGATGAAGATATTATTGATTATGTTCAAAAGATTCATGATGACTTGACTAATAATAATAATGAAATCATTCATGATAATGTTTTCTTACATGATTTCATCAAAAAAGCATATGAAGGCTGTAAAAATCATAACGTAAATCCATCATTTTTAGACAAATACACTTGACATACATGTAGATTCATCTAAGATATAATTATCAAAACAAATGGACCATTCAAATGACGAAACATGTTGATATTGAGGTTGAATTTGATGTGGATGTTGAAGCGGTAGACGATTTCGTGCGTTTTGCGGCGAATTGTAGGATTTTCGCGAAAGTTCATCGAATTCACGGTTCCGAAATTCCTGTTGTCACGTTGCGCGCATCGCCCGAAAAATTGATTGACTTTTCGATAAACGTTTGGCGTGTTAATGCCGATGGCGACAAATCGCGCGCAGTAGATTTTTGCGCGATACATCCGCTTCGATCCCGTTAGTGGAAGCGCAAAAGTATTTTAATCACAAAAGAAATGGTCCGTGTGACTGTTTCTTTTAAAAGGACCAAAGTCTAATTGGAGGGAAGACCTCTAGAAAAGTATCTAAGCAGAGATAGGTTTAAAACTTGAATCACATCCATGATTGAAACTTATTTTTGTTGCAATGTCTTTCCATTTTAGACAAATACACTTGACATACATGTAGATTCATCTAAGATATAATTATCAAAACAGAGGAACATACAATGTACACAGTAATGACAGCAAAAACACCAACACAACGCCGCAATGCAGTAAATCTATCAAATGCTTCTGGTAATGTTAGACGATCATTAGCATTTAAAGATGAAGGTTTAAATGGGCCGATTGAATCTGAATTGAATAAAGGTGGATTGGTTTCTGCTATTAAAGAAGCATTAGAAACTAATCGCGTTAAGCGAGTATCTATTGCTATTGTTGATACTGATATCGGCACGGCGGTTTGGGTTTCTCCATTGAATATGGACCAATCATATAAAGTCGATTTTGTTATGGATTATATTGGTTTTAAAACACCAAACGGATTTCATTGGTATCTGTTAGATGATATGAAAAAAGAAGGGTTTTCGCTATGAACGAATCATTTGAATTAGAAAGGAAGATTGACGAACTATGGTTTGCAGCAAATATTCATAGTTTGGAAATGATGGGTGAATTTGTTGATCATGAAATTGATCATGGAACAGAAAAAGTACCAGATCGACCAAAAGATAAAATCGAAACGATTCAAAAAATCATTCAATATCTAAAGGAATCTATCTAATGGGTAAAATTTCAGAAAATTGTGCAGACGATATCATTAGAACAAGTGTGGGAACAACCAACATTCCACATCCTAGTAAAGACGGCATGAGAATTGTTGGTTGGGTTGTTCCTGAAAAGGAAGCTCAGCTTAGCGTTGGTTTAATCGCCCTAGATGATATTGCAGAATGTTGGAAAAAATCAAGAAAACCAAAATATTTTAGAGACAATTATTGATTGACAACACCATTATGTATAACAAACTTCCTGCTAAAGGCGCTCCACTTTAATCCAATTTATGGAAAGATCATGACAAAAAAAGTTTATTTAGTAGATACATCATATGGTCAAACTATCAGATGCTATGATGAAAAAAATCATTACGAACAATGTTGTTATGAAATTGGTAATGAAAACATTGTTCGTATTAGTTTGGCAACTATAGCTGATATATCTTGGACTATAGCTATGGGAGGAAGAGTCCCAATAGAAGCACAAAAAATGTATGATGAAAGATAACAGGAAAATAAAATGATCAAGAGTGTTGCTTATATCACATATATTGTGGTATATCTTTTAGTTATGTTATCGTCTAATTGGTTTTACGAATTTGATTCTGAGGCGGTAACGATTAGATTATCTGTGTTTTGTGGTATTTTACTTGGTATAATTGTGGCAGAATATATTAATTGGGTTTTAAAACATGATTGATGCTGCTACAGTAGAGTTTAAGGATCATTTATTGGTTGTTTCTTTTTATAAGAGCGGACCAATAAATGATATTAAATGTGAACCGTTCGCATATGAATTGGACGATGTTGATGTGACATATAAACATCTAAAAGAAAAATTTGGTCGAGAATATATCAATGAAGTTATTGATGATGCCATTTATTATCTTGATTGATTGAAAGGAACATAATATGATAGGATTTCATAAACATCCAAATGGTGGTGGTCTAGTAGAGTCTACTGCAACTGTTGCAGATACTGCTTTTATTGGACCAGATGCTGTAGTATCTGGTAATGCTCAAGTATATGATAATGCTCAAGTATTTGGTGATGCTCAAGTATTTGGTGATGCTCTAGTATCTGGTAATGCTAGAGTATCTGGCTATGCTAGAATATATGATACTGCTCTAGTATCTGGTACTGCTCTAGTATCTGGCTATGCTAGAATATATGGTAATGCTGTAGTATCTGGTACTGCTCTAGTATATGGCAATGCTATAGTATCTAATAATGCAAGAGTGACTGGTGATGCTGTAGTATGTGGTGATGCTCAAGTATATGATAATGCTCAAGTATCTGGTGATGCTATAGTATATGGTTATGCTCATGTATTTGGTGATGCTAGAGTATCTGGTAATGTAAGAGTATCTGGTGATGCTCAAGTATTTGGTAATGCTATGGTATTTGGTAATGCTAGAGTAGCTGGTAATGCTGTAGTATCAAAACCATTTCCAAAAATTACTAGATCAGATAGCTATGATTTTATTCTTGTACCTGATAAAGATGGTATTGATAGAATCATTGCTGGTTGCAGATATTTCACGGTTCCAGAAGCAATTGGACATTGGACTAGGACAAGAGGTGGTACTAAATTAGGAACCGAAACCTTAAAAATTATTGATATGTTACAAGAATTAAAGTCAATTATTGATTGACAAGAAACCACAATATAGTATGATCAAGACATCAGAACAAAGGATATCGTGATGTATAAAGCATTCTATACTGAAAATACCATCATTCCTACAGTCTATGATATAGGAACTTTTTGTACTCTTGAAACTGCTGCGGAGGAATGTGTAAAACACGCAACAAAACATAAACGATATGATCATATCGTTGCATATGAATTTGAAGAAGACGGTAGCGGTTATGATATGGCAGCTGCGATTGGTGGTGATATCAGAATTTACACTGTGAATAGGAAATATAATGTATAGAGCATATTTTCGAATGATTGGATTTAATGTTGAATTAGATATTGGGGTGTTCAATAAGTTTGGAGAAGCTGTTGATAAATGTGTTGTTCATGCTAAAGAAAACAAATATTTCGAAAGAATCATTAAAGACTATTACACAAAAGATGAATATCATTTATTAGTAATAAATGATGGTTATTTAATATTGTATGCAATAGTTGAAACAGAAGGAAAAGAAACAAAAATGACTGATGAAGAACATGTACAAAGAATCAAAGACGCCATTGATATTCTTGTCGATGCTACTGATGCTGCCATGGCGGCTGGGCTTATGATAGATTATTTTGTAAATTCAAATCACAAAATACAAGACGAAAAAAGTAATTTGACTGCATTAGTGAAACCAACGATTAATGTATCAAGATCTTACACATAATATTACCTTAATGGTTCTGTAGATCAATAAAAAGGAAGAGATGGCAAATGGGGAGCCCCACAGCTCATAACTGTGTGTTTAAAAACCGAGTTGGTTCGATTCCGACCTCTTCTACCATTATAGTTCCATAGCTCAGCGGAAAGAGCAATTGTCTTCTAAACAATAGGTCGTAGGTTCAAATCCTACTGGAACTACCAAACAACAAAGGAACATATCATGAAAAAAAATGACTATCACGTAAAGGCGAAGGTTACTGTAGAAGTAGAAATGTGTGTTGTTGCTGAAAGTCGTAATGACGCAAAAAGAATTGTTGATGATCATATCATAATGACAGCAATTCTTATTGATGTACCATCAAAAGAATATGATGTGTATGAAGACACTATTTCAGATGTTGATTATAGGGGTATTGAACCAATCAGTTAGGAGTATTACATGTATGAAATTGTGTATTCTCATAGTGATCGAGAACCAGACACAAAAAAGACAATAAACAAAGCTAAACAAAAAGCAGAAAGGATTAATGAACCAGCTGCAATTAGGTCTCCAATGGGATATATAGTTGCTATATATTTTGGTGCTGATGTTGGTTGGATAACAATTCATTAAAATTATTATTATGAGACACTTTTTTAATTTTATGGTTATGTTTATGTTGTTTTTTATTATGTGCATAGTGATAAGTATGCACACCACAATCAATAATCATATTAATACGCTAAAGAATGATAAGATGACTATGCAAGAAATAAATGAAGAAGAGCAAGAAAAAGCTCTTGCAAAGAAAGTTGAATAAATGAAACCAGAACCAATTACATTATATGAAGTGTTGTTTTGGATAACATTAATTATTCTTGCTGGTTTATATGCTTTTACAAGAACAGGAACATAATATGATAGGATTTCATAAACATCCAAATGGTGGTGGTCTAGTAGAGTCTACTGCAACTGTTGCAGATACTGCTTTTATTGGACCTAATGCTAGAGTATATGGTAATGCTCAAGTATTAGGTTATGCTCAAGTATCTGGCAATGCTAAAGTATTTGATAATGCTAGAGTATTTGATAATGCTGTAATATTTGGTGATGCTCAAGTATGTGATCATGCAAGAGTATATGGCAATGCTGTAGTACATGGTGATGCTCTAGTATATGTTAATGCTATAGTATGTGATCATGCAAGAGTATCTGGTAATACTCATGTATATGGTAATGCTCATGTGTATGATAATGCTGCATTATCTGATAATGCTCTAGTATATGGAAATGCTCAAGTATGTGATAATGCAAGAGTATATGATAATGCTCAAGTATTTGGTGATGCTATAGTATGTGATAATGCAAGAGTATCTGGTAATGCAAGAGTATATGGTAATGCTGTAGTGTCAAAACCATTTCCAAAAATCACTAGATCAGATAGATATGATTTCATTCTTGTACCTGATAAAGATGGTATTGATAGAATCATTGCTGGTTGTAGATATTTTACAGTTCCAGAAGCTATTGAACATTGGACAAAAACAAGATATGGAACTAGTTTAGGCAATGAGACTTTAATCATTATTAGAACATTACAAGAATTAAAGTCAATTATGGATTGACAGCAACATAGATTGCTGTCAATCCATATATAGAAACAAAGGGAACATAATATGACAGAATTTCATAAACATCCTAATGGTGGTGGATTAGTAGAATCTACTGCTAGTGTTGCTGATACTGCTTTTATTGGAATTAATGCTAGAGTATATGGTAATGCTAGAGTATCTGGTGATGCTATAGTATCTGGCTATGCTCAAATATTTGGTGATACTAGAGTATATGGTGATGCTAAAGTATGTGATCATGCAAGAGTATATGGAAATGCTAAAGTATGTGATAATGCTATAGTATATGGTCATGCTCATGTATATGATAATGCTGTAGTATCTGGTTATGCTGTAGTATCTGGTTATGCTCAAGTATCTGATGATGCTCAAGTATTTGGTCATTCTAGCGTATCTGGTAATGCTCTAGTATTTGGTCATTCTAGAGTATATGATGATGCAAGAGTATCTGGTACTGCTCTAGTATCTGGTACTGCTCTAGTATATGGTGATGCAAGAGTATCTGGTGATGTAAGTGTATATGGTGATGCTAAAGTATCAAAACCGTTTCCACAAATTAAAAGATCAGATGGATATGATTTTATTATTGTACCAGAGTTATCAGGTAATGATAGAATAATTGCTGGTTGCAGATATTTCACAGTCCCAGAAGCTATTGAACATTGGACAGAAACAAGAGGTGGAACCAAATTAGGTGATGAGACTATGCTGATTATCGAAACACTTCAACGAATGAAAGAGATTTATGGATGAATGTATTGTTAATGGATCGTATAATTAGTGGTGAATTTAGAGAACCAGGTTTTGATCCAAATCAGGTTCAGATTTATGACTATTATAAAAGAGTAGTCATTCGAGATTTTAATATTACTCCAACGACGGATAACCCGTTACGTATAGTTTGGATTAAACAATATGTCACTGAATATGGAGGAAATGAATATGGATTAGCACTTAAAGAAGCAGAAAAAGCGTGTTTTCTAATTAAAACACATTATATGATTATGGTTTATAACAAAGAGGTAAAAAATGTTTAATATGAAACGTCTGGGAATCATCTCAGCACTAATTGCATCTATTGGACTAGCAGGTTGCAGCGGCGAGTATGCAGAAGTGCCGCTTGCTTATGTGGGTAAGATTAAAACAAAGGATGGTATTAAGCCAGGCTTGATTAATCCATCACAGTTCCGTCTACCACTATGTTGGTACTATTGTGATAAATTGTTACTTGCAGAAACTTCAGACTTCAAAAGTAAAGAATCATTCCGTGGTAAGAATAACTCCCTATATATGCCAAAGTCTGATTTGATGATGGAATTCGATGTTCGAGGAACATTTGCTGTTGCCCGCGATGATCAGCGTCTTGAACGTGTGTTCGCAAACATTCCGGTAGAAGCAACGGACTTTCCTGGTTCATCTGGCGTAATTACTGCGGATAACATCTATAAGACCTACGCTGTACCGATTATTCGTGATGTAGTTAGGAGAGTGGTGGTAAATTATAGCATAACGGAAATCAATTCAAATCGAGCTATCGCGAACGCGGTACTGAATAGAGAATTGCTAAAAGAATTTAAGTCAGGTAAAATACCAATCGATATTAAACGCTTTGGTCTTGCTGATATTAGATTTCCACCAATGATCGTTCAGCAAAAGCAAGTCGCCGCTGAACGTAGGATTGCAATTGAACAGGAAGAAGCTAATAAGCAAGTTGCTTTGGTCAAGCTTGAAACTGAACTTGAAACCGCTAAAGCCAAACGCGCTATTAAACGAGAATTGGCGCAAGCTGCGGCAGAAGAGAATAAAATTCTTGCTGACTCTGTAACACCTAAGTATCTTGCTTATAAGGATCGTGAGATTCTTGAGAAGTTAACTACAAGCAATAACACAAAATGGATCTCGCCTGATATTCTAGGCACCATGGCAGGTAAAATTGCAGTAGGTAATGGAATTGGTAATGAACATCGACGGAAACATTAATCAATAAACAACTTGAGGTCGCAATTTGCGACCTCAACAATCAACAAAGGAGTGTATTATGAATGAATTTGCATTAGCATATGATGTTATTAGATTGGTTCTATTTGGTATTGTATTGTTGTGGTTTGTGCGGTTGGTATATTCAACAAGCAATGTATTGCTAGAGGTAGATTTTCTCACTAAATTAACTGACAAAGAAAAAGATATAATTAATAACATTAAAAAACAATGGTTCTATTCATTGATTGGTATTCTTGCTATTCTTACCATTATGAGCTATTTGATACCATCAATGCCAAAGATGAGTACCAGACAGGTTGCTCCACCAGCTGCTATTGTCGATATTGGAAAGCTTAAAATGACGCCAACAATAAAAAGAACATTGTCTGATAGTGAACGACTCGAAAGAAATCAAAAACTATATGATAGTAATAAAATTAAGGAATAACAATATGACCGATGGAGAATTAGCGAGTATTGTATATTCTAGAGCAAAAAATTTTACAAAAGAAAATATAGATATTGATGATGACGCAAAAAAATTAGCATATGCTATTGTGTTTTTTAATGATAAATATTTTAGATTATTAAAAACACGAGAGGAAAATTTATGTTAAATAAAAATGTGTGTTATTCTGGTGGATCTAAAGGATCTGATGAATTGTTCGGCAAAATGGCTGAATCATGTGGTCATTATGCAATTCACTGGTCTTTTCAAATGCATAAGAGTATGGGGACAAAAGAAAATACTCGTATTTTACCAGCATTTAAACTCGCCATTGCTAATGATCATTTAAATATAGCAAACAAATATCTTAAAAGAAAATTTCCTAGTAAATCAGAATATGTCAACAATCTTTTGAGAAGAAATTATTATCAAATATTATATTCTGAAAGAATATATGCTGTATGTGAGTTTGATAATAATATGGCCCCACTTGGCGGTACAGCTTGGGCTATAATAATGGGAATTAATATTGGAATTGATGAAATATATGTATATGAAACAACAAGAAATAGTTGGATAACGTTCAAAAGAAAACATTTCAATGACATAAATAGATATGCCGAAGAATGGGAACATATCGATTATGATGTTATACCTAAACCTCATGGTCATTATGCTGGTATTGGCAAATCAGAACTTTCTGGTGATGGTAAACAAGCCATCATATCATTATATGAAAAGGAATGAATAAATGGATAATAACACTAAAATTCTAGTCGCTGTAGTTGTTGTTGTGGCTCTTGCTGCATTGACATTGTTTGGTGGTGATGCCGGTTTTATGAATTGGGATCAAATTAGTCAAGACGGACCATAAAAAATAGAAAGGGGGCAATTTGCCCCCTTATTCGTATCAAACCCAACATTGGCCTGATTGACCCCCACCACCACCATAACCAGAGGAACTTTCGCTCGGCATTTCTTGTTCTGGTCTATTAACACCAACACCACTAGAATTATTCACATTCTCATTAGATTTTTTATCTTGTTTTGGTTTACTTCCTGCTGATTTTTCTTCAAGAACTTTCTTTTCGATCTTATGTTCAACTTCCATAGAATCAGTTATTTGTTCCTTTTCAGTTCTAGGAGCTTTAATTTCTGGTTCTGGCACAATCATTGGTTTTTCAACAATAGAACCTTCCATTCCAGAATCATCTACAGATTTCTTTATATTTTCTATTGGCTCAGAAGTTTTTTGTTTTGCTTGTACTGTTGGTCCAGATATGGTTGCGTCTGGCTGCACAACATATTCTGGTTTTTGTACAGGAGAAGCAACGCCTCTAATTCTTGAAAGCTCTTTTGCAGCTTCTGTTGTATCAGGAATTTCATTTTGTTGCTGTATATTATTTAAAGCATCATTAAGATTAAATTTTCTGCTTTCTTTTCTTCCTTGTCTCCATGCATGAGCATAATCTCCAGTCATGCCACCGCCCCAAGTAGCAGAAGTACCAAAACCAACATGAAGACGACCATCACCCATATAGCCGCCATTTCTACCAGTACCAACACCAGTAGCTCCAGCTTTGGTAGATGCACGGATAAATGCAGCGATCTTGATTCTATCTTTTGAATTAGATGATTTTAATCTTCTTCTTCTACCATTTTCATTAACATATAAATCAAGATCAGCAGCATTGCCTAAATCATGGCGGGTTGATCCTTTTCTTTTACCTCCAGATCCTCTTTTGGCTTGACCACCAGACCAAACATCAACTTCAACACCAGCTTCACCAGCTGCATATTCTAATACACTATTTAATTTATTTGATAATTTTCTTTTTCGAATACCAGCATGTTTCATTTGTTTTTGGCGAACAGTACCAAGTTTAATTTCTTTGTTGGTATCACCAAAATTATTTTTTATGTTTGGTTTCATTTCATCAACAAATGCTGATTGTGTTAATTTTTGTTCGTTAGTTTCTTTTGGTTTATACGATTTCAATTCTTTTTGTGTTTTATTTACCCAATCTTGAGTGTTTCTTACAGTACCTATACCATGTTGTCTTGCACCAGACATTTTATCCTTACGAGATAAAGTTTCGCCAGTAGAAGTCATGTGTGTTATTGTTTGTGATCGTCTAGCAGATGCTGCAACATGAGCAGATGAATTTTGTGTTGCTAATTTACTATAATTAGAACCACGCAAAACTTCATTATGTGCACTATCCAATCGAGCGAATAAATGAGGATCTTTTTTAAGTTTGGCAAGATAGTTTTTATAATTTTGATATCCACCAGTATTTGTTCGTAATGGTTCGTAATATGCAGCTGTAAGATTTTGTGTTATATGTTTATCTTTTTCTGTCATACCACGATTATATGGAGTTTCCATTAATGCAGCAAGATCTTGTTTTGTTGCTCTTGGCCCAATTTCTGCTAATGTTAAAGCATAAAAATGTAATTTTTGATCGCGACTTAGTTTATTACCACCAAGTTGCATTCTTTGTTTGGTTAATGGATGTTTATCGTCTGGTATACTGCCAGGAGAACCGCTCATGTTCATGCCAATATTTGGTGCTTCGCCTGGACTAACACTATATTGTTGCGAGCCAGCATAATTAGAACCACTTGAAGCAAAATTAGAGCCAGAATAGCCAGAATAGCCAGAAGATCCAGCTTGGCCGCCAAATGGCATAGCACCACCAGCAGCTACAGCACTAGGTTTTCCTAGTATGCCACGATTGCCAGCAATATGTTCAAAACCTGATGGTAAAGCACCAAATTTCATAAATTGAGCCATTTGTTGTTGTTCAGCAAATTGTTGTGGTGATTGATGCCATTTGTTAGTGGCACCGACATACATTTTACCACCTTTACCGCCAAAATTATAAGCACCAGTGGATCTACCACCATGACCAGTCATAACATCACTACCTGTACGCATACCGCCTTGACGCTCTTCTTTACGGATTGTGCGACCAACATCAACTCGGGTTGATTGATCATCAATTTTTCCAGAACCAGAAAATTGTTTCATATAATCTTTTGTTTCTGGTTTTTTTATTGATTGTGTTTTTGACTGTACTTTGGTTATTTTTGTTCTTGCTTTGTTTCTATCAAGAATTTGTGTAGCAGCTTTTGGTATTTTATTAATAATATCATTTTTTTGAAAATTATTCAAATTATATGAATTCAATTCAACCATGAAACTATTAATCAAATTTGTACGTTCTACTGGATCATGTGTTTTGAAATAAGAATTTTTAAGTTCAGATACAGCAACCAACGCTTTTTCATGATCATCAAGATTTTTATCTTTTTTGATTTCTGCCAAAACTTTAGCATTATTGGAGACGGTTGATTTGCTTCCTAATTGTATTCTATTCCTTAATCTAGTGAGAGCATCATGCTTTTCTTTTTTTGTTTTTGCATTCTTTATATCAGCAGCATCATTTTTTATATCATTCTTATTGTCATTAGACAACAAAAATGCTAGGACAGCATATGGTGCAGCAGCTTTTGGGAATGCATGAGTCAATAATGTTTTTAATATATTTTTAGCACCACCAGCGAGCCAAGCCCCAGCAAGACCAGCAAAAACACTAGCAGATAAAGAAGGAACTATAGATGGTGTGGATTTTTGTTTATTATCAAATTTTGGTTTATTAAATTCTTCTTCACCAGATTTTCTTTTAATTTCATTCCATAGTCGCTGATATTCTTTTTTATTTGTTCTGTTATAATCATGAATATTACTAACAAGAAGTTGCATACGATTGCCATACCGCGACACTCTATCTTCTACATTACCAATAGCTCTACGTGTAGCAATAAATCTTTCATCAACACTCTTTTTATTATCTGTCATTATACGATATTGTGAATTGATATCACTATTAATCATAATATCAGTCGCCATATCACGCCGCAAATTATCAATATTCAATTGCGGTGGTTGTGCTGAATTGTTTTTATTTGTTGGTAAAGAAGAGTTTTTAGTGTCCTTAGCTATATTATTGCGAGGGACTTTACCAACCATAAATTTATTTATTTTCATTAGTATCCCAATTCTCGCCTAGCTTTTTCTAAAGACGCTTCTTGATTTTCTGCATCAGATAATTTCTTTGCGTGTTCTTGTAGCATTAAAGAATACACATCTAATTCAAATGGTATCATATTTTCATATTCAGTAATTGTGCAAAAATTATTCAGATGACAGAAATTGAAAGCATTGCTATACCATGCCTCCAATGTATGTTCTGCCATCAGATAAGAAAAAAATCATATAACGATGATAGTTCAATTTTATGTTCTTCTCCTTCAGAATCTTTATATGATCCAGAATGTTTAAATGATGGAGCAGAATTAAGATAATTTTCAATTTTTTCGTATACTGGAGCAGGAAGACTATTAATCCATTCGTTTAATTCGTTTTTGTCCATTGCAGATAGATCAATATTTCCAGATTCTTGCTTTAATGTCACAACAGAAAATAACATCATCAAACCCATATATTTGCCTTGATTAAATACTTCTTCTGACATTATATCATCATATTCTTTTGTCATATAAGCATAAACAGGAACATCTCGAAGAACTAATGAAGTAGATTCATTAATAGAAATTTCATTAGATCTTTTTGTTGTTTTGGGAGCATCTATTTGATCAAGATCAATGACGTATCTTCCACCATTATCATATTCCAAAGCAATTTTATTTGATACTGATTGTGACCGTAATTTAATAAGAATAGATGTTAAATCATACATTGTCATGTCATCAATATCTGTGCTGGTACGAACAACACAATTTGATATAATTTGATGTATTGCTTTAAGTATGTCACTTGCAGATTCTGATGTTTTCGCCATCAAAAGAATTTTTTGTTCTTTGATAGTCATTGGACGCATTTCTAATTGAGTTTTCTTTGATACGATATCTGCTTTAAATGTTGGCATATCAAATTTTGGTAAATTCATGTTTAAATTCCTTAGAGTAATCCAGCACCAGTAAGTGCTTGTTGTTGTGGTTGATTTGGTTGACTTTCAGATTTATTTATTTGCTCGCTCCAATCCAAATATTCAATGAATACTGTGAATTGAGATATTTGATTTTGATCAGCCCATGATAATTGAATTAAATTAACATTACTTGGAAATGCTTCTCTTAAAAAAACTTCTTTAATCTGAAAACCGTCTTCTGACATAACCTTTATATTCATATCAACAGCATAATCTTTTTTGTATGCTATTTCGTATGGCTTACCAACACTAAATTCTGAATTATTATCCATGTTAGCACCATCATGAGGTATAATGGTTTGCATCCAATCATTGAAATAATTCCATGTATCAAAATCACCATCAACATTGAATACTAATTGTACTTGTTGGAAATTTGGACTAAATGGTCTTACTTCATTGGTTCCATAGGTATGTCTTCTGACATTACCAGTCATTATCTGATATCCAGGAAGAACAGCATCAGAACAATAAAATTTCAAATCTCTGGCTATTTCTCCACCTATCTTTGGTATGATGGTAGGAACAGGTATATTTATTTCAAATTTATTTGTTCTTGCATAACCATTTCTTTCGTTTATTTTACTAGTAAATTCTGATACATTGAATGACATTAAGAATTCCTTGCACTTTCTGCATGTACAAATGCTTCGCTCTTTTTCTCAAATCTAGCAATATCAAGAAAAATAACATTTTCCCATTCAAAGCCAGGTATTTTAATAAGATTTGGTGACACTACATGATCTTTACGATACATTTTAATAGCTGGTTTGAACTGCCTATGCGAAGCAGCTCCTTTCAAAACTTCATATGTTATTCTGGAATATAGATTTGGATCATAATTTTGATGTGTTTCATCGAAACCATTACGCATCAATCTATCATTTATAGCATCCATTAAGAGTGCTCTTTGTCTGGGATATAGATAATGAAGATTGAGACCAAGAAAATGATCATTGCTTGGCTTTCCTTTAATCATAGCATTATTGCTTATCAAAAAAATTAAAGGGTATCTATCCCAATATGGTAATTTATCACGCCATTTGGCTTTGTATATGAATAAATACAATCCACCAATATTGGTTTTTGAAATATTTGTTTTGCCAACTGTTTCTGCTTTACTAGCAACGTTTGTTATTGCAGCAGTTGAAGCGCCTCTACCTCGGGGAGCATTACTTTGTTCGTGGAATGCACGAAGGAATCTATTGCGCTCTACCCTATCACGATTACCAGTGGCCATGTCTACCCAAGCAGCCATAGCATCGCGGGCTTGATTTAGCCATCGTCCTGCTACAGAAGCACGACTTCTGAATATTTGAGTAAATGATTGTCGTCTAGCCATGTATTGAAATAACCCCTACATTTGTTTTTATGTAGTATTTATAGAGGTTGTATTTTAGATCTGTTGTCCGTCGCACATGGAAACGTGGAAACGGAGAACGGACAACAGATCATTAGAGGAACAAGAAAGTGTTACATCGGTTATATGCGTTCTTTCTTGGGCTCTAACCAACACCAATAACCGTTGTGTTGGGATTTTCTAGCATACTCAGCTAGAATTGGTATTTATATCATTCATAAAATCACACCAAACATTTCTGCATTGACGAAACAAATAATTTCCGCTTTCATTAAGAGAAATTGTTTTCAATCTAGAATCAGAAGAATTTTTGGTGATATTTAATATATTTTTTGTTTCTAGTCTACGAATATTGGTTGAAAGTGTTGAACGATCAATATCCAATTTTTTTGATAAATTTGAAATTGTTGTTGTTTTGTTTTCATGTATAACCATAATAATCGAAAATTGACCATTTGTCAATCCAAATGGGCGTAAAAGATCATCAAATTTTCGTGAAATTATTCTTGCCTTTTTTTGTTGTTCTAGACATTTACACATATCAGAGTCTTTTACCAACATTATTTCGTATCCTTCGGCATAATAGTATATTTTTTATTGTTTTTGATCACACCAGTAATAATAGAATCTGTTTCATTTTGATGAGCAGCAAGCATGGATAATGAAAAAGTTGTTGAATCATACCACAAGGCAAGCAAAGCAAAATTTAAATACACACGAAAATTGACCAATCGTTGTTTAAGTTCTGTCATTATAATCTCCATTTATGTTATAATCACATTACTATAGTAGATCATTGGTGTCAACCGCATAATTAAAATAATTTTTTTTTCAAAAAGTTGATTTTTTTAGTTGACATCAAATTATAATTGATCTATAAATACGTATCACTTCAATGATGAGGTGCTTTTTTAACCGAAAACAAGATAGGAAAACTAAAATGAAAAATCTTATTATCGCTGCTGTTGTGTCTCTTGCTATGGCAACATCTGCTATTGCTGCTGGTAACGATGGAGATGAATTTGTTGATGCTAAGTTCCCACCGGCATCTATCGGAACATCCTTTGATCCATCAACAGTAGCGCCTCCACAAGAATCGAGCGATTGTGATGGTCTTTCTGGTGTGTCATGGAAAGAATGTTATCATTCACTTCCAATCGAATCCGCAGAAGATGTCAAAAGCGCATCCAATTAATCGTTGGAACAAATAACTTTATAGAACAGAAAAAAGGCGGTTTTACCCGCCTTTTTTAATTTATAGAACTTCTACAAAAGAATTATATGCAGAAACGATATCTTCTTGTGCTGTAATCGGCCTCCCAACAACAATATAATCTACCCCTTGTTCTTTAGCAAATTCTGGTGTAAATACATTAGTTTTATCATGACAATTTATATCATCACCTTCATGTCTAATTGCTGGAGATATACAAATCATATCTGGATATGTTGATTTGATGCTAGATACATAATTTGCAGGACAAACTACACCATCCAAATCATAAAAATCGCAAAGTGCTGGCAAATCAACAATATTTCTGTCTGGTAATTTATTGTTAGTTGTTATACCAACAATAATAATTTTTGTTTTTGGTGGTTTTGATTTTTGTTTTTCATATATCTCTTTTGCCTTTTTGGCTCCAGATAAAATATTTCTATCAAGGGCACAAATAGTCAACATATCAACATCATTACGCATAACATTAAGAACTGTTTTTATGATGGTGTCTTCAATATCATACAATTTTAAATCAAGAAATATATTACAGTTATTTTTTTGTAATTCATTAACAAATTTCATCCCAGAGCCAACAAACAGTTCTAGACCAATTTTATACCATATTGTTTGATCTAAATCTTCCAAAGATTCTATCGCATAATCATATGCAAGGGTATCATTAGGATAATCCAAAGCAACTATAAGTTCTGTCATTTAATGGTTCCCCATAATCTCCACATAGATTGAAGTAATAATTTAGTATCTCTATCTTTGACACAACGACAGCCACCATTTGTATGCATACCTTTTGCTGGACCTGTGATAAGACAAAAGCCATCAGAACAACCATCAAGGGTTTTAATGGTGCGTTCACAATTTTCTTTGGCTGCTGTAAAATCAGACACTTCTTCAAGCCGAACACCAGGAGTGTTTATAAGATCACCATATGCAAATGTTTGTGTGTTATTTCCAATCACATATTCACCTTTATGTGTTCTATAACAACGATGTGCTCTATCATCAAAATTTGGATGATTTTTAACCCTATAATAATTTTTCTTCATAATATTTTTTTCCTTATTGGACAGTCGCATCTCGTTGGATACGTTCTGTCCTTTTACTTTGAAAATAAGAATCTGGTTGTGTTGGGCCATCAAGCCCAACAACTTCCCATGGATCAGAATCACCTTTAAGATAAACGAATTTACCTATAGCAACCTTAACACCATTTGTTCCTTTTTCTGGAATCCAGATACATTGTTCACTATAACCAGATCCGTCTTGAAGTTTTCGTTTTAATCTTGTCTGAATATAATTCAATTTATTTTTCTCCATATAATGATGGTATGTTGATATATTCCATCAAAATTTCTTCTGGGTTATAGAATATATATTCTGGTTCGGTTGCAATTCCACCAAGATCAAGAAAATTTGCAATATTTAATATTTCCTTAATATCATAAAATTCTGTTTTTGGTGAAATAAGGCGGGTTTCAGATAAAAGTGCAATAATTTCATTACACCACATTACATGATTATAATATGGTGTAGTTTTTCTATAATCATCTAAATAATCCACCACTGTTTTTACTATAGAAACAGATGGATCAATAAACAGTAAACCTTCATCGTTTGTTTTTACATCTACATCATCGATGATGTAATTCAATTTTTTTAAAAAAATTTCATTATTCATTGTTATTACCTCGGACCATATAAGGAAGACACTTCACAATATGGCATATCATCATATTCATGAATAAGAGGTTGAGCAAATTCTATAGTGTATTCAGCTTTTAGAGCACGGGCTTTAGCAGTAACTGAAACTTGTTCAATGCTGATTGCCATATCTGGTAATGGTTCTGGTTCTCCGATAGGTGGAACACGATACACATATTCTGGCTCTATTGTATCAACATCTATATTACTTTCAAGAACAGTTTTCATACGTTCAAGCGTAGTGATTAAATGATCTGTTTTCGCGCGATTTTCATCGAAAATCGCAAGGAATTCGTTACACCAACCATTAAGTCTTTTATTTGTCAAATTTTTATCAATAAATTGTTTTAGATAATTTTTAATGATTATAGAATTGCTAGAATCTTTAAATAATAGGTAATTATATGTGTTTAAAAATGACACAGCACTATCAATACTTTGCAAATAAACTTCTTCGCTTATCAATACTGCTTTATAATCGTTTTCAGACACATTTTTAATACATTGTTCCCAATTCATGGTGTTTTCTTTTTCTTTATAATACTTATATTCTGGAGAGATAAGTTTAAAAGTAGTTAATGCAATCATTTCTGCATATTCTACATACCTAAGAGCCTCTAAGAAGGTATCATCTTGTCGATTTATATCCAAATCATTAGAAAAATATGCAATCAATTCATTACACCATGCAATATTATGTTTTTTTGTATCTTGTGTTTCATCATCTAAGTGATTTAGATAATTCAGATAACATTTCAGATAAAACTTTATGTTTTTACCATCATGAGATCCGCTGCGCCAGTGACACATGCCGGTATTGTGTCTTTTTAGAGCTGTTTTAAAATACGCAAGAGATTCATAATATCCTTCTGCCATCACATATTCATTAGCGTCATATTCATCCATCATTTTTTCTTATCCTTAAATAATTCATTTTCAGTTATTATAGTAAAGTCTATTTTTCTATCTGCACACCATTCTTTGGCCGCTCGCCATTTCGCAGAATTGATCATGAAAGTGGCGTGTTCCTGTATCATCCGTTTGGATGGCGGCCCCTTTTTCTTCCGAGTTGGTCGAATGGTTTCTTTGTAAGGTTTAATTTCTATCAGAGTTGTGGTTACTTGTCCAGTCTTTTTTTTCATTTTGACAAGAAAATCTGGGTGGTAATTATGCCACTTATGATCAACCGGACTGTAATATGGTATTTTGATGTCTTCGCTCACCCACATTAGAACGTTTTCATTTCTATCACAAAATTTACAAAATTCTAATTCCCATAATGACCTCCATACAATTTTGTTTATATCACCTTTATATTTTTTTGGGTTTTCGGGATGATATCTACCCTTATTTTTGCTTCTTGCTGGCATATTTTATTCCTATAAATACTACTGAATATATTTATAGAAGGATATACTACTAATGGCAGAACCAGATCTTGGTTTAACTGGTATAGGAAACTTTATAACAACAGCAGGAAGCTCTGGTGCGTCTGCTGTTGTTGGTAGTGCCACAAGTGTTCCTGGTTTTGTGGCAGGAGGCGGTGCAGCAGCCACTAAGGCATTAAGAAATGTTGGTCGTAATCCAGCACAAGTCATTAATAATGGTGGTTCTGCTAGTGCATTATCAAAAACGGCTTCATACACATATCCAGTTGATCTTCCACCAGTACATTTAAATATTGTTGAAGCAGATATTAAAATATCTACAAATATAAACAAACCCGGAAATATAATAACTACTGATCATATGTATAGATTGCCTTTACCCTTACAGATGACAGATAATCAAGAAGTTGCATATAATGATAATATGAGTTATTTACAAGCTGCGGCAACAGCTGCTACTTCTATAGGTGGTGCTGCAACAGCTGCACTTGCAGGCGCAGCTAGTGCTGCTGCACAACTAGGTGGAGCGTTGAGCGGTGTTGTTGTTAATACATTAAAAGGTGTTGCTCTTGAACAACCAATGTTCAAGAAACACCAAATGTCGTGGAAACTGTCACCAAAAACAGCAGAAGAATCCGCGCGGATTCAAAGAATTATAACTAAAATGAAAATTGGCGCTTTACCACATCAAGATAAAAATTTTGGTAGAGGTATTTTACATTTTCCCAAAATCTTCATTCCATATTTTTATCCAAATGTAAAATTTATGTATAAATTCAAACCATGCGTGATGACAAATATTGAAGTTGATTATATTGGTGGCAATCAAGCTCCAGCATTTTTTGCACAAACAAATGCTCCAGAATCATTAATTCTAAAAATAACATTATTAGAAATAGAATACTGGATGAGAGAAGATATGAGAGAAGAAAAATTGGATGCAGCTGGATTGCCTAGCGGTGATTTTCAAGATCCTTTCAATTTTGTAAAAGTTGTTAATCTTTCAGGAGTAGACATAAACTCATGAGCGAAAAATATTTTGATAATTTTCCAAATCTTTTATATGGTAATACTCTTTGCAAAGACATTACACGAAGATCTATCATAACTGCTAATAATGCTTCACCATATGAATATTATCCATACGAAATAGAAAATCATTTGAGATCAGATCATATTGCAGAATATTATTATGGTGATGGTATGCTTGAATGGATGGTTCAAATAGCCAACGAAAACATCGACCCATACTATGGTTGGTATAATGATGATGATACATTTTTAGAATTGATCAGAGAAAAATACGGCACTATAGAAAATGCACAATTGAAAATTAAACATTATATTAATAATTGGGCAGATGATGACACTATAATCACAAAATCATTTTATGACAATACCCTTGAAGAAGAGCTAAGAAAATATTGGGAACCATTATATAGTGAAGGTTTAACTATAATTGGATATCAAAGAAAAAAAGAAGATACTGTACAAAATACAAACCAAATATGGCAATATACTATTCAAGCAAATAATAATGGAATTGCGTTTGAAGTTGGAGAATTGATTGATATTAAAGTCACAGGTTCTGATGTTGTTGTTGGTCGCGGCGAACTTGAAATGGCCAATTCTTCTGTGTTCAGAATAAAAAATGTAAGCGACAATGTATCTGCTAATTCTACAGATGTCAAGGACTTTGTTGGTAAAACAACAACAGCGAATGTGTCTTCAGCAGATGGCCAGAATTGGTTCTACAACATATCAAATACAGAATTTGTGCAATATAGTGCAGTATCATTTTGGGATTGGGAACAAGAAGTGAACGAACAAAAGAAGAACATAGTTCTTGTTGGTGATGGTGTCCAGGCACAAGTATCACAAACATTCGAGGATCTTATGAAAGCTGATGTAGATCCAGAAACAGGATTATCAACAGGATAATGGCAGTAATCGAAGCAGGCCAATGCAGCCTCAATTTATGTTTGATAAATGATATACCTTCCATTGCTGTGAATGGTGAAGTGAATTTTGTTGTGCGTGATATCAAAATATTTGAAGATCATTGCAAACCATATTTTACAGCACAATTGACAATAGAAACGTATCAACATGCCCATGATTATTTTATTTTTCCTACAGCAGAAGTTATTATTGATATGACTAGTCATAGTTCAGATTCAACATTCACTAGTGCTAATTATAAGGAACGTTTTAGAATATTCTCGCATGATACAAAAGAATCTAGAGATAATGAATTTTCTATTAGACATATACATACACTATCATTGATTGGTCAAGAATATTATAATGATAAACATAACAATATAATTAAAATGGATTCAAACATAACAGGAACAGCAGCAGCTGCAAAAATACATAATCAATACATTCAAAGAAATGATGTCGGATCATTAAGCGTTAAGGTTCCTAGTCGAGGTATGATTGGATCTAACCGTATGCCGCATAGTTCAATGAATGTAAAACCATTCAAAGCTATCAATGATATTCTGGCTAAATGTACGTGGTCACAATATAAAACTTGTGCTCCAGTATATTTTAGAAATAAACGTGGTCATGTAATTGCTCCATTACAATCATTGCTCGAAGCAGGAACTATTGGTTTGAATTTTGTTGAAAACCAAACCCAAGGCAATCAAGCAATGAAATATATGGGAACAAGCATTGGGTATCAAGCAATACTTTCTATTAAGCCTCTAGCACCATCTGGTGAGGCCAGTTCTGGCGTAAAAGCGTCAGAGATTAGTGGATTGATGAAAAGCGTTAGTTATTTCGAATCTAAATCAGGACAATTTAATAATGTTGGTAATAGAATAAATTCTGTATTGAAAAATTTTGGTAGTGTTCCGGGATTACAAGCAAAAATAAAACCTATGCTACAAGAAGCATATAAAGGTAATCGTGGTGGTGGTCAAATGTTTGGTATAATCAATGAAATTATGCAAAACAGAGCAATCGCCAAAGATGGTCCTGGTGGTTATAAAGTGGCTCAAGAAGCTCTTGTAACCGCTTTAACTTATGCTGATAAGTACTGGGTAACAGTCCCTGGGCAGAGTGGGTTGAAGGTGACGTGTGGTGATAAAATTAATGTCACATACCAAATGGTAAAAAATGGTAAATCTGTTGATGTAAAAAGAAAATTATATGTGGCAAGACTTATACATAACATAAAATTTGTTGATGGTGAAGGACGAAAACCTGTTGCTGATAATGCAGTAACAGAAATGTATGGAGTTTCATGGTGAATTATAAATTAGCAACAATCGTTGCACAAAAACCAAAAGAAGGTCAACAATCTGGTAGATATCAATTACAGTTTGTGCAGGCACAGGATTCAGGAACAACAAACCCAGAACAAACTTCTGAAGCAGTATATCCAAAAAAAGATGCGCCATTTTATGGTATTGGTAAAACTGGTGCTGATTTTATTAATGGACAAACAGTATATGTTCAAATAGATGAAGGTGGACAAGAACCAGTAATTGTTGGAGCATTACCAAATGCTATTGATAATGATAAAAAAGGTGATGTTACACAAAATGCTTCTTGGGCGACTGGATTATCACAATGGCTTAGTAGAGTTGGGACAGATCCAAAAACATTATCAAAAACATATAAAGAAACCTTTAGCAGTATTCTTGGTAATGTCAATACATTTCAAGATTTAAAACCAAATAATGTAATTAAACTCAGATCAGAATTAGAAGGCGCTATAAAGAGAGCGACTAGATCTGGTAAAGATCCAATCGAAGATATTAAAGGTACTGTAAGAGCAGCACTTGAAGGTGGTATTGAAAAAGGTAGATATGCCGCAATAGGAAAGAATATAAATAAATCAATTGGTTCATTTGCATTCAAAAAATCTGATATGAAAGATCCAGTCAAATATATACAGAATACTTTAGGCAAAAAGGGTGAATTGATACCCAATGCAATGCAAATGATTCAAAATTTAAAAGCTACTGTAAAATCAGGAAGTCCTACATCAATGATAAGTTCTGTTGGTGGTTCTGAATTAATCAACAAAGCATTAGCTGGTATTAATATGATAAGATCAGAAAGAGCCAATAATGAAGTTGATCTAATGGATTATCTTTGTGAACTGTATGAAGAATTGTTTCCAGGTCTAGAATGTAAAATAAATAATGAATTCACTCCTGGTTTTTTGAAATGGAAAAAAGAGTATTTACTTGCTCTTAGAACAGAACAGGGACTCATATAATGGTTGGCGAGAAAAAAGAAGGCGATAGACACCAAGAAAAAGCACCAGAAGCTGCTAATGCGCCATATATGCATTATGAGGTTAGGGAAAATGGTTCTGTCTATGCGTACAGCACTGAAGCAACAAACAGAATGGAGGCGTGGTTTCAAGGCGGAACAGGCGCATTCAGAGTTATAAATAATGATGGTTCTAAATCAGAATCTTTTCCAGGTGATAGTCGTGTTGAATATGAAGGTATGTCTGTTTCAATAACAAACAATCTTGATCAACATGTTGGTGGCCATATGACCATCAAGACAAAAGGTGGTGCCGAAGTAGAAATATCTGGTGATGGGGCTATCACTATCGGTGGGGCTGCTATGATAAATATATTAGGAGATGCAGGAATAGCTGTAAAAGGAAATGCAAAAATCATGGCCGCACAGCAATTAGATTTAGATGCTGCGGGCGATTTGAATATTAAAGCGGCTGGGGCAATGAATTTGGGTTCTGGTGGAGCGATAAATATACAAGCAGGCGGTGGAGTTAAAATACAAAAAGCTGGTTCAGGAACCAGCGGATATGATAGTACATAAGGATTATTTAATGAATACGTTAGAAAAATACAAAATCACAGAAGATGATATTTTAATTATGGCTGATTTGTTCGAAACAAATCAAGGTTATATTGAACTTTTGCTTCTGGCCAATGAAACAAAAAGAGATTCAGAAGGAACCAACCTTACTGGTTCTGAAGTAATAGACATATGGTCTGGATATTATGAAAAATTACCTGTCCGTAATGATTCTTATGAAAAATTAAAAGAATCATATAATTCCATGACAGAAGTCCAACAAAAATTCGAAGATTCTATTATAGAATCAGAAGCAGCTACATATTTCAAAGAAATAATGATACCAAAAACAGCAGAAAAATTTGGTGTTACTGCTGAACTTGTTTTGGATTGTAAATGTATTAGTAATTGTGGCGATTCTTTTTATATTTTGATGAATTGGTTGGACGAACACAATCCAAAATTGAAACCAAGTCTAATTGAAGTTATTGAACTTTATATGTTTATGTATACTCATACAATTAAACAACCTCATCTATTACCAAAAGGGCTTGAAAAATATGCCAAAAGCTCACAGAAACGATGATCTTCGGAATTGCACATCAAAAACCATAGTTTCCAATCAAAGTTCAGTAACTATTGAAGGAGAATTGTGGGCAGTAGAAGGCGATGAAAATGATCATGGTGGTGGTGAATTAATTAGTATTGTTGGTAGTGATGTCACCATTGAAGGAAAATTAGTTATTGTTGTTGGTGATACAGCATCACCAGATGATTTGTTACATGAACCACCACTAGTAGATCCATCTACAGGATCGGATTCAGTTTCTTGTTACTAAAGGAAAAAAATGTCTAGAAGTGACCGCTTCACACTAAAACAAAAACAGAAAATTGTATATAGCGATTTCACGACAAATTTCGATAGAAATCCACATACAGGTTATCTTAATATAGTAACCAATGAAAATTCTGTTAAACAGATGTTAAAATCTCTCTTTCTTACAGATGAGGGAGAAAGATTTGGTAATGCTGATTATGGTGGTGGTATTAAACACGCATTATTTGAAAATATAGATGGTGGTACAGGAGAATTATTAAAATTCGAAATGTCTAATATGATTAATGCGTATTTACCTATGGTTGATATTCAAGAAATTCAAGTAATTACACCAACTGATGCTAATGTGTTGGATATTAGGCTCGTATATCGAATAGAAAATATTATTGATGTACAAACATTAGATTTAAATATAAAAAGGGTGCGGTGATGGCTAACACGTCTATCGAAGTAGTTAATCTCGATTTTGATGCTATTAAAAACAGTTTAAAAAACTTTATGCGAGATCATGATCAATTCAAGGATCTTGATTATGAAGCATCTAATATCAACATACTATTAGAGCTTTTAGCTGTCAATGGTTATCGCACAGCTTTTTATCAAAATATGGTTCTTAATGAATCGTTTTTAGATTCTGCGGTATTGAGAAATTCTGTGTTGTCGCGATCCAAAGAACTAAATTATCTTCCTATTTCTGCCAAATCATCCAAAGCAAGAATAAAAGTTTCTTTTGAAGCAGATGGATCTAATGCGCCATACAATATCCCAAAGGGTTCGCAACTCACATCTCTTGTTAAGAACGATTCATATACATTCACAATTCCTGATTTAATTGTTGCATCATCTGCAAATAATTCATTTGAATTCGAAACAGATATTTTTGAAGGATATTATGTTAATGACACATATACATTCCTATCAGATGATAGCACACAATTATTTAATATTACTAACAGAAATGTTGATATAAGCTCATTAACAGTTAAAGTATATGAAGATGGTAATTCCATTGGAGATACATATACGCTATCAACAACTTTATTAGATTTAGATAATACATCAAAAGTTTTCTTTTTACAACCATCTGGTGTTGGTTATTATGAGGTTTTGTTTGGTGATGGTAATCTTGGACGGAAACCAAAAACAAATTCTACTATTGTATTGAATTATAGAATATCTTCTGGTGTTGTTGCTGATGGTGCCAGAGAGTTTGTTCTTGATTTTGATCCTACTGGTAATGATGAATTAACATCTTCTGTTACAATAAACACTCTCCAAAATGCAATAGATGGTTCTGATGAAGAATCTATTTCTTCAATTAAATATAATGCGCCAAGGCATTTTCAAACCCAAGAAAGAGCAGTAACATCTTCTGATTATAAATCTCTTCTTAAAGACAAATTTTCAGAAATCAACGCTATTCATGCATATGGTGGAGAAGATCTTGATCCACCAAGATATGGTAAAGTTTTTATATCAATAGATATAAAAAATGTTGATGGATTTCCAATATCAAAAAAACAAGAATATAAAAATTATATAAAATCAAGGACAACGTTTGGTATTACTCCAGAATTTGTTAATCCAGATTTCACATATATTAAAGTTAATTCAACAATACGTTATAATATCAATATCACAGCATTGCCAACAGAAACTGTAAAATCAATCGCCAAAGACGCAATTATTGCATATCGTGATGAATTTCTTGATGATTTTGATGTTATTTTTAGACAATCAAAATTGAATGATGTTATTGATCAAATTGATCCTTCTGTGATATCAACCATTAGTGATTATACCATATACAAAAAAATAAATCCATCTCTTAATGTGTTGGAAAATCATAGATTAAATTTTGGTGTTTCTTTGAGAAACGACTTACGGGTTGAACGTGGTCCAAGACATCCAGCAAATATTATATCCGCAGTTCAATCATCGAATTTTTACTATAAATCAGAACTCAGCACTATGGATGATGATGGCGCAGGAAACATTCGTATAATGAAAATTGTTGGTGATTTTCATGAAAAAAGCGCGGATATTGGTACAATCAATTATGATACAGGAGTTATATCGATTAACGATTTAAAAGTTGATAGTTATATTGGTTCTTCTATAAGATTTTTTGTTAGGCCACAAGATCCAGATATTGTTTCTGCTTTAAATAATATTATTTCTATAGAAGAAAATGAAATTGAAATAATACCAGAGCAGGTTCGTGTTTAATGACAGACACAAAAAAAATATCAGGATTAGTAAAAACACAATTTCCTTCATTTTATAAAGATGAAGGGCAGTTTTTTATTGATTTTGTTTCTGCATATTATGATTGGATGGAATCCAAAACATATGCGCGGAAAGAATATATCAAAAAACACAAATCAACATTAGCCATAGTATATGGATCTGCTAATGTTGTTGGTAATAACACATCATTTGATACTAATTTTTCTAATGGTGATATGATTGCTATTTCTAGAGATGAAGATGATTATGAAATTTTTACAATCAATACGATTTCAAATTCTTCATTTTTAGTTTTATCTACAGATAAGTTGCCGTCATTCGCTCATATTAATGCATCTTATGGTAATGTTCATTTAGCAGAAAATCCTGGTTATTATGTCAGAAGAACACAAGATGTTGTTGATATAGATGAAACAACAGATGATTTTATTGTATTTTTTAAAGAAACATATTTAAAAAATATACAATTTTCTTCTGTTACAGACACACAAACAATGATTAAAAATTCATTAGATTTGTATCGCTCTAAGGGCACACCAAGATCTGTAGATTTACTATTCAAAGCAACGTTTGGTATACCAGCAGAAATATATTATCCTGCAACAGATATATTTACATTATCTTCTGGTGAATGGACAATACCGACATATCTAGAATTATCATTAAATGAAAAATCTATTGAATTTGTTGGTAAACAAATTAATGGTATAAAATCTGGCGCAACAGCTTTTTGTGACAACATAATCAGAAGAAATGTTAATGGTAAACTATTAGATGTTGCATATATATCAGCAATATCAGGAAATTTTGAAACAGGAGAAAAAATCAATGCCACAGTTGGGGGCATTGATATCGAAACAGCACCATTTATAATTGGTTCATTAAATGAATTAACAATTATTGATGGAGGTTCTGGTTTTTCGATTGGTGATTTTGTGTCCGTAACATCAAATAATGGTGTTCAAGGACGTGCGCGTGTAGCAAATACAACAAATTCTACTGGCGCTATAGCCACCACGTTGATAGATGGTGGCTATGGATTTTCTGCTGCTGCTAATGTTTATATATCAGAAAGCATTCTACAAATCGAAGATCTTCGTGCTAATTCTACCCTTGTCAATACATATTTTAATGAAGAATCTTTTGAAAAAATCTATCAACCAACAGCAAATATAACATACGAATCTGGCACAGGAACATTCAATACTGGAGATGATATATTCACATACCATGCAAATGGTGATGTGAATGGTATTGGAGCTATTTTATCCATAGTATCTCTCAACTCAACTTTTGGTGAATTAACAGCAAAAGTTTTATCTGGAAGTATGGATGAAGCTGACATATACACTACAGCAAACGCAATCACAGCAGCAGTTAATACATATGCAAATACAACTGCATATGCTAATGTCATTGGTAATTATTCAAATGTAGTATTGCAAATATCAAACATAACAGGAACCTTTACAACTGGAGAATTAATAACAACACCATTAGTTGGCAATGGTTCTCTTAGTCGCGTATCAAATACTCTTGGTTCTAATGGAACCATGTTTGTTTCTAATGCTACAGGTGTGTATCATTATTCAAATGTCATTACAGGACAAACATCGGGTGCTACAGCTACGATCGATAAGGTAGATCTTCAAATTGGTGTTATTGGTACGAATAATACGTTTCAAATATTAAGTAATAATTATATGTACAGTGAAGAATGGAATGTGAATGGCTCAATAACATTTATTTCTTCTGGATCTGGTTTTAATTTTTCTGTATCAAACAATTTTTTATATCCAGAATATATTAATTATGCAACAGATTTATTAACAACAAACGCCACGCATTTTATACCAATAGCTCTTGATGCTGTTGCATATGGGTTGTCTGGTGATCCGGCTGCAAACCTAACAAGCAATACAATTGAAAATAGCTTAACATCAGTCAATACAGAAATAGGCAAAATACAAACATTAATAAATTTTTCTCCTGGTAGTAACTACAACAGACTTCCTATTGTTGTAATAAAAGATAATATTACATCGACATATAGAATAGAAGATGAGCAAATATTAGATATTAGCAACACAACATCATCATTTTCTGTTGGTGAACTGATAACACAAGAATCTACTGGATATAGAGGATTTGTCAAAGCAGCAAATAATTCAGAACTAAGAGTACAAAAAACACATTTCTATACTGATAATAATGTTATTTTAACAGTCAATGCAACAACATTAATTTCTGGTGAAGATACTGGCGCTACGGCAAATGTTGATTTCATAACAGCAAATGCATTTTCACCATTTATTGGTAGAGATGCTGTTATCGATTCTGTTGCGAGTATTGTTAATGGTGCCATAACTTTATTGGATGTTACTGATTCTGGATTTGGATATTTACATAACGAAACAGTAACTTTCGATAATGACGGATCTGCAATAGCAAATCTATACACACATGGCACAGCTGCTGGTTATTATAGATCAGAAGATGGATTTGCTTCTAGCAACAAGAAAATACATGACGGGGAATATTGGCAATCTCATTCATATGAAGTTAGGGCTGCTGCAACATTAGATAAATACCATGATATGCTTAAACAAGTTGTTCATGTTGCAGGAACCAAAATGTTCGGTAATCTTGTACATACTTCAACAACATCAGTAACTTCAAAATTGACACCAAACACCGGAACAAATACTGTTATTTCTACTTGATATATGAGGAACATAAGAAAAAATAAATGACAAAAATTGTAACATCTGTATTCAATACACATTTAATTGATCAGCTACAAGAATCTATTTCAGAAACAGCTAATAGTGTATACTATCTTTATGTTGCTGAACATGTTGAGCGTTCTTCAAATACAATACCTACGCCGATAGATAAAGTAAGCACTACATATATAGATGCTTATAGAAATATGTTATTTGGTAAAAGAATTGCTGCAAACAATTTTTCTAAAATGGTAAATAAAAATATTTGGACATCAGGAGAAACATACGAAATGTATGATGATACATCTGATGATCTTTTAGAAAATGCAAATTTTTATGTTGTGGTAGACGAAACAAGTTTTCTTCACGTTTATAAATGTTTAGATAATAATATGAATGCTGAATCTACTTCACAACCAACATTTTCCCATATAACTGGGTCTAATTCTTCTTTGTATCAAACAGCTGATGGTTATCGTTGGAAATACATGTATTCTTTTTCCGATACTGAAGACGATGCGTTTTCAACACAATCATTTATACCAATAATTGCTAATACTTCAGTTTCTGATTTCGCAACACAAGGTTCTATTGATATTGTTAAAATAGAAGAAGCTGGTAAAAATTACAATAATTATTTGACTGATACCTTTTCTGGTTCTGAACTAAGAATTGGTGGTAATTCTATTTTGTACGAAATATCAAACACAATAGCAAGCCCAACAAATGGATATTATACAGACTGTATTTTTTATATAAGTTCTGGTAACGGAGCAGGTGAATACAAAACAGTTTCTGATTATTTTGTAAATTCAACTGGATCTTATATCACGGTAAATAATTCTTTTACTGTTGCGCCACAAAATGGTTCTGTGTATGAAATTAATCCAAAACTTGTTGTTAGTGGTGATAGTACAGAAACAACAGAAGCTGTTGGTCGAGCATTAATAAATAATCTTTCTACTAACAGTATATACAGAATAGAAATGTTAAATACTGGTGAAAATTATTCTTACCATACAGCAAACATTTCTGCAAACGCAGTTGTTGGCGTCACAACAACTGCTTCTGTTCGTCCAATATATTCTCCTTTTGGTGGGCATGGTAGCAATCAAGAAGAAGAACTTGGAGCAAGAAGATTTTGTATTGGTATCAATTTGGCTAATACCGAAAACGATACAATACCAGCTCTAAATACATATCAAAAAATTGGTATATTAAAAGATCCTAAATTTTCAAATGTTGTTTTTTCTATATTTGATGGATTTGGGTCTTTTGCTGATAATGAAATAGTACACAAAATTAATCCAAAAAAGGTTGACAGCAATGCTTCTATCAATGCGACTTCTAATGCTGTGTCTTCTAACACAGGTGACTATGCAAATCAATTTGGTGTTGGGGATTATGTATATTTAAAATCTTCTAATGGCTCGTCTCATATGATAGCTACAGTAAATACAATAACTAATGCTACTCATATGACATTATCATCTAATGGTAAATTTGCATGTACAGAAACATTTGTTTATTTGGCCAATGTGACATCAAACGCTATTGTAAGTAGTACAACAAACGCTACGCATATGGTGTTTAATAATGTTAGTGGAATATTTGAATATAATGATTCTTATATTGGAATGAATTCTGGAGCAAAAGCGACCACAAACACCATAACAAGAAATGATGTCATTAAAGATTTTAACACGTTTGTACAAATGCATAAATACACAGGATCAATGACTTCAGGAACATTTTCATTAGATGAAAATGTATTTCAAGGAATTGATCTAGACACATCAACAGCAAACGCTTCTTTACATTCAGCAAATATTTCTGGTGGTGTGGTTACTATATATACTACTAATCAGATAGGTTCTTTTGCCACATCATCTACCATGGAAGGTGATACTTCTGGAGCAACAGCAACACTTTCTGAAAAATATGCTCCTGAATTAAATCATGGATCTGGAAAAATATTATCAATGGAAAATGTGCAGACTATTACAAGAGCAAACACCACAACGGAATCTTTCAAAATAATTTTTGAATTTGATTTAAATGAATAGGGATACAAATGCCTGAACAAACTAATCTTAATGTAGCACCATATCATAATGATTATGATCCTGAGAAAGATTATTACAAAATTCTTTTTCAGCCTGGTGTATCTGTACAGACTCGGGAATTAAATAATCTCCAATCAATTCTTCAAAAACAAGTGGAGAGATTTGGTGATAATATTTTTGTGCGGGGCACAATTCTTGAAGGTTGTAATTTTATTCATTATAACCCAACACCATATATTAAAATAACTGATGTTCAAGCAGATGGTATATCTGCTGTTGTTCCTAGTTCATACCAAGATTTACATATTTCATCGTCTTCTAGCGGCCTTAAAGCTATGGTGCATGATTATGTTGATGGATTTGAATCTTCTGATCCAGATCTAAAAACATTATATCTTGGTTATATTAATTCTGGAGATAATAATAATACCTTTGTTTTTACTTCTGGCGAAACATTAGATGTATATAGTTATCAAAGACCTATTGATGGTGTTACTATCACTAATGGTGGTGTAGGATTTGCTAATTCTGATTCTGTAATTGTATCATCTGCGATTGTTGTTAATGTTGTTTCAGGTACATTTGCAAATGCTGGATACATCAATGATGGTGCTTTGGCAAATGTACAGATTGTTGGTATTGATACCACAACACTTGCTTCTTCTGGTCAAGAAATTTGGAGCATTAAGCCTAGAACAGAAGACCTTGCAAATTCTTCTGTTACTTCAACTGCATGGACAATAGCAAATAATGCTGCTATAGCAGATTCTGGAGCAACAGCAACAGCAACAGTAGAAAAAATATTAGGTTCTGGTCTTGAAGCATTGCTTCGTACTAATTCAACTGGCAGAATAACAAGCATAACACCATCAAATGGTGGTGAAGGCTATACTACTATACCTCAAATTACAGTACAATCAGCAGATAATTCTTCTGGTATTTCTGCTTTAGATTTAACAGCAAAAAACTTTGCGGCACAGATCATAGTATCTAGTGTAGCAGAATCTGTTGGTAATGGATATGTTTTTGGTGTCACTGAAGGTGTTATTTATCAAAAGGGCTATATGCTTCGTGTTGATTCACAAAGAATTGTAGTTGAAAAATATAACCAACTTCCAAATGCAGTATCTGTTGGTTTTGGTACAAGAGAAGAAATAATCAATTCGTCGATAGATACTGATTTGTTGGATAATGCTACTGGAGAGAAAAATTATTTAGCTCCTGGTGCTGATAGGCTTAAACTAATTCCAGAATTAAAAGTTATTGCTACCGATACTGCTAGTGAAGATAGTGAATTTTTCACTCTTGTTGAATTTTCTGAAGGTAGACCATTTCGTCAAAACAAAACAACACAATATAATAAAATCAACGACGAGATGGCAAGACGTACAAAAGATGAAAGCGGGAATTATGTAATTGATAAATTCATTTTATCTACTGCAAGCCCAGCTAATACAATGCAAGAAGCAAACGTATTTTCTCTTAAGATAGATCCTGGTACAGCATATGTTGATGGATATCGAATCAAAACAGATGGCACATATTCAACAGATATTTCAAGAACTACAGAAACAAGAACATCAACACAAAATATATCATTAAATTATGGTAATTATGTTGTTGTGAATGAAGTTGGTGGTTTATTTCAATATTCGACTGGTGATGTTATTGATTTATACGACTCTGCTACTGGATTTATCTCCAACACAACACATATATCTACAGGAAATATTACTCCGGTTGGTAATATTATTGGTACTGCTAGAATTCGTTCAATGGTTCCTGTAAACAATATATCTCCAGAAAATTCACAGATTGGTGTCGGTGATTCAAAATATAGATTATATTTGTTTGATATTAATATGACCTCTGGTAGAAATTTTTCTGACACTAGAGGTGTTCATTATTCTGCTGGAACATACGAAGGTATTGCTGATGTTGTTACTGTAACTCAAGGAACTACAAACAACGAAATTGCTGAATTGGCAGACAGACAAAAAAGAAATCTTTTGTTTTATTCTGGTGTGCAGTCTATTCATAATGCAAATGCTATATCATACACATACCGCACGATTGATGAAACAACTGCGATGTCTAATAATGGCATTTTGACAAAATCAATAGCAGCAACACCAAACGAATTCTATGTTACTACTGGTGCATTATCAAATAGTGAATTGATGAAGATTTATGCGTCTCCAATCGCAGCTGATCTTATTGCTGCTGACAATTTGACAGGAACCGTAAATCTCGGTACAGGATCTAATGTTGTTACTGGCACAGGCACAACATTCCTTACGGAATTGGTTGCTGGTGACTATGTTTCGATATTCGCTAACTCTACTGGTGGTTCCCAATTAGCACGTATTGATAAGGTTGTTAATTCTACATCTGTACAAATAGATTCTGTTGGTGATTATGCCAATAGTGTAGCAACATTTCGAAGAACATTCCCCAAACATGTACCTATTCCATTCGGTATTCGTGATGGATTGACTGGCGCTGTTGATGCTAATGGTAATATTTTAACATTAACGATGCAATACGAAAACGCAAACGATTTTAATATTGATTCTGGAACATCTGTCAATACTGCGCTTGGTGTTAATATCAGTCGCACAGATGCTGATAGAAAAACAAAAACACCTAATCGCACAAGATATGTCAAAATCGACACATCAAACAATGCTGGTGGTGTTATTGGACCATGGTGTCTTGGTGTTCCTGATGCATTCCGGCTTCGAAATGTATATCAATCAGGAAATTCCACTATAACTACAAGCTCCAATTCTGTACTTAATCAGTTCTATATTGATCACAACCAAAACTCTGATTATTATGGATTATCATATCTATATCTAAGACCAAAAAACAATCTTACTGTTAGTTCTGGTAATTATTTCTTAGTGGAATTTGATCATTTTACACAATCTGGTACAGGTGGTTTCTTTGATGCTATATCTTATGTTAGTGCCAACACAACACAAAGAATTTTAGTTGATAGTCAACCGTTAGAAAATGTCGTATCAACGATACATTCATTTGAAATACCACAAATGGTTGGTGATGATGGTATTAATTATGATTTGATCAATCAATTCGATTTCAGACCATATGCAAACAATACAGCAACTCCTAATACTGCACATGGCAACGCTCCTATCAATCCAGGGACAACTATTAGCTTTGGCAATACAGCCGATCCGGCAAATGATAAGAAATTCCCATTACCAGACTCTATAATGTCTACAACAATTTCGCAATTTCTTGCTCGTATTGACAGTGTGTTTTTGGATCGTTTAGGAACATTTAATATTGTTACTGGTAAAACTGGTTCTAATACATTAAATACATCACCACCAGATGTACCTGAAGGGGTGTTAAAATTATTTGATGTATATATTCCACCATATCCAAATACACCAATTTCGAAATCAGCACAATTTAAAGAGATTATCAATACAAAAGTTGCTAATATACGTTATTTGTATAATAGATTTGCTGAACGTACAATTGAACGTGTTAAATCATATAATACATCAACACAATATACACAACCAACAAGATTTACACAAGCAGATATTGGTAAATTGGAAAAAAGAATTTCTGATCTTGAATTTTATATGGGTCTTTCCTTACTAGAAACAGATGTTAAAGATCGTATAATCCCATCATCAAATGATCCAAATCTTAATAGATTTAAATTTGGTTTCTTTGTTGATGATTTCAGCAACTATGATCGTCTAGATACAGCAAATCCAAGATTTAGTGCTATGATCGAACAAGACGATTTAATCCCAGAAAAAATGCAATGGATATCTTATTTTGACGAATCTACAAATTCTCGTGGAGAATATATCGATGAAGTTTTGATTGCTCAATTGAATTCATCAGATCCTGTTGATGCTATAGAACCAGCATGTTTGCCAAACACTCAAATAGCAAACACATTTGCTTATAGAACCAAATTTAATGCAACACAAGTAGGAAACACAGTTTCTTCGTTTGTTGATAATTTGTCTCTTACTTTTGCTGCTGGTGCTCAAGAAGTAAGTCCTGGCAATGTTCAGTTCGTAAATTCTTCGGCAACAGTATTTTATTATAACTACGATAAAAACACAAAAATTGAAGTATATCAAGGAACTACTCTTTTAGCATCTACTGCTAATGGTGTTGTAATGACTTCGGCTGAAAAAACTCTATTAACTTCAGATGAAGCAGCACAATGGTTTAATGATGATTTCTCTACGTTTGGTATAGATACTACGATCAATACTGATTACGCAACACACATGGGGAAAATAGAATTCACACATAATCCAAATCTTGGTCGGAACTATACCATCAGAACATATAAAGGTGATGGTTCATGGCGTTGGAGATATGCTATAAGATACCCAATCGATAGATCTACTGTTGGTTGCCCACCACCACCTCCTGGTGCTCCTGGTGCTCCTGGTGCTCCTGGTGTCCCAGCAAGACAACCAGCACCAGCACCAGCAACTAATTGGCAATGGGATCAAGATCAAGGAGATTCTGGAGATGCTGGTGCAGAACCATAGGAGATAAATAAATGACTAGTCTATCAAACAATGCATTAAATATCGTAAGAACACAAAATCATTTTTATGAATTTAATGTTGCTGGTCTTACGCCAAACACAAAACACACAATAATGATTGATGAGGTTGACCATTCATGGGCAACCAAACAATTCGGGAAAGATTTTGGTGCGGATATGATTTCGGATAATGATGGTAAAATGAAAATAGGTATTCTGTTCGAATTACCATTTCCAAGAGATCAAAATTTTGAATTGCCAAGAACAAACACGCTACAATTTCAAAACGAACAACTTTCAAGCGGAACAAGACAGGATTTGAATATAGTATCAAATATTCGCGTACTAGAACTCAAAACAGCAGATGGTAGTGTAAAGGCACAATTTATGTTGAATTTACCAACTATCTTATCTGCTGGCACTGTCTCCACACTTTTCCCAATAGAATAGAAAGAAACAAATGGCTCTAATTACTAAAACATTTAATGGTGCACATACTTTTTATGTAGATCCATCAATTGTAGATGGCAAAAGAACGGCGGACATTTCTGCTATAAATTTATATTTTAAACACAAACCAGACATGTTTCTAAACACCAATGATGGTGCTAAAGCTGGTGTCACTATCTCTATAGCAGAGACAATGTATGATGTTCCAAGAATAACAAGAGATTCTGGTATTTTTACTGGTAGAGTTGCAAAATTAGAGCTTTCTGAAATTTTAACATCATCAGATGCTACAGTACCATCAACATTTAGATTTGCGCAACCTATTACTGTTGAAACAGACAAATCATATTCTTTTATTATTGAATATGATTTGTCCAGTGATTTTATTCCTTGGACTTCGGTCCAAGGTGATGTTCTGACAGGATCAACAAACATTTCTCCTGGACCATCAAACAAATTTATTGGTAAATATTATGATTTTGTTTCATTGTTTGCTGCTGCTGATGATACAAATTTGGATGAATACATAAAATCATGGAGACCAGTTTCAGACACTTCATTGAAATTTGATATTTTAATTGCTAGATATTCTCATGGTGGTGTACCAGTTACGGCAAATGGTACTATAGATACAGATGATATCATTTCAGTTACGCCTTTATCTAATGTTACTGCAAATTCTACTGGTAAAAATTTCGATGTTAATTTTGGTTCATATGAATTTATGTCATTCAATGAAAATCGATCTACAAAATCAACTTATGTTGGTGGTATGATGGCATATCAAAATACAGTATTTTATCCTGGTGGTTTTGCAGGTTCAAATACATATGTTCAATTAACTACTATTGCTGGAAATTCCACAATTACTGCAAATACACAATTGCCTGATGGTACTAATTTTAATTGGAATACTATATTTCCTGCTGTAAATCCAGAGAATCGTATTGTTATTACCGATGGAACAACTGTCAACATAAGAACGATAGGAACTATCGTTTCGAATACAATTCTTACGGTTACAGAAGATTGTACGTTTTCAAACACAGATACGAAGTTGATGGTGACTCCAACTGGTCGGGTTTCATCGCTCAATAAATCATCTCCATTTGGTATTAATGATGCCTTTATCATGCTGGCTAATAGTTCAGCAAATTCGACTGTGCGATTTGTTAATAATCAAATTGTAGCAACAACAATAACGGATGGAGGAACAGGATATAACAATGCTGATGTTTTCTATGTTAAAGGGTTTGAGTCTGTTAGTGGTGCTGTTGATGGCGGGTATGTTGCTGTTGCCAATCTTGTTACTAATAGCACTGGTGGGATCACTTCTCTATATTTTTCGAATCTTGGTTGCGGATTTGTAAATACTGCGGCTATTGATGTTGCGGTAGCAAATTCTACTGAAGTAGGCAATACTTCAGCAAATACTACTGCTGGTTCTGGAGCAACATTCACATATACTGTTGGTGCTGATGTTAAAACAGAATACGGAACAACTAGCCTTAGAGATGTTATTGTTCGTAATATTGATATGGGGGAATTTATACCGTATCATAGAATCGATACCCCGCCTGGTATCGATTATACTCTAAAATTAGAGACAAATTACATCAAAAAATCTAATTCATCAACTCTTTCTGGCGAAGCATATTATGTTAATGATGGCGTATCAAACAATCAATTGTCTGTCATCATGTATGATTTAAATTCTACTGATTATCTAGAAGAGATTCCATTGATACCATCAAAATCAAATGAATTTCATATGTTGTATGAAAACGGTGATCCTAATGATAAAGTATCGAATTCGGCATCAAGATCTTCACAATCACTTGTTCTGAAAACAGATATTAGTTCTAATTCAGATTGGGCAACGGTTCGTATGAGCAGACCTTCTGTTCAATTCAGCAAATATATTATTAATAACGATTATACTGATGAACATACTGATAGTGGTAATGCATATTCGAAAGGCATTACAAATACTGTTGATTTCAAAAGAACATCAGAAGATATTCGATTGTTCTTAACAGCATACAAACCAGCAAATACAGATATTAAAGTGTATGCAAGAATATACAAGAACGAAGATCCAGAAGCATTTGATGATAAAAATTGGACAGAACTTGAATTGAAAGATGGTGATGGTCTTGTATCATCTTCTGCCGATGCACTTGATTATATTCAATTAGAATATGGTTTTTATCAAGTTCCTCAAGACAGAACAGCGTTAACTGGTTCTGTTCAAGTTGCTACTGGTGATGAAACAATCACTGGTTCTGGTACAGATTTTGTTACTGATCTAGCTGTTGGTGATTTAGTTTATATGTATCAACCGCTATTTGTTGAAAATCATCTTATTGCTGCTGTATCTTCGATAACAAACACTACATCATTTGAAATGGATACAACAACAGCAAATTCATCAATTCTTGCTGAAGGTATGCAAATAGAAAAAATCACATACCCCGAACAAGCGTTCAATAATAAACAAAACAGTAATGTTGTTAGATACTATAATGGATCTACATCAAAATTTGATGGGTATGAGCATGTCGCTCTTAAAATAGTCCATCTATCATCAAGTCCGCACAAAATACCAAGAGTCGATGATTATGAAGTCGTTTCTGTGTCGGCCTAATATTAGAAAGATAAATAATGACAGATAAAGACATGATTGAAAATATATATTCTACATATATTTCTGTTCTTGCAACATCAGAAAAACACGAATCTGGTTCGGTTAGTTGGTATGTTGGTGATATTCAATTAGAACCAGTTCATGAACAACACATATCACCATACACTGAAATTGTTTCTGTAGAGGTGCAGACGAGCCCAAGAAACTATAAAACACAATATAATATTGAAAGATATAATATAGAAAGATTTTGGGAATGGAACACACTCTAAAAAATGCTCCTGGTTTTGTTCGTGATGAGAAGAGTGGAGCTGTTATAAATACTAATACTGATGGATATAATATTATTCTTGAAAAAAGAAAACATGCTGAAGAAATGTCTAGCATCATGAAAAAATTACAAGAACAAGAAGAAATGCTTAAAAAAATAGTAAAGGTGCTTAAATGACGGAATCTGTTACTCTTGTAGTAAAATCTACTGACACATGGGAAGGTCTTATTGATAAAGTCAATGAGATTGCCAACCTTGTCAGTAATGCTGCTGTCACTGCAACAACCTCTGTCACTGGTTCTACTGTTGCTGGCAATGTTTTGGGTACTGGTATTTTTTCATATGAAACAGTAGCTGTAGCAACATCTATGCGCGGTGGTAATGTTGCTACTGCTGCTGAATTAACAATATCATCAAACGTTTTTGTTAATACAGGACAGATTGGGTTTGGCAACTCAATAGTAAATGCTGTCACAAATTCAACATCAATTAATTTTTCTGGTGGAACACGATATAGTGATGGTTCTTTTTCTGTAGGCAACTCAATAGTAAATGCTGTCACAAATTCAACATCTCTGAATTTTGATGCTTCTGGTTACTTTCAAGGAACTACTTGGTCTATTGGTAACAACACAATTAATGCTGTTGCTAACAGCACACAAATATTATTCAATTCTGCGCAAACATACACAGGAACAAATTGGTATATTGGAACCGCAACAGTAAATGCTATTGCAAACTCAACAGCAATTAGATTAGCAAACTCCACATCATCTATAACAATGATTAAACCTACGGCTGCTCAAGCAGCTGGTGATGCGTATTTTTGGAAATCTGATGGTACTTGGTCTAATGTTGAAAATCTTGTGCTTAAAGTATATGATAGCGCAAACACACAGCTATTCCCATAAGGCATAAAATTTAATGGCTAATCCAGTAAAAGTCCAAACAGCAACAACTCCTAATTCTCTGAAGGTGATGTCTGATGCAGAAATGGATTATATCGCCCATACTATACTGACAGAATTCGCATCATCTGATACTGGAGTAGGCACATTAAGTGTTGATCCTGTATCAACAACTGGATTAACTAGTATCGGCGTTTGGTCTGATATAAGTTGGGATGTTGCTGCTGGTACTAAAATTGATGGTTATGCAACTACTGGTGGTGGTTTTTTCCAAAGATTTTTTGGTGGTTTTTCTCCTGGTACATTTGCTGGTGTTGGCGGTGGATCATATGCAACAACCGCATTTGGTAGTTATTTGTCAAATGACGACGACACGACAACGTTATCAAACACCTTTTATCAAGATTTACAAACAGCAACAGAAAATATCACCATTCCGGTAGAATATAATGTCTCACTAGGCGGAATAAAACCACAAACCGATACACAGTTAAATAATTCTATTATATCACACACATTAACAGATCTGGTTTCTGATGGTGTTGGCTCTTATAAATTACAAGCATCCTCTCCAGTTGGTGGTACTTGGGTTTCAAAAGCAACAATTACAGACACATCAAATGATCCAACACATACTTATTTTCTTTGGCGAAAAACAGCTGCAACAGCACCAACAACAATAAGACCATTAAGAACAAGACTTCTTGGCAATCAGTATAACCTAATCGAAATGACTGATGTTGAGATTGAGACACTAACAAATAGATTTAGAAATAAAATTGTGGATACTGGCATAGGACAATATCTATTACAAGAAGCTGCGCCTGGATTTGGTACATGGATTAGAGCAGGAAATGAGATCGATGATACAAGAAGTGAAAGTTATGTTAGATCATATCTAAATTATACGAGCAATTTCCAAGCATTTTTTGGTGGTTTTTCTCCAGGTTCATTTTTAGGATTTTTTACTCCAGTATCAGAACCTCCTGTTTCAGGAGCATTTTCTGGAACATATATATCAGCAACAGTATCTGCTGTTGAATCAACAAGTTTATGGATAAGGACTGCATAATGGCGAGAAAAGCGAGAAACGCATTTTACTCAAATAATGAAAAAACACAAATAGAATGTGAATTTATTCTAGATGATGGCACAGTTTCAAGAGCTGTTGTTAATAAATCTTCGACCGCAGAAAATGGTTCCGAAAATCCTGATTGGAAATGGGTTCATGAACAATGTGGCGAAGATAATATTAACAAAAAGACAGAAGAAGTTATCAATTCTCATAGAGCAAAACAAGCTGATGATGAAGCTAAGAGAGAAAGAGAAGCTGGTGAAATGCTTTTTAATATGAAACTTAAAGCATTTGAAATTGATGAAATACGTGCGTCGAAAAACACGAAAATGAAAGCAAAAATCAGACGCGCCGATGATCCAGCAAAGGTTAATATCTATGCTGCTGCGCTTGTTGCGATGGAACTAAGCAAACCAGAAGAAGTTGAACCAGAACCTTTGAAGAAAGTTGTAGTTGATGTAGCACCAGAACCAATAAAACCACCAAGAAAAAAACGAGCACCTCGAAAGAAAGCTGCGAAAAAACATACTCTTGTAGATAATATTAAGGAAGATTAATGGATGGTTATCTTTATGCTGCATCAAAACATGAACGATATGTAACAGCTGCTGAATATTCAGCAATGAGCCTAAGAGATTTTCATCCAAATGCACATATCACGCTGCACACAGAAGAGAGGTTCAATAGACCATCTCTTCTGAATGTTTTTGATTCTGTTGTTACTGATGGATGTCCGAACAATTCTAGAGCCAAACTATGGGCGCTATCAAAAACACCATATGAACGCACATTATACATCGATTCTGATTGTGAAATTGTCCATACTGATATCTCTAAAGTGTTTGATGAATTAGGCGACCACGATATCATGCTGACAAAAATCAGACCATATCGTGGTGCCTTCGTATATTTTCCTGGTGGTGCATTAGAAGACCACTGTGGGCTGTTCCTGTACAATAACAAACCACACACTATCAACTTTATGCAGAATTGGTGGGATTTGTGGCAAGTCCAGCAATCAGGTAAATGGGTGTGGGATACGACGTTATATCCAGACAAGGAACTGAGACCATGGGACCAATGGAGCTATTGGTGGCTGATGAATAAAACCAACCATGCTATAGATCGTGGTTATTTTTCAGAACCGGATGCTCGTTGGAACTTTGTAAACGGATATAAAGATGAAGAGTGTCCAAAAGAGGATATAGTAATCTATCATCATACTATAAATATGAGGGATTGAAATTGAAATTTTTACCATCACCATATAATCCAGAACTACTGACAATGCTCAATGATTTTTCAGATTGGTTTATGGAACAACCGAATTTAGGAGATTTGCCATTTGGTGGTGAAGAAGATCCTTCTGGATATTACACAAGCGAAAAATATCTTGAAGAGATGCAATCTAAAGATCCAAAAAAAGATAAATCTGCTGAAGGGTTCCCGAACCATACTTATGGTATAGATTTAATGCGGCAAAATTATCAATTGCCAGAGCATATGCAGAAGCCATGTTCAGATATCCACAAGAAATTGAATTCCTGGTTTGGTTCAAAATTCTGTGCGGTGTTTATGTATTATCCACCAAGCGCATTTATGGATTGGCATAATAATTGTAATTGTCCGGGTTACAACACACTTATCAGTTATAGTTATGATGGTGATGGTTATTTTATGTGGCAAGATCCAAAAACAAAAGCATTTCATAAAATGCATGACTTACCAGGATGGCAAGTAAAAGTTGGATATTTTGGTTCACATGAAGAACCAGATAAAACCATTTGGCATTGTGCAAAGACTAATACACATAGATTAACTTTTGGTTATGTTATTCCTGATAAGAATATGTGGGAAATGATGATCGAAGATATCACAGATGCGTAATAGTAGTTCCAAATTGAGTTAATTGTTCTGCTTTAACTATCTTACACAGTCTTTTAGATTCGTTATGGAAATAAAACCACCAATCCATAAATGTATCAACCTGCATATCCATAGATTTTATGGTATCAAATGTTTCTTTTAGTCTTCTTACTAGATATGGCTTCATACAATAAGCTACTGCACATCCAGGATTATTAGCAAATATTGCACAAGTATTATTTTCAAAAACTGGTGGTTTATCAATAATTGCGTCGTGTTCTAGAATCCATATAGATTCATTTTCATTTTTCAGAATAATATCCCATGCCTTTAAATGTGAATACCAAATAGCTTTCTCTGTAGAACTAAATGGTTTACCTGTAGTTCCATATGTTTTGGTTTTAATTTTTGAAAATTTGTTGTGATCTATAATTGAATCATCAGGAAGTATTGCATCTAATATTTGAACTTTACATCCTAATATATCTTCTGTGTGTGGTATGGTTATTTCCATATATTTTCTTGATATTTCATTATCTTTCATTCCTATCATAAAACATTTCATAACCATAAACTTTCAAATTTTTTATAATACGCTGGAGTAGTTGGACCATTCAACAAACATATTTTTGCATCTGGATAATAGTGCGCACGGTGATATCTATTATTTCCAAGATTTATTAAATCTGTTGGTTTATCCGTTTCTGAATTACCATATAATCTTGAATATATCCATTCTTGTGGGAATATCCTATATACATCTAATTCATGACCAAGAAATTTATCATCGCCATAATATTTCATAATATAATCATTATGATTTTCCCAAAAATGATCCCAAATCCAATAATAATCACAAGCATTCCAAGTCATCACAGAACTATTGAATGGTATTTTCCATCTTAACTTTTTGTATTGATATTCACCATCTGTATATATTAAATTCCAGTATGTCCAAACACCGCATATAATATCTGGTTCATAATTAAATAGATCATCAATATTGTTTTGTATAACAGTGTCAAGATCTAAATATAAACATCTTCCGATATATGGCATACTCTCTTTAAATAAACCCACCTTATTCCACCAACCTTCAAGGTATTCATCTTTTGGAATATCTATTATATTTATTCCATTATCAATACCTATAGGATCATCTGTATAACAATACATCCTAAATGGTATTGTAAGATTTCTTTCAAGCATAATACTAAGACGATTTACATAATCAGAACTATACTTATCTCCCCATTTAACAGTTATTACATTAAGCATAATATTCACCATCCAACATTTCAAAAGCCATTTTCTTTTCTCTACACCACCAACAATGACCACAAGGGTTTTCATTGTTTTGCATATCTGGTGTTTCTCTTAATCTTTCACAGCTAGTTGTTAAATTATAGTATTTCATTAGACCAAAATCCTTGAAACATTGAGCAACAAATCTCTTATCAACATTTATTAGAGGCGCATATGTCGCTTTATTATCAAACCATACATGCTTAACATTTTCTATGTCTCGTTTGGGTTCCCGCCTAAACAACAAATCATGATCGCTCATAATATCTAATGGTGGATTAGAAGTAATACCAAACATTCGTATATCAAACTTACCATCATTAACCATTTTTTTTAACATATCGCCCACTTCGGCTTGTGTATCATTATATATTACAAATCTTGGCGCAATACGATCCTTGACATGTTGCCCGTGTTCAAGTATGATGCCATCAAAAATTTCTTGGGAAGTAAACTGTTTCCATAGACCTTTGGCTGGTGTTACGCCAGTAAACGTATGAAAAATAGTGTTTGGTTTTGATTCCAATAGAACTAACGATAAATATAGCAATAAAGTGGAATCACAACCACCAGAAAAACTCAGACAAACATCTTTACCATCTTCCCAATCAAAATCGATTGATCCGAATTCGTTTTCAACTATCATTGGTTATCCTATGTTACGTTGATGACACATTATATATACTTAGTGAGTAATAAAGGACACATAATATGGATACGGTTAACTTCTACTGTCTTAAATGGGGCAACAAGTATGGTGATGAATATGTGCTTAGACTATTTAACTCCATAAAGAAATATTGTCAAGCACCATTTACATTTACCTGTATCTCTGATAAGAGATTTGAACACTCTGAAATCAAATATGAATCTCTTCATGGTTATTTATTCAAAGGCTCATCTATATTTACTGCCGAGAAAATTGAATTGATGTTCCGCAAAATCTCTGGAAACAACGTTATTCTGGATCTTGATATTCTAATTCATGACGACATAACAGAATTAGTCACTTGCAAAATTGATAAACCCACCTTCATTTGGACACATTGGACTCCAAAGTGGCACACAAATAACATCCCAACTAAGACTGCATGTTTTGTGAATAGTAGTTTTGTGAGGTGGGAAGGATTATCCGCGATGCCAATTTTCAATCATCTTGTATCAAATGTATCTGAAATGATTAAAGAATATGATTCTTGTGATAAGTATTTGTACTATGAACACCATCTACCAAATAATTCTCTTGATTTTTGGCCAAATAGATACTTCTATAACTATAACGAGAAAGGCGAATGGCAGTATAAACTGAATCCAAATGCATCCGTTTGCCTCTTTAACACTTCTCATCTGATAAAACTAAATAGACGATATTATGAACTTGACAATACGCCAACAGAACATTCGGAAATATGGGAGTCTTATGATGAACTTTGATTATTTAACATATGCAAGATATGAGAAAATTAAAAATCTTTACAAAGATCGTTGCGGTAAAGCACTTGAAGAAAGTTTTTCACCAAATCAAATCGAATCTAAACTTTGGTTAGTCGATGAACTAGAGCATATTGCACAAGGTTACACCCCATTCGAACACGTAGAAATCGTTGGTTCTTGGTTTGGCTTTCCATTTATTGATATGCTAGATAAAAATGAATACTGCACCAGCCTTAACTATCGTCTTTATGATATTGATCCATTGGCATGTGTTGTCGCAAGATCCTATTCAAGAATTTTTGGTATTTCTGATAGCGTTAAAATATATGATACAGACTATTGGACGCATGAGGTGAATAGACCAAAAATCGATGTAGTCTTTAATACGTCTTCAGAACACATGCTAGAAACATTTAATCAAGATAAATATTTGTCAGGACCATATCATGACACCAAATTCGTTATACAGTCCAACGATATGTATCATATAGATGATCATGTAAATTGCTGTGATAATGTTGAAGAACTTATCCAGAAGAATGGAATAACAAATGTTCTTTATAGCGGAACTCAAATTATCAATGATATGAGTGATAGTATATACCAAAGATTTATGGTGATAGGAAAACGATGAAATTGTTCAAGATATACTTAATGATTTATTGGCATAAGTTACTCGTGAAATTGAAAATAAGGAAAAAACCAGATGATCAAGACTTCATCTACTAAAACTGTGATTGGTGAATCGTATGGTCATCATGATGGTGCAGTATGTGTTTTAGAGCACTATGGTATAGGTCAAGCTAGAATAGTCTTTGCAGAGCATACAGAGCGGTGTACAGGCATTAAACACGATTCTAGTAGGCATCCGAGTGGCAAGCCGTTTATAAAGTTATATGGTGCTAAATCTGCTTTCTATGAACGTCCTTTAGTAAAAAACACTAGACGCTTTTTATCAGGAGAAAAGTGGGAAAAGAGACCAAAACATAATCATTATATCAACCACCATTGGTCTCATGCTGCTGCATCATATTACACCAAACCTTGGGCACCACACATTGAACCTGTATGTGTGGTAATTGATGCTATCGGAGAATTTGATACAGCAAGTATTTGGTTTAGAAAAAAGAAGGTTTGGTCAATGAAATATCCAAACTCTCTTGGCTTGTTCTATTCTTCTGTTACTCAGGCATGTGGTATGCAGCCAAATCGAGATGAACATCTCACAATGGCGCTAAGTGCATATGGTAATAAAGAACCAGAACTTATTGGTGATTTTGCTGCATTAGTTGATACAAATCTCCATAGAGGATTTGGTGAAAATTATATCAAGAGTATACGTAGCATATACACCAATGGTCAAATTGCAAGAGCTGGTCAGATTATTCTTGAAGAAGAAATTATGAAGATCATGAAAATTGCAAGAAAATATTCTGACCATCTTTGTTATGGTGGCGGGGTTGCTTTAAACTGCGTAACAAACACCAAAGTTGCTAGTATGTTTACTGATACTTGGATTTTTCCTAATCCTGGTGATGCTGGCGCTGCATTAGGTGCGGCGGCTGCTGTTATGGATAAACAAATATGGTTTGAAGATCTATATCTTGGTCGTGAAGGCCAAATCAAAACAGAGAAATATAATCCAAGAGAAATAGCACAAAGTATTATTGATAACGAAATGGCTGGATTGACTATTGGTAAGGGTGAATTTGGACCAAGGGCTCTTGGCAACCGAAGTCTTCTTGGTGATCCAAGAAAGCATCAAACCAAAATCAAAACCTTTAAAGACAGAAAATGGTATAGTCCATTAGCTCCTGCTGTTCTTGAAGAACATTTTGATGAACACTTTACTGGACCAAAGAGTAAATATATGTCATATGTCAATAAGGTTAATCATTCAACTGCCCAAGAATTTCCAAGCATTATTCACCTTGACAATACAGCAAGAGTGCAGGTAGTTGAGGAAAAATGCTCTTCTCCATTGCGGGCAGTTCTTGAAGAATTTTATGAACTCACTGGTGTTCCTTTTCTAATAAATAC